GTCAAGGACCTGAGCAGGAAAGAGTTATTTGAGTTGGGTCGGCAAGGCCCCTATCACCGGTATGTAAACTTCCCGGTCGAGGTCCCGGTCCATCCGCAACACGGCGAATCCGGCTGCTGCAAAGCCCCTCTCAAGTGGGGCATCGAGTTCTATGCGGTTGCCAATCCGGGGTTTAAGCATTTATCTTTAGCGGCGTTGTGTACCAAATGCAACTGCTGGCGACTCGGGTTGCCGTTCGACAACAATGGCTCCCTGCTCATTCACCTCGGTTGGGCATTCAAGGAAATTCATTCGGGAGATGTGTTCGAGTTGGATGGTCAGCACCTGGACGGCGCGACCCTCTTGGTTTTGGCAAAGCAAGCATTGGAAATCTACGAGAAACAACGCGGGGCGGTAACGCCCGGAGGAAACTGAAAGTGGTAGAGGAAATCTTTGTCGTAGTCGACAGCCGAAGCGAAGCGAGGTTTGTGGACCGACTCAACAATGAAGAGGCGAGAATTACCCGCCGACGCCGGTTCAAGGCCTTAGCTGAGGCCGGCCGACTCCACGAGGCGCAGATGCCGGATTCGTACGAGGTGATTGTCGGCCAAGTGCGCACGAATCAGTGGCGACGGGAAACCGAAGAGTACGCCAAGCGAAAGCTTCGCGAGAAGGCCGCTGGGTTCGTGGCTGATGTGTACGCAGGAAACCAAACCGGGGAACAGTTCGATGTCATCAATAATGGATAATAAGCACGAAAATGAAAAAACCGGAAGCGAACAAATCAGACTTGACCAACTTCATCCCGTTCAATCAGGAACCACCGAAGGGCGAGACCTCGCCTTCGAAATCTCCCTCGCCCTCCTCCCGGCCGACCCGGAGCAAAGGCGACGGCTCCTCCTCGCCGACTTCTGCTAGGCGTCTCAGCCTCGACGGCTTTTTTGTGGAGGGTGCCGAGTTTCAAGGAAGCGGCTGTTATTTGCCGCCTCCTGGCGCAACAGGATGTTGGTAATCCATGAGCTTCGCCCCCGAAATTCGAGAACACCACCTTGAGCAGGAAGAGGATGTGCTGGCTCTCCTGCTCAAATTCCTGCGCGATAAGGAAAGCGGAGCCCTTGGCGGCAGGGTGGTTTATGTTGATTGCCCAATTTTCGAGTTGTCTCGAAGATTGAAGCTTCTTTTGCCGGCCAAGTTGAATCGCAAGGAGGCCGAGGAGGCCCGGGGAGCCGGGTTCGGCTTCGTGATACATAACATGAACGCGGTGGTGTTTTTCCCCGCCTTAAACATTGACCGTTACAACCTCTCAAACGTAACCGACATCGTCCGTTATCACCCTAAATTTTGGAAGGACGAACAACAAGCAAACAATCCAAGACAAGATGAGTAATGATTACAAGTTCCAGGTCCCGCCTGGAAAGACCGAGAAAGACGTCCTCGAATCCATCGAAAAAGCAGTTCGTATTCTCGCCCCTACATTCGTCTTTGGCTACTATTCGCTGGAAGACATTCAGCAGGAAGCCAGGATTATGGGGTTGGAAGCCATGGAAGGCTACGACAACGTTCGGCCGCTCGACAACTTCGTCTACACGCACATCCGCAATCGACTCTGCAATTTAATCCGCAACAAGCTCAGGCGCAACGACCCACCTTGCAAGAAGTGTCATTCCGGCACGGCATGCCAGGCGGACGGCGCGTACTGCAACAAGTACGCATCATGGCTGCAACGCAACTCTGCCAAGGCGAATCTGATGTCGCCTCGGGATATCGAACATCTTTCCGAGGAACAGGAAAGTAAAGCCAGAACCGAGTCGTCGGTCGAACAGGATGCGGAACAGGCCGAACTTATCCGTCTTGTGGACGAGAAACTCCCTATCGAGCTACGTTCGGTGTACCTCCAGATGAAGGCGGGCGTCTCAGTCCCTAAGTCTAAGCGCCGCCTGGTCATACAAGCAGTGCAAGATATTCTGAAGGGAGATATTGATGTCGAAGAGGGGTAGACTCAGCGAGAGGGAGCGGAAGTTCATTCTGGACAAGGCCGACCTACTCTCTCCTGCTGAAATTGCGGTCAAGTTGAACCGCACACCGGAGACGGTGACGGACTTTATCCGGAAGAACCGGTTGGTGGTCACCAAACAGGCACCGGTCGTATCGAGCGTGGGTGTCACCAAACAAATTGAAATCAGGGAAGAGCTTCGCGCCTCTGAAAAGTGGCGTCGACTGAAGCAAGAGCTTACGACCGACGAGATTCGCTACTTCGAGGAAGAGTTCATCAAGCTGGTCAGCCAGTTCGACAACAACGTCCAAGCCTCGGAAGAAAGTCAAATCTTCGACGCAATCAAGGTCGACCTCCTCAAAAGCCGCAACCTCATCGAACGGCGAAGGGCTCGCGAAGACATCGCCCGCTTGGAACGTCAGCAGGAAACGTTCATGAAGACCAATGGCGACGACGCTGCCATGTGGGATGAAAGCGCGCGGAACTTCTACCTCAGTCTTGAAAGCAAGTTGGTCGAGCTTCGGTCGGCCGAGCAAAACAAAACAAACGAGTTCGTTAAACTCCAAGAACGTTACGACCGCCTGATGAACGACCTGAAGGCGACCCGCGCCCAACGCATCAAGGACGTCGAAACGGGTAAGGTGTCGTTCTTAGGTTTGTTGAAAAGCCTCATGCAAAAAGATATCGCCGAACGAGAAGGTCGCGAGGCCGGGTTGATGAAAATGGCCGGCGACAAGGAGTACCAGCGGCTCGGTAGGCTCCACACTTTTGAAGACGGTATTATTGATAGGCCAATTCTTTCCCCAGACACGGTGGATTTAGAGGACGAAAGTGAAGATTGATAGTCTTATGAAGCTGTTTGATGTGCCCGCCCTCCAAGGCACCAGACAGGACGTGTTTGCTCGGGCACTTCAGGTAATTTCCACAGACCTGGCGCACATGTTCGTACGAAAGAGTTGGTTTCACGACAAAATCAACTGTTTGGCGGTGGGTTATAACAACCAAAAAGGAAGACATAACTTCGGACTTCTCATCAACTATGATGGTGAGCAGTTTGGCCTAATGGTCGACTTTAGCAGTGAGTTGTATCGTCTTACTCAAGAACAGGCGTTGGTTGGAGCCAAAATCATGGAGGCGTTTCTCACCCGCGTCGGTCGTGGGGAGATTCCTTTTCGGGCCGATGATGATGGCGTGGAGTGGTTGAATGCTTAATCCGGAAGAGATTCTGATTCCAGGCCCCTACACGTTCGTGCCGCCCGAGGGCTTCGTGGAAGTGTTTTCCTGGCCGTCCTACGGGACAGCGCACAATGAGTACAAGAGACTCATGGAATGCTTCCCTGCTAATGTCTTCAAATTCCTGGCGAAAGGCGGCACTTGTGGTCCTTGGTCAGTCTTCGCCGAGCCAGACGTTGCGAGAGAGATACTCGCTCAGAGGTACGGATGGACGCAGATTGATACGGAGAGAATGGTTGGTGTCCCCCCAATTGGACCGCAAGTCGAAAGACCTCTCCCTGTTCCCGGCATGGAATCGTCCAAGGGGCCGCATAACCACTGTTCCGTTTGCTGGGTAGAACTTCCGGCCGACTACGGGACCAGCACCAACTGTCCCCATTGCGGGTTTCCGCAAATAATCGTGTGTATGCCAATGTTTTGTGGGTCGTCGTGATGGATTACACACTGCTTGCCCGTAAGGTCGCAGCTGAACTAGCCGAGCGATATAGCCTTGAGGTTTGCCAAGCGACGTACGTCGACAGGGTGGTAAACGGGATTGAGAGGCATGGCGTGCCGCCTGAAAAAGCCGAACGGTTTATTCGGGTTCATCTGAGGAACTGGTTCATCGCCATCAAGTACGAACAAACGAAAAAGGGAAAGAGGACTTAGTGAAGACGGCGGTTATCTTCGGCGTTACGGGTCAGGACGGGTCCTACCTTGCCGAGCTTTTGCTTTCGAAGGGCTACAAGGTAGTTGGGGTCGGTAGACGAACATCCTCCCCAAATTACGAGCGAATCAAACATTTGTTCGTTAACCCCAACTTCCGATACGTCCTGGGCGACGTGACTGACCCAGCGTCTGTTGCTGGCATCATTTACGAGTACGACCCGCTTGCTCAAGAACCTACCACTGACGCCTTCGATGGGATTCGGTACGAAATTTACAACCTGGCCGCGCAAAGCCATGTTGGGGTGTCCTTCGACCAAGCCTCGCTAACAACGGATGTGACATACAAGGGATGTTTGAACATCCTCGAAGCGATTCGTTTATTGCTGCCGCGTCGAAATGGGTTCGACGGATACGTTCGGTTCTACCAGGCGTCTTCGAGCGAGATGTTCGGGTCGGCATACAGCATGCCACGCGACTACGATAGGTATTGCATCGTTGAACACTTTGACTTCAACACAACAAAGGTGGAAGACCTTTGGACGTCAAACTATTGTGGGCGGGACGACAAAGAATACATTCGTCGCCGTTTGAAGGAAGACCTGGAAAAGTATGGTGTTGGCTCAGAACATTTTCCGTTACCATTTCAGGACGAGAACACCCCATTTCTTCCCAACTCGCCCTACGCCATCGCCAAGCTCGCCGCTCACCACCTATGCCGGGTTTACCGCGACAGTTACGGAATCTTTGCGTGCAGCGGCATCCTCTTCAACCACGAATCCGAACGGCGAGGCGAGACGTTTGTTACGCGGAAGATTACGCGATATATCGCGGACCTACAAAACCGCATGTTTCGTTCTGATGAACCGCCAGCGAAGCTGCGGCTCGGCAACTTGGACGCGAAGCGCGACTGGGGTCACGCTGAAGACTATGTCCGTGGCATGTGGATGATGCTCCAGCAGGGTACGCCAGACGATTATGTGCTGGCGACCGGCGAAGCCCACTCCGTGCGGGAGTTTGCTCAACTCGCGTTTGCGAAGGTCGGCATCACCGACTTGGACGAAGTCCTTGAGGTTGACCCCAACCTATTCCGGCCCTGCGAGGTTCCTTTCCTCAAGGGAGATGCGACCAAAGCTCTCGACAAGCTTGGTTGGAAGCCGCAAGTCGGTTTTGAGCAATTAGTTGAGCGAATGGTGTATGCAGACATTGCGGAAGTGTGCGGAGAAGAGTACGCCAGTCAGCTAAAGGCAAGTTATGGGCTCAAGCCCTCGTGATTACGATAGCCCCGAATACAAGAAGTGGCGAGACGCTGTTTACAAACGAGATAAGTACAAGTGTCAGATGCCGGGGTGTACTCGCAAGAAAGCGAGTTTGAACGCCCATCACATTCAACGCTGGGCAGAATTCCCAGAGCTTAGGTTTGTGGTGTCCAACGGCATCACGCTTTGTCGCACCTGCCATCGCAGTATTTGGGGACGCGAAAACGAATACGAGACCACGTTTCGGAACATCATCAACTCAAAGTCAGCCGATGCAATTTCTGTATTGCTGATGCTACACAAGAAAGGCTAGCTAACGCGTGTCTACGGTCAATATCGTTAGTGGTAGGCGAAGCCGAAGCTGTGACGGAGTAAGTCGTCGTGATTTTCTCCGGGTCGGAGCTTTGGGAATGGGAGCGTTGGGCTTGCCCCAACTTCTCCATGCGCAGGAAGCAGGTCGGGCCAGTCGGAACAAGTCGGTTGTTTGGCTTTGGCTCGGCGGCGGCGCGACCCATGTCGAAACTTTCGACCCTAAACCTGAAGCTCCGGAGGAGTTCCGGTCGGTGACAGGGGCTATCAACACCAATGTGCCTGGTATCCAGGTTGGCGGTAATTGGCGGCGTCTGGCCGGCGTTGCGGATAAACTCGCTATCGTGCGGAGCTTTACCCATCGTAATGCGGGTCACAGCGGTGGCACGCATTGGCTGATGACAGGATACGACAACCAGATGGTGGATAATGGTGGGTCTCCCACCCGTCCTGGCCTCGGGGCGATTCTTGCCCGACATCGCGGTGCGACCACCCAGAATGGCTTACCGACCTACGTCAAGACAAGCGGGATTCTCGGGGACGGCCCCTCTTTCCTTGGAGCGTCCTACGCACCCTTCGATATGAATGGCGAAGCCTCGCGAAACCTCAACATGAGCGTGGCCGAGAATACGGCTCGCGACCGGCGTTCGTTGCTCCGTGCCTTTGACGGCTTCCGAGCGGACGCGGACCGAAGCGGGGTGGCCAACGCCATGGACGACTTTGAGCGACAGGCCTTTGGCTTGTTGACCGGTAACGCACGCGAGGCTTTCGATATTTTCCGCGAGCCCGAGCATATCAGGCGAGCATACGGCGACCCTACGATTGGGCGACAACTTTTGATGGCTCGTCGCCTGGTTGAGGCCGGTGTTGGGTTTGTCACCATCCATCATGGTGGGTGGGACATGCACAGCAACATCTTTGACCAGATGAACAACCATGTGTGGCCCATCGACCGGGCTATTGCCGCCTTCATCGAAGACATCCACCAGCGAGGTCTTGAGAACGACGTTCTTTTGGTGATTACGGGCGAGTTTGGCCGCACCCCACGCATCAACGCGGATTCTGGCCGCGACCACTGGCCGGGTCTTTCCACCCTGGCTCTGTCTGGTGGTGGGCTTCGCGAAGGCTTGATTGTTGGTGAATCCACCAGCAAGGCCGAGGCTCCTCGTAGCCGGCCGGTCACGCCGCAGGACCTGATGGCAACCGTCTTCAATGTCCTGGGGATGCCGCAAGACCTCCATTACAACGACCACACTGGCAGGCCGACTCCGATGATTTCGGACGGACGGCCAATCGGAGAGTTGGTTGTTTAATGGCCAGGGCAGTCAATAAAGGACCTCAATACGAGGTCATTCGAGACACGCGTGAGCAGGAAGGGTGGGTGTTCCCAGCATCCGACCCTTGCCTGGGCACCGTCGTTGGGACTTTGAAAACAGGAGATTACACACTCAAGGGATACGAAGACGTTTTCGTAATCGAGCGGAAAGGTTCTACAGGCGAGTTTGCGGCGAACATCGTGCAATCGCGCTTTGAGCGGGAACTGGAAAGACTTAAAGGATTCCGTTACGCCTTTGTTGTGCTGGAATTCACAATTAGTGACATAGTATCGTTTCCTTACAACAGTGGCATCCCGAAGGACAAGTGGCGTAGCTTGCGGATTAGCCCGCAATTTCTAATGAAACGCATCAATGATTTCCAGGTCCAATACCCGAATGTGCATTTCGTGTTTGCCGGCAGTCATGGTCGCGAGTTCGCCTCCAGTCTCTTTAAGCGGATAGCGGAGCATGTAGAGCCTTGTCGAAACAGTTTGACAGACGAATCCAGCAGTTAATCGAAGAAGAGTGGCTGGGGTTAGGAGACACAAGCGAGCTTGAGGTCAACAACCCATTTGATGAGAAGACCAAAGAGGACACGGAATTGCCCCATGTCCATTTGCTCAATCTCATGCGGCAGCCAAAGAACTTCGCGTTCACCTGTAAGCACGTCCTTAATAAGCAGTTGCTGCCTTTCCAACTCGCGATTCTGACCGAGTTGTGGACCCGTCCGTTCCCCATGCTTATCGGCAGCCGTGGCATGGGCAAATCCTTCATCCTCGCCGTCTACGCGATGTTGCGAGCCTTGCTATGCCCTGGCTCGAAAATTGTCATCGTCGGTGCGGCCTTTCGCCAAGCCAAGGTTATCTTCGAGTATTGCGAAGAAATCTGGCGTGGTGCCCCCATTCTCCGCGACATCGTCGGCAACGACCACAACAACGGCCCAAAACATGAAACCGACGTTTATCGGCTTCGTATGGGCGAGAGCATGATTATTGCGTTGCCTCTGGGCGACGGCACCAAGATTCGTGGTCAGCGCGCAAACATAATCATCGCGGACGAATTCGCTTCGATTCCCGTCGACATCTTCGAAAACGTCGTCGCCGGTTTCGCTGCCGTCAATCTCTCTCCTGCTGAAAAGGTCAAGTCGGCTGCGCGTCGTCGGGCGATGAGGCGGCTCGGCCTATTGAAGGATGATGACGGAAACGTCCCGTCCGTGCCGGGGATGAACTCCAACCAGACCATTTTGTCTGGTACCGCCTATTATGGTTTCAATCACTTCGCCGATTACTGGAAGCGGTGGAAGGCGATTATCGAATCTCGGGGAGACCAACAAAGACTGGAAGAAATCTTCCATGGCGAGGTCCCCGACAAGTTCAACTGGCGCGACTACTGCGTCATCCGGATTCCCGTCAAGCTGCTCCCCGAAGACTTCATGGACGCCAAGCACGTTGCCAAGGCGCGTGCGACCATCCATATCGGTCAGTACCAAATGGAGTACGGGGCTTGCTTTGCCCTGGACAGCAATGGCTTCTTCCGGCGCAGCCTGATTGAGTCGTGCGTTGTCGGCAATCCCAGGCACCCCATTTACATGACAAGCTGCGGGGAAGTGGTGTTCTCCGCGATGATGCGCGGCGACCCGCTGATGAAGTATGTCATGGCGGTCGACCCGGCGTCCGAGAAGGACAACTTTTCAATCTGCATTCTTGAGCTTCGAGAAGACCATCGTCGTATCGTTCATTGTTGGACGACCACCCGAAGTCGTTTCAAGGCAAAGCTCGCCAAGGGGCTTGTGCAGGAAGATGACTTTTACGCCTACGCGGCTCGAAAGATTCGAGATTTACACAAGCTGTTTCCCTGCGAACGTATCGCGATTGACACGCAGGGCGGTGGTGTGGCCGTCATCGAAGCGTTGGGCAGTGCCAAACACATGAATCCCGGCGAGCGTGCAATCCTCCCGGTCGTTGACCGCGACAACCCCAAGGATACCGACAACAAGCCCGGTGAACACATCATCGAGCTTATCACCTTCGCGAAGGCGGATTGGGTGGCGTTTGCCAACCACGGCATGCGTAAAGATTTCGAGGATAAGGCTCTTCTCTTCCCGGTCATGAACCCGGCCGAGTTGGGTCTCGCGCACGTTGAAGACAGAGTCACCGGTCGCGTCAAGATGACGGACGACGGGGACGTTGACGTTTACGACACGTTGGAAGACTGCGTCTGGAACATTGAGGAACTCAAGGATGAGTTAGCGACTATCGTGCATTCGCAGACGGGAACCTCTATGCGCGACCGGTGGGACACGCCGGAAACCAAGCTTCCTGGCGGCAAGAAGGGCCGGCTCCGCAAAGACCGCTACTCTGCCCTGCTCATGGCCAACGCGGTTGGTCGCATGATGCAGATGACTCCGTCAGGCCCAAGGTATTCCACAATGGGCGGTTTCGCACACGAAATGACGGAACAGCAAACATTGAGCTTGATTCAAGAGGACCACCAAAATCCGGATTGGTATACGAAGGTGGCTCTTGACCCAAATTACGGGACGATTGTCCGGAGAATGTAAAAGACGGTGTATCCGCTAATGGGAAACAATTCAAATCGCATTCCTATTAGCGGAAGACCGTGGCGAACAACAAGAAAAAGCCTGTTCAGGCAGCGGATGCCGGCTACATCACCTGGGCAAAAGGGGACGACGAAAAGCGTGCCCTGGCCATGCACCAGGTAGGCGAGGCCCTACAAAACATTCAGCCCGTTGTCCGGTCCTACGGCACGGATATTTACCTGAACTCCGCGCCGAACTCGGTCCACATCCGAGACAGTTTTTCGCGTAGGGACTACGACTCATTTCGGCCTGGCGAAGCTGTACCCAAGAAAGCAAAAGACCTTGTCCGTGCGTGCGACAACGCTGTTGAAAACAACGGTATTGTTGCAAACGTTATGAGCCTGATGGCGGACTTCACCGCCAAGGGCATCGACATTGTCCATCCCAACGAACGCATCGAGAAGTTCTTCAAGACCTGGGCGAAGAAGGTCGGAATGAAGCGGGTGTCCGAACGCCTCGCTTACTACCTGTATTTGCACGGAAACGTCATTGTTCGTCGTCATACAGCAAAGCTGAAGGTTCGCGACGAAAAGAATCTGAAGCGAGCCCAGGCAGACCCGGATATCGACGTCACCCCGCCTCCACAACCGATGAAGCGGGAGGTGCCGTGGCGATACACGTTTTTGCATCCTTGCGCGGTCGAGCTTGTCGCCGAACACATGGCTCCCTTCGTGGGGCCGGACGGCTTCATCTTTGGCGTGAAGGTCCCCAAAGACATCACGAACGTCGTCAAGAATCCGAAGACTTCGGGCGAGAAGCTGATGGTTTCCCGCCTTCCGGAAGACGTACGTAAGGCAATCCAGAAGGGCGACACACTTCTTCCGCTAGACCCAGACAAGGTCTCCGTTCACTGGTACAAGCGAGATGACTGGCGTGCGTGGGCGCGTCCCATGCTGGCTCCGATTCTCAAGGACCTGGCGATGCTTGAGAAGCTCAAGCTCGCCGACATCGCGGCCCTGGACGGCGCTATCAGCTGTATTCGCGTTTGGAAGCTGGGCTCCCTCGAACATGGGGTGATGCCGCACCCAAACAATATGCTTCGCCTCGCCCGAATGTTGACAAACAACATCGGCGGCGGCGTGATGGACTTGGTTTGGGGGCCTGACCTCGAACTGACCGAGACTTCGACCGAAGTCCACCGCTTCCTGGGTGCGACCAAGTACGCCCCCATCTTGCAAGCCATCTATTCGGGCTTGGGCATTCCGCAAACCCTGACGGGGTCGGAAACCGCAACCGGGTTTACCAACAACTACATCTCCCTCAAGACACTGACGGAGCGACTGGAATACGGCCGCTCTGTACTACGCGACTTCTGGGAGGCGGAAATCGCCCTGGTTCAGAAGGCAATGGGCTTCCGCTTCCCAGCGAAAATCGTGTTTGACAACATGCTCACGGACGAGGCTAGCGAACGCCAAATCCTCCTGAACATGGTCGACCGCGACCTGCTCGACGCGGAAACTGTGCAGGAAGAGATGGGGTTTGACCCAGACATCATTTCGGTTCGCCAGCGCCGCGAAGCTCGTCGTCGCAAGGAAGGTCAGATGCCCGCAAAGGCCTCGCCATTCCACTCGCCGATGGTGAAAGACGACTTGACCAAGCTCTTCGCCGGCACCGGTGCGTATTCGCCGGACCAGTTTGGTGTCGAGGTAGGCGAAGCCAAAGAGGGCGATAAGCCGCCCGCCGAGAAGCAAGCGGAGTGGGGTAAGAAGTACGCCGTTCCGAAGGCTGCGCCGGCCGGCTCCAAGCCCAAGGGACAACCGGGCCAGGGCCGTCCGAAGAGCAAGAAGGATTCAACCAAACGGAAGAAGAAGGTCGTCAAGCCTCGAACGAAAGCGACTGCCAATTTCATCAAGAACCTGGCGGTTGCCGAGGACATGCTGACCAAGGTCTCCAGGTTGGTGAACCCTGTGCTATTGAAGTCTGTTGGCAAAAAGACCGGCCGCGAACTAACCGACCAGGAAACAAAAGATTTTGAGTCGCTCAAGTTCCACCTGCTTTGCCAGTTCCAACTGGGCGAGGATGTGACCGAAGAGAAGGTTGCTGCTTTCTTACAGCAGCCGATGCCTCTTCCTGCTCACGTCGCCCGCTTGCTCAAAGTGACAGTCGCGCAACATATCGAGAAGTACGGCAAAGAGCCTGCCGTTGAGGTTGTTCGCCGTTATCAAGCATCCATCTTTGCGATGTACCGAGGAGAGGTCGAGGATGAAACCGGTCATAGTTCTGACCGTGTGTCGTAGGTATTACGAGCTTCGCAAAAACATCAAGGCCATCTGGGAAAGGGCGAGCGAATTTGCTGAACCGCCCCAGGTGGTCGTTGTTTGGGCTCGGCCGGAAATCGGTCGGTTATGGCTCTTCCAAGAGTTGATGGCCGAAGGTCTTATCCATCATGTGGTCGGACGACCCGCGTTGCCAGGAGAGGTCGACGGGGTAGCTACGACTTACCCAGAGTCACATTCTTTGCGTAAGGGCCTTGAGTTTGTTCGCGAGCATTACGGCGAAAACTGCTACGTGATAGGCCAAGCCGCCGACGTTCAGCCCAAGCCTGGCATTTACCGCATGATGGATGAAAAGATGCGGGAAGGAGATAAGGCTGTTCTGTTCTTGTTGCCTACCAACATTGTGCATTCCGATATCTGGCACACTAACTTCTTCTGTGTTTGTCTGGACGAGAACTACTGGCCACCGCTTTCTGAGCAGGGAGACCAGGACATCTTAGAGCGGAAATGGGGCCTGCAACTAAAGAAGAGAGCCTTACCAGGCATCTTTGCTTGGCACAACAATCGCAACAAGTCCTTCGTTCACTCACACGAATCCGAGAATCAAGAACCCGAACTCTTTAAGCCGCAACGTGCGGGCGTTGGCATTGGCTTGTTCATAGTTGGCCGCAAACGGTGGTACCTCCGGGTGTGGGATTGGATGAGAAATCTGTTTTCAGGTGTATGGCCTAACAGGAGGTAATTACCGAAATGGCAAAAATCAGTCTTGAGTTTGACACCAAGGAAAAGAGCTTCGCCCTCATGCTCGACGGGAAAGCCGTTGAGAACGTGGTCGGGGCATACCTTTCCAAGGATTACTACGACGAAGAGAAGTTCCGTTGTGAAATCATGACGGCCTCTCACGACGAAGAGAACGACATCCATTCGATTACTCGTTTGGTCGCCTCGGAAAGTGAGCAGGGAAAGGCAGGGGATGGGGTCCAAAGCGCGGACCATCCCGAGTTCGTTACCGTGGCTCAGAAGATTAGCCGTCTTCAAAAGAGTCTGTCCGGTCTGTTCCAGTCCAAGCCCAAAGGTTAATCGTGTTCACTCCACCCGTCTTCAAAGCTGAGCGAGAAGCGGGGCTAGAGCAACTGATTCGCTCGAACGCCTCCATCGCGTACCTGGCCCAAGTTGGCTCGACCGAACCTTTCGAGGTTTCGGATAAGGCCATGGCGCAGTTGGTCCGTACGTTGGCGAAGTCCAAGGCTAGTGCGGCCGGCCAAAACGACTTGGTGCTGCACTACCTGAAGACCATTTTGGTTTCGACTGGTTGGAACAAGAACGACGACGTGTTTGATTTGCTGGAGACCTGGGGAGCCAGGCACAGTCCGGAAGACACGCCGTTTAACTACGAACATCAGTCTGACCAAATCATTGGGCATATCACGGGCAACTACGTCATCGACGTCAACGGCAATGTGATTGCTGACGACAGCACGATTGATGACCTTCCTGCTAAGTTCCACATCGTCACGTCCGCCGTTCTTTACAAGATTTGGGACAAGCCCGAATTGCAAGACCGGATGGACAAAATCCTCGCAGAAATTGAGGAAGGAAAATGGTTCGTTTCCATGGAGTGTTACTTCCGTGGATTCGACTATGCAATGCTCGGCAAGGATGGTCAGGCGAAAATCGTCGCTCGCAATGAGCAGACCGCGTTTCTGACAAAACATCTTCGAGCATACGGCGGCACCGGTCAATACGGCGAGTTTAAGGTCGGTCGGTTGCTGCGCAACATCGTTTTTTCAGGCAAAGGGTTGGTTGCTAAGCCGGCTAATCCTGAAAGCATCATATTTGCCGAGGCTTCGGAGGAATTCCGGCCTGCTCAGGCAAATATTGAGGAAATTTTTTCGCATTCAAAATCTTTGGGGTATGAAACGATGCCCCAACAACAGGAGCAAAAAACAAACATGACTGTAGAAGTAAACGAACTCCAAAAGCAGCTTGAAGCTGCTCTTGCAAAAATCGCCACGCTGGAAGCGCAAGCTCGCGATAACGACGTGAAGAAGATTCAAGCCACCCTTGAATCGACTGAAGCGATTGCTGTTTCGCTGAAGACTCGGGTTGAGGAACTCAGCAAGGCCCTTGAGACCGAGACGGCGGAAGCCGCCAAGTTCAAGGTCGAGCTTGATACTGTCAAGACCGCTCTTTCCGCAAAGGAAGAGGAAGCCAAGACTCTCGCCTCGAAGCTCGAAGCGATTGAAGTCGAGAAGAAGACAATCGAACGTCTTAACAAGCTCAAGAGCGCCCTGAAGGTCAATCCTGAAGACGCCGATGCGCTGAAGTCTGTCGAAACGCTGAATGAGTCGCTTGCGGCTCTGAGCGACGAGGCCTTCGAGAAGTTCATCGAGACGCAGGCCAAGTTCACGCCGGCCCCTCTCGCACCCAAGCAAACTCCCGCACCTCTCGCTCCGAAGGCGACCAACAAGCCCGCCCCGATGGGTGGCAAGGCGTCCGAAGACGAAGGCGCAGAAAACGCCGACGCGACTGCACTTGAAAACGTGACTCCAGAGAACAGCGCGGACCTGTCCGCAGTTGCTTCTGAGGAAGACAGCGTGACCAAGTTGCGTCAGTCCATCGCCGGACTGTTCGGCGCAAAGGACGAATCGGCGGCTCAGTAACAACAAACACAAAGAAATAAACAGGAGACCTAATACTCATGGCACTTCGTGAAGACCGTGAAATCTACCAGGACACCATCAAGTACACCTGCGACGTAGTCGCTGAGCGTGGCTCGACCCTGGTTGTGTCGACGGCTGGCTCTGGCGTGGCTCTCGGTGAGTCCGCTGGTGTTGCCACCCTCGCATCGAATCCGTCCGGTTACAAGGTTGCGGGCATGTTGCTCGGCGACGTTGTGAGCGTCGACGAAACTCGCTACCACCGCAATTTCCACAAGGACGAGCAGAAGACCGGCGAACGCGTTCGTTTGCTTCGTCATGGCGTAGTCACCACCGACAAGCTTCACGCAGGCTACTCTCCTACGGACGGTAGCACCGCGTACTTGACCTCCAGCGGTACGCTCCGCTCCAGCGCAGACGCGAGCGGCGGTATCGTCGCCACGCCGAAGGTTGGCGAGTTCAAGGGCCTGAAGGACGAGAGCGGCTTTATCTGCGTCGAGGTCAATCTCCCCATCGTGTAATAACGATGGGTGGGCCATAAGAACACCCTAGCAAACAACAGGAGTAAATACTCAGACATGTATAAGATGATGCGTCAGCCAACGGCTGAAGAAACCGCGCTTCTGAAGCGTTCTGGTCATGCGGACGAGTCGATTGCCCGCGCTGCCCAACGCGAACTCGCAAAGGCTTTGACTCTGCCTCTCAAGCAGGGCGTGCTGAAGGGCGACATCCTTTCTGGCATTTTCGAGGTCATCAACTTCCTGCCCGGTCAGACCGTCGAGTTCCCTCTCGACTTCTTGACCCCTGGCACTGAAGGTCGCCATGTGGCGTACACCATCCCGAACGTCGGTCGGATTCCCGAACGGCACATCGAGGGTGATTACATCATGGTTCCGACTTACCGGGTCGGTAACAGCATCGACTGGGACATCCGGTACAGCGAGAACGCTCGCTGGGACGTTATCGGCCGCGCCCTCCAGGTGTTGGAAGCCGGTTTCATCCTGAAGGCAAACCGTGACGGCTGGCATACGCTGTTGACGGCTGCCGCGAACCGCAACCTGGTTGCGTACGATGAGCAGGCGATTGCTGGTCTGTTCACCAAGCGACTCGTGTCGCTCCTGGAGCAGATGATGCGTCGTCGCGCAGGTGGCAACAGCACCTCCATCAACCGTGGCAAGTTGACGGACATGTTCCACTCCCCAGAAGCACAAGGCGACGTTCTTAGCTGGGACTTGACCCAGATTCCCGAGGCGGTCCGCCAGACCATCTACCAGAACTGGGAAACGGGTGGCGTTGCCCGAATCGGCCGCGTTCGTCTGCACGACATTGACGAGCTTGGCGAAGACCAAGAGTTCCAGACCTACTACGAGTCGACCCTCGGCGGCACCATGCCTTCCGACAAGGTTGAAATCGTGGTCGGCCTCGACCTCGAAAACAACGACAGCTTTGTGAACCCGGTTCGCAAGGAAGTCGAAATCTTCGAGGACCCAACCTTCCACCGTGCTGGACGAGCCGGCATGTATGGTTGGAGGGAACACGGTTTCACCGTCCTCGACAACCGTCGCGTCCTTCTTGGCGCTCTGTAAGAGGCCATAGGACAAGCCTAGCAAATTCAATGGGGCTGTTGGCTGATACACGGCCGGCAGCCCCTTTTTCTTAATAGGAGCAAATTCGTGGCAAATATGAGCGACTGGCTGGAGAGAAATCTTGCTAGTCACATCTTCGGCTCTGGCACTTTAAGTAAGCCTTCGGTTATCGCAATCGCGCTTACTAAGAACACGCCGGATGACACTGATACTGGCGCATCGAGCAAAGAACTTGCGAACTCGGGAGCGTACGCCCGTCAAAGCCTTAATCCGTCTGCAACAAACTGGACTGACCCGGTTGGTGTTGGGGGCGTTTGTTACAACCTCTCCGTCCTAACATTCCCGACTGCGACAGCCAATTGGGGCTGGGTATCTGGAGTACTTATCTGCGACTCGGCGACATATGGAGCGGGTAACGCCTGGGCGCACGGTTCGTTAAGTACCCCAAAAAATATCGACATAAATGACAGGCTTGAGATTCCGGTGAGTGGAATCGCTGTCACTTTCGCATAAGAGGGTGTTAAATAATGGCTTTTCGAGCATCAAACCAAGTCCAGTCTGACGGGTATACCGAAGCTAAGAGATTGGCGAACGACTTAAAGTCGTATTGCCAGGACGTAAAAGCAGCAACGGAAGCTGGACCTATTAGTGGCAATCTCGCTATTGCTCTACACGAACGGCTGATTTCAGACCGTGCGCGTTTTCTTGCAATTGCCGCCATTCCTGGAATCTCTGCTTACGCACAATCGCAGGAAAACGATAACACCTACAACGCGGCGACCGAGTTCACGGCAATGACAAATGCGATTGCCGCAGTACGCGACTGGTTGATTGCTAATGTCAGTACGACTGGTTGGGTGACGTTTGCGACGTCTGGCGTGTCAACCAAGACGTTTAGTACAGCGGCAACAGCTGGATTGAGGACGCAGCTGAATAGCTTAATAGCGGCGATTAGCTAAGAGGTAAGGCGTGGCGAGTCAGGGGCCTAATGCTGGCGGAACTTTCACCACAGCACTAGACGGTGTGATTAGTTGGGCTAACGTGGACGCCTCGCACTTAGGCAGCGACAACGGCACCTATGCGAATACTACTGGCAATTTTGGAGACGCCTACCGCGACCAAACAATTCAGTTATTAAGTAGCGGGTCGCTTATCGGCACCAATCAGGCGATTAACAGCGCGTTAGGCTCATCTTTCGCCTATCGAACCTATGGAGGAGCAAGCAGTCTTTGGGGAGCCACGCTGACCGCAAGCATTGTCAACAGTAGCACCTTTGGCGTCCGCATCAGGATGCAGACGTTCTCGAATAACACGGACAAGCTAGACGTAACTAATCTCGGCTTTTCCGTGACGACCGGCGCGACGATTGACGGCGTGATGGTTGAAATTAAATGGAAGTATGACAGTTCAGCGGGTCAGGCGTGGGTGGATTTCGTGCGCGTGACTATTTACTACACCGTCGCCGCTGGCGGCATGGTCCACCGCCGCAAATCAACTCGCGTATCCAATCTTTTAAGGATGTAACATAGCAAAATGGGTAGGTTTTACAGTGTGTCTTTTTCGGCTGTCTCGGTGAGTGCAGCAGTCGACGTATTTGAAGTGTTAGCGTCGGCAGGAAAACCGTTCGTCTTACATGAAGTCGTCATCGCTCAATCGTCTGACTACGGAGACGCAGCGGCGGAAGGCTTGCAGGTTTTGATAAAAAGAGCGACTGGCTCCTACACTTCCGGCTCTGGTGGGTCAACAGCGACACCCGCCAAACATCTGACAAATGACGCGTCGGCAGGTCCGACAGCAGAAACAAACAACACAACACAAGCGTCAGCAGGCACTGGCGCGTTAACAACTATTCGCGTCGAGGCATGGAACGTGCAGGCGGGGTACCAGTACCTTCCGCCACCCGAACAAAGAATTTTATTTCTACCCGCCGAGGCGTGTGTCGTCTCGATAACCGCGCCGGCGGACGCAATTACTTTGAGCGGCACGCTCGTGTTTGAGGAGCTATAAAGTATGGGCGTCTTTCGTAGGACGTGGTACAAAAAACCGCTACGGAGAAGACGCCCTTCTGTTTTTGGGGCGTCCGCTCCAAGCGGCATTGTCCATCAAGGAGGTGCTATACTTTCGATAGTCATATCTGACGCGAGCGAAGCGAGAGCGGTACGGTCTGTAGCTGCTACCGGCTCCATCGTGGTAGCAACCACTCAGGTTTGCAGGAAGGCTTCGTTTGTAGACGCAGGTCTATCTGTCGCGTTGACTGATTCGTGCGCTACAAGCAAAGCGTCTTCTGTCAACTCAGCTTTAGTATTCGCAATCGACCCGGCCGCTTCCGCTTTACGAACAAGTCTCGTAGAATCCTCGCACTCGCTGGTTCTTACGAACACATATTCTGCGAGCAAGATACTTCTAGCTGATGCGACCCCAACAATTTCGATAGTTGTTAGCGGCAACCCTCAAAAGGTTGCTGGCGGACAAGCGGGAGTTGTGTTAGCAATTGACGCGTCGTCGTTCCAGTCCGTAAGGACCAGACAGACCGCGTTTGCCACGGCATTAGCTCTAGTATACAGTTCCGGTGCTTACCGAATTCAGCCCGCGACATGGTCGCCTGTGGTCGCTCTAAACACCAACGCTGGTGCGGTCGGCGTACGGTCTACATCATTGGCAATGACCCACTCGTTGGCAACAGCGGCACGAGCGGGTCGCGTTGCGTCCGGAAACATGTCCGGAAATGCGATTCTCCTGCTTACAGCCAGCACAGAAAATGGCCGACTTTTGGTAGGGGAGGCGGACTGCTACCTAACAATGTCTCTCGCGGCGTTAGCAGGAAAGGTTGCCTCGACAGCCTTGGCTATACCATTAAGCGTCGGGGTGAGCGCCAATAGCGGTGTATTAAGACATAGCGGAGTGGTAGTAAGCCTCCCGATTTACGTCACTGCTGGCATTGTCGGGTATCGTCGGGTCGCATCCGGTTTGTTGTTGCCTATTGGCGTGACGAGCGGTGGAATCGCGACCAGGGGAGTAGCTACAGACCTATCGGTTGACCTTGGGGTGCAGGGCGAGACCATGGCGAGTCGTGGGCTTGTCATCAACCCACTTTCTCATCGAGTAACTACCCAGTTCGCGGCGAACGCTGTGTTTAGTTTGGCCGCACCTCTTACATTTGTTGCAAATGTCGGGGGTCTTGACGTAAATGTCGTCGTTCGTGACCCGAAGTCGATTGCTCATTTTGAAGTCGAGTTGGCGCTCGCTGCGCTCTTCGGTGTGGAGGTGGGTCAAGTGGTATTGAAGGCGGTAAAGGTGGGAACAACACCGAGCCATACTGTCGTAATCGGGTAAATAATGGCAGATATTGTCATACAAACAGAGAACATCGGGACAGCATTAAGATTCACCGTCAAGGACCTCGATGGCGCGACCGTTGACCTGTCTTCGGCTGATGCGCTCCAGGTGATACTCCAGAAGCCGGATGGCACCAAGCTGACAAAAACGGCCTCCCTCTACACGGATGGTACGGACGGCATTATTCAGTATCTGACGCAAGCCGGCGATATGGACAACGACGATGCTGGAACCTGGAGAGCCCAAGTGTTTGTTAGCATCGGTTCCGCCGAATGGTACTCCGAAGTGGTCAAATTCAAAGTAAAGGCTAACCTCTAATGGCATGGGACGACGACATGGTGACTATCGTACGGGTCATGGTGAACGACCCGTCTAGCACCGTTTATACTGACGCAAGCCTGACCGAGCTAATTCTGGTTGCTGCCTTTCAGGTGAAAATGGAGTGTTCGTTCACCCAGACTTATACGGTGAGTATTTCAGACGAGACCATTTCACCTGACCCTACCTTGGAAGCTACCAAAGACGAGTCGTTCATCAACTTGGTGTGTTTGAAAGCTGCTTCCATCGCTGACCACGGAGCCGCCATTCTTGCGGCAAGGCGGGCGATTTCGGTTCGGGACGGGTCTTCGGCCATTGACTTGCGAGGTCCGCTTGCTGGTTGGCTCAAGCTCTTGGAAAAGGGTTGGAGAGCCGCCTACGAGAAGGCGAAGCTCGAATACCAAATGGGTCAGACCCCTATTGCTGGCGCAGCGGTCATGACTCCATTCAGAACCTGGGCGTCCAGCGACGGACGAGCGGTTTACGTCTTCGACGCCGACCGAAGTCCAACATAAGCAGGAGAAGTGTTCATGGCAATCTACTCGAAAGCAGTCTCGGCCAATCCTGTTGTTAATGGCGGCGTGACCGTCTGCAATGGTGAAGGCACGCAAAATTACAACGACCGGGCTCAGTCTTTCACCAACATCGACAGCCTGACGATGACCACCGTTTTGGACAACCGTTACAAGAACGGCCCCAGCGGCACCTGGGAGTAATGAATGGGGCAACTTTTTAGTATTGACGATGAGGTCAAGGCCATCATCCAGGATGGGTTGGACGACCTCATTACAGAACTTGGCAAGACTTGTACGCTGGTTTACCCGCCCAGCCGATACGAGTCTTGTCCGAACTGTTTGTATGACCCGATGAGCGAGAAGTCGAGCAACCGCTATCGAGCGGGAGGTCCGATTGAATTCGCGGATGGGTCGATTTGCCCATACTGCAACGGACGTGGACGAATTGCGACAGAGACCACGGAAGATGTGGAATTGCTGTGCGAACTGAATCCGAAGAAATTCACGGTTCCAGTTCCCGGGTTGTTGCTTGGCAATCGTCAGCCGGATGCTCTCCTGCAAACCAAGGGCTTCATCAAGGACTGGCCCAAGGTGGAGAAGTGCGACTACCTTCTTTACCAGAAGACTCTTGCCGGCCTGGGTCCACGGCGATACAAGTTGGCGGGCGAGCCAAACGACGTGTCCAACATCATTCAAGACAGATACTTCGTTTGCCTCTGGGAGAGAGTAGGGTAAAATGGCCCGCTTTGATATTTCTATCATCATCGACCAGCCCCAAGCGAAGCAAGCAATCTTGCAGGGGTTGGTGGACCATTTGAATAGAAATGTTCCGAAGGCAGAGCCCCGACTCAAGAGTCGACTCCAGAAAATAATCTCGGATGCCGTGTTGCAATCCGCAGAAACGGCCGCTCTGACGGGTGCCGGGCTTCATGGCGAGTTGGGCGTGCAAGACCCGGAGTCGGCCGTCAAGGCGGTTATTACGGCCCTCCAAAACAACATCTCGCTTGTCTTTGTTCCCTTTTCGGTTATGGGAGAGGGAGTGTCTGGAGGAATCAAAATTGGAATCCTTCGACAAGACATGTCCGACGTCTTGACCATTCCCGAGGCAAGGTTCGTGTCCGAAAAAAGCGGAATCGAGATTCCGTGGCTGAAATGGTTGCTCGTGGATGGTGACGCAATCGTTGTGGACGAGTTTCATTTCGCAAGAGGGGCGTACCGGACGTCTCGTACCGGCCTTGGCCTTATGTTTAAGGGCGGAAACTTCAAAGTGCCATCTGCGTATTCTGGTACCGTCAACGACAACTGGCTTACACGGGCGTTAGATGCGGCAAGTCCCTTGGTAAGGATTGCGGTACAGGAAGAAGTGTTGAGGGCTCTTAGGTAATGGCTGACCATACGTCTCTAAAAGGGTTCGACAATATAGGCGACAGCCTGTTGTCTGACCAACTTGAATCGAATATCTGCGCGTTTTTCCAGTGGGGCCTTCTGGGCAAGGGAGCCTTCTGGAACGTAACCATTCCGTCGTCCGGACTTTACGGTGGACACTTCCATCGTTTGCGTCCGGTCGCCGACCCCAGTTACACGAACGGTCAGGTCTGGGAAGGTTTTCGTGGCGATTGGGTGTGGGAGACAGGGGTTGAATATAGTCGTCAGCCCATCCGCGTGTCCGGCGTCTTTGTGAACGGGTCGTTCCAGCCCGTCACGGGCGTGGGCACGTACGCGCATACCATCGACTACAAGCACGGCCAAATCATTTTCGACAGCCCCATCAGCACCGGCGCGGCCGTAACCTGCGAGTTCTCTTATCGGACACACGCGTTCTCCCAGGCGAGTGTTGGTTGGTGGAAACAATTCCAAATTGACACCTACCGAGTAGACCAGTCCACCTTCCTTCAGGCGGGTTCGGGCGCGTGGGGCGTACTGGCTGAAAATCGTGTCGCTCTACCTCACGTTATAGTCCAGGCCGTTCCGAACGCGAGACGGTATGGGGCCGAGGTGGGAAACCTGCGTCATGTGGTTCGTCAGGATGTCTTGTTCCACATCATCTCCGAGACGCCCTACGACCTTGGTAAGCTGCACGACGCCATCACCTATCAGCAGGATAAACGTATCGTTGCGTTTGAGAAGAATGATGTTTTGAAGGACCAAAGATACGGGCTCGACATCGATGGCTCTCCTGCTCAGAGCGGGCTGATGTACCCAGAGTTGGTCCAGGAGTACGAGTGGAAGCGCGTGTCCTTTGTGGATGCTATCGGCACCCCCCAGCCCTTTCAAGCCACCGTTCCTCTTTATATGGCGACAGTTAGAGGCACATTCGAAATAGATTTGCCGTAAAACCAAAAAAAACGGGTTGGTCAAATCCCGGTGTATCTCCTGTTGACCACACAAGGTTCAATCAACAGGAGAGAAACTAAATGGCCAATAAGCGCGTATTTTATGCCGTCCAGCAGGTTGGAGTTTCCAAGTGCGGCGAAAATACCTTCACAAGCATTCACGGCCTTCAATCCGTTGGCATCAATACTCGGTTCAACCTGGAACAGGTGTTCGAGATTGGCCAACTTGCGATTTACGAGAACATCGAGGCCATCCCCGACGTCGAGGTCACGCTCGAAAAGGTACTTGACGGTTATCCGCCCATTTACCTTTTGGCAACCAACGGCGCAGCAACCGCTTCGTTGACTGGTCGTTCCAATGTCAAGTCGACCATCGGCCTGAGCATTTACAGCGACGTGCAGGACTCCGCGTCCGGTACCCCGCTGTCGCAATGCACGATGTCCGGCATGTACATCAGCAACGTGTCCTACAACATTCAAGTTCAGGGCAACGCTACTGAGTCCGTTACAGCGGTCGGCAACAACAAGGTCTGGGATAACACCTTTACCGCCAGCGCCTTCGACAACAACGACAGCCCGCAAGCTATCTCTGGCTCCGGTGGAACACAGCAACGTCAAGATATCCTGTTTGGTGCGTCCGACACGACAAACCCAAGCAAGACGCTATTGCCCATCGACATCCCCGGCATCACGAGCAGCGGCACCAACGAACAAGGCAACGACGGATTCGGCGCTCACGTTCAATCCGTTCGCGTGTCGTGCAACCTCGGCCGTGAGCAGTTGTTCGAGCTTGGCCGGCGTGGTCCGTTCCACCGCTTCGTCACGTTCCCTATCGAGGTCCAGTGCGACATCGAGGTTATGGCGAGCGAGTACGGCGATGACGTCACCGCTCTCGAAGACGCCGAGTCGAACCTCTCCGACCGCAAAATCTACATCATGATGCACGAAGGTCTGGAACTCGACCTGGGCACCCGCAACCGTCTCCAGCAGGTCACCTACGGTGGTGCGAACGCTGGACAGAACGGTGGAAACGCAAGCTGCACCTACAGCTATCGTAACTTCAACGACCTGTCCGTTTACCACCCGAAGGACCCAACCACAGCGTTGCGTCCGTAATAGTGGGTAATATCGAATGGGGGCCGGACATGTTCGGTCCCCATTTGTTAGGATTCTAAGGGATGGATGGCGGAACAAAAGAGCTAATCGTAGCTCGCGTCTGCGCTGGCATTGTGCGCCTTCACGTACACTTACCAGGAAAAGCCAGGCCGACGACTCTCCTGCTTAAACGCCCAACTCGCGAACAAGTCTACATCGCTCAAGAAATCTACCTTGAGCAAATGCGAGAGGCCGAACTTCAAGGCGCATTCACCGAAGAAGCACTTCTGGAGTGGATGTACGAAGAAGGCAATTGGGACGCGAGCAAGCAGAAACTTCTCACCACTCTCCCCAAAGATATCGAAGAATGGAAAATCAAGCTCTTCCGAGCCACCTTTCGGTCGGAGGAGAAAAAGACCATTCGCCTTTACTTGGACGCCGCAAGGTCCGCACTCTATCGGACCCTTGAAGAGCGCCACAAGTGGGACCACCTCTCTTGCGCAGGAGTGGCGGGCATGGCCAGGTCTCGCTACCTAATGGGGTGTTCGCTTTATTGGACGAACGGGGCACCCGTTTTCAATCACGACGAGTTTTGGGAAGAATCTTGCGAATTGCTCGACCACGCAATGAAGGCCTGGTCCAAGGAGCGAATTGGAGAGGACGCGTTTCGGGAAATCGCCAGGACAGACCCGTGGCGCTCCATTTGGTCGACTAGAAAATCGGAACCATCTTTGTTTGGCGTCCCGTCCGTGGATTATACGGAAGAGCAACGGGGCCTCATCGGCTGGTCGCTGCTTTACGATTCGGTCTACGAACACCCAGAGCGTCCAGCTGATGACATCATTGAAGACAACGACGCCCTCGACGGTTGGCTGATTGAGCAACGCCGTGAGCAGGAGAAGCGTGTCAATAAGGTGTCGGCCGAGGACCTTATTGGGAACGAGAAGATTCGCAATTCGTCGGAGGTCTTCTTGGTGGCGGAAACCATCAAGGACGCCGAAAAGGTGGATAACCTCAACGACCCACACGCAAAGAGCATAAAGAAGCGACGGTTTGAACACTTGAAAAAGAAGGGAACTGTCAGCGAAAGCGATATGCCTGATACGAAGCAAAACCTTCGGGCTCAGACGCACAGTCAGTTCATGGATACGGTACAAAGCGGCAAGAAAGGATAGTGAATGAACGGGAGAGACCAATTCGCTGCGGCTTCGCAGCAGAACAAACTGTCTCAAGAGGGACAAGCCCGCAGATATGGAGATGGAAGTCGGCGTCGGCTCCAGAAGATTCTGGAGAAGAAGTTGACTACGTCTTTTATTGGCGCGTTGGCTCGATTTGAGGCGTTGTTTGGCAGTCTTTGGGGACACGGTAAAGACGAGTCCGAATTGACGGAGAATGAGTTGGCGTGGCGAGACCTCTGGGTCGAAGCTCGCACAGAGGTGTTGAACAACGGAAACAATCAGATTCGTGCCATCCAGCAAGAGCTTCAACAATACGAGTGTTGGTGGCATGGCTATCAAACCGTTCTAAAACCGGTCGACCCAAACTCTAAGTGAGTATTATCAGTTAATCGGTAAGGAACAACAAAGGAGGAAGTAGTTCAGTGTCTGAAGTCAAGTTTGACAACAAGCGTGTGTTCAAAGTAGAGGTCGACGGCAAAGATATCGAATTGGCCGTCAAGCGACCCGACCTGAAGACACAACAGCAGGGACAAATCGTCTACAGCGGCGAGTTCTGTCGTCTGGTAAGGCCCAATCCGGATACGGGCGAACCTAACGCCATTACCCGGCCGGCCCTTGAGAATGTCTTGCGCAAGCAGGGATTGTGGGATGACGCCAAGCAGGCCAAGTGGGACAGCCTGAACGAGTCTCTCCTGCAAACAGAGAAGAAGCTCGCCAAGGGCGGCATCAAGTTGTCTGAAGCTAGGGAGCTTGCGGTGCAAATGCGCCGTGACCGATTTGAGCTTCGCCAACTTCTCATCGACCGCAATTCTCTCGACATCAATACGGCCGAGGCTCAAGCAGAACAGGCACGGTTTAACTACTACGTATCCTCCTGCACGGTGTATACAGATGGTGGCAAGCCGTTTTTCAAGAGCGTCGAAGACTACGTCAATCGAGCCGTCGAACCGGCTGCCCAAAAGGCGGCACAAACGTTAGGGCAGTTGCTCTACGGTTTGGACGACAACTTCGAGGCCGGCCTCCCAGAGAACAAGTTTCTGCTCAAGTACGGTTTCGCTCGCGAGGGTGACCTCCATCTCATCGACCCCAAGACGAAGGACTTGGTTGACGCCAAGGGCCGTCGAGTGGACGAGAAGGGGCGGCTCATCAACGAGAAGGGCGAACTGGTTGACGACGAAGGAAACTTGCTCACGGAATCTGGCGAGTACAAGGTCGACTTCGTTGAGTTCATTGACGACTTGAACGCGGCGTAACAGATGGCTCTCAGTGCCGTATAAACTGAAACGGAAAGCACAAGGTTACTCAATAAGGGTTCATCGTTCACCCCTCACAGCAGGGGCGTACGCCCTCATTGTGTGACCTTTTTCTATTTACAGAACAGACTGGATAAATGTCGCAGCCATTCAATATCAACTCTCAGCTTTACATTCAGCGAGTTGTTGGACTTCGGGAAGCGGTACAGCAGGTTCATCATGCCTTCAAGAGCCAAGGCATCGACGTCAACGTGCGAGTGTCGACTGCTTCCCTACGTACACTGGATGACCTGAACTCTCGTATGAATTCGTTGCGTGCCAACATGCGAGAAGTCCAAGGTTCTACCTTTGCGTTGACGCAGGGTATTGGCGGCATTGGACAAGGAGCCCGTACGTCCGCCGCGTCCGTTGGCTCGCTCAACACAGCCGTCGCAACAGCCAACCAGACCCTGAAGGTCGCTAGAGAGCATGCGCAGCTTGGTTCCAGCGCGATTGCTCAGTTCGGCTCTACGGCCGGTTTAGCTGCTCGTAGATTCGTAGCATTTACGGTTGCTGCTGGAGCTATGGTCCGATTTGTCCAAGGCGTACGGTCGGGCGTCGGCGAAGCGATACAGTTTGAGCAGTCGATGATTAAGATTGCTCAGGTGTCCGGTGATACCCCAAATAAAATCAAGGCAATTGAGTCCACAATCAACAGGTTGTCGACCAGCCTGGGCGTGTCCAGCAAAGAATTGGCGAACGCGGCCATCTTGTTTCGGCAAGCCGGCATTGCCGCTGACGACACATCTGTCGCTTTAGAGGCGGTTGCTCAGGCTTCGTTGTCCCCGAACTTTGGGTCGATGAATGAAATCCTGGAAGGCTCCATCGCCATCATCCAACAGTTCGACAAAAATGTCGGCAATCTAAAAGGGAACCTAGGCTCCGTCGCCGCTGTGGCTGGACAATTTGCAACGGAAGCGTCTGACTTAGTTGAAGTTATCCGAAAGTCTGGTGGAGCGTTCAAGCAAACAGGTGGCGACCTCAACGAGCTTTTAGGATTGTTTACCGCCGTTCGTTCGACCACTCGTGAGTCGGCCGAAACTATTTCGACTGGTTTACGGACCATCTTTACCCGTCTCCAACGTTCCGAAACTGTAGACGCCTTGAAGGCTCTCCAGGTCAACCTGCGTTACACTCGGGAAGAAGCGTCTCGTCTAGCAAACGGAACGGGCGCGAATCTCCAGAATCAGTTTGTTGGGGCGTTCGAGGCGGTCAAGCGTATTTCGGAGGGTTTGCGAGGCCTTCGTCCAACGGACACACGATATTCGGCCATCATCGAAGAGTTGGGTGGCTACCGCCAGATTTCGAAGGTTATTCCCCTTATTCAGCAGTTCGCGGAAGCCCAGAAGGCGGTGAACGTTGCCCAGACCGGCCAAATCACTTTGCAAATCCAGGCTGAAAAGGCCCAGGATGGGTTGCTCAACAAGACCGCCAAGGTCAGGGAAGAGTATCTCAAATTCTTTCGGGCTCTTACGCAGTCCGAGGGCTTCAAGTCTCTCGCCGACAACATACTGAACATTGCGAAGAGCTTCGCGCAACTTTTAGACTTCGCTCGTCCGCTTCTGCCGATTTTGACCACCTTGGCAACCATCAAGGTGTTCCAGGGAATCGGTACATTCGCCGCCAATGCGGTGAGCAGGGGAGTCTACGGTACAACCACAAACGCTCCAAGGCGGCTGGCGACCGGAGGCCTTGTTCCAGGGGAAGGTGACCACGACACTGTCCCTGCTTATCTGACCCCGGGCGAGTACGTTCTCAACAAGCGGGCGGTTGCTCGTATTGGGGCGGCACGCCTTCACCGGATGAACTTCGGCCAGGGTTATAATACGGGCGGAATGGTTGGGTTGCATGGACCAATCCGGTTAGCTTCTGGGTCTGCTACTCCTGTAGGTCTCAACCAGCTTTCGCGGGAGGACTTCCCAGATATTTTCAAAGAGATTGCTAAATTGGGCGATGCAGCCAATGGTATCGTTGGCGTTTTCGTTGATTTTGAGAAGACCGGCGCAAAAGCGTTTGCTGGAATTATTAAAACGGCCGAGCAATTGCAAGATGCGATGAAGCGATTTGAGGAGCAAATTGGTTTTAAAGATACTGCTCCACAGGTGATGAATGCCACTGCTCGTGACGCGAGCCAAGCGTTGACGTTTCGAGAAACTGGTAAGTACGACGGCGCGTTTACTGAGCAGGAAAAGGCAAGACTCAATCAGCCGAAGTATCTTGAGGTAATCAACAAGGAGGTTGAGAGAGTAAGGAACGAAAAGGAGTATCAGGTATTAAGTGCTTATGCTCCCGACAGGGCTGAACAACATATTTATCGCGGCATCAAAAATGTGGTTGGCACATTTGATGAGAGCCAAATATCTCCCAAAGCGAACGAAGGAGCCGAGGCAGCGTTTAAGCGAGTCCTAGGGTCGTTTGCCCGCACAGCGATTTTCAGGAATCAAGTTAAATCTGGTCATGATAAGCTTCAGGAGTATCTCAGAACTGGCAAGGTTCAGCGTCAAGAGGGAGAAGGCGGAAGCGATGACGACGATTTACCGAGCTTCCTGTCTGTAGTGCCCAACGCTCGTTCGGAAAGTCCAATCCTTGCGGGTGGAACCGAACTGAAAGCCAGTGAAGTAGAAGAATCGGTTATCAAACGGGAAGAGCTTGCAGCTGAACAAGCGGCAGTGGACGAGTACCGGAAGAAGAGAGGACTAACCGGAAAGGGTGGTTCGAGCAAGACAGCTTCGCTTTTGGAGCGAATGCGTGCAAAGAAGGCGACAGCCTCTCCGGTGGTAACCACCATGCCTTTGCGGGAAGCGGCTACTCTGTCGTTACGCGCTGCACAAACTGGCCCCGATGATGGCTTGAAGCGTCTTACGTATCTTCCGGACGCAACAAGCCTGGTGCCCTACCGAGTCCGACTCGATGAGTCGACTCGTACTCGGGAAAGGTATCCAGACCCCGCCGTAGACGCGGAGTTTGAGATTGTCAAGAAGCCTCTCCTGCTTACGGATGAGAGCCACAGATACGGTGCGCCTGGATTCTTGCCAGAAGACTATGTTCCTGCATCCGGAGCCAGACCAACCGCGTTTTCCGGGGAAAAGAGGAAGCCATTTAGGTTCCGAAGCTCTCAAGGTGACACTCGGTTCACCAGGGCGGAAGAAGAAGCTCGTCAAGCGCAGGCACAACTTGACGCCTACAGACGTTTGCGTCAGCAAGGATTAAGCAGGGAAGATATTCGGAACCTCGATTTGGGCGGAAGCGGGCTTGGCTTGATTCCTGACCCTGTCGTTCTTCCAACCAAGGAAGAGGAGTATCAGAACAGAAGTCTACAGGATGCAAGCTACCGAGACAGGTTCCGTGAGCGTATTCGCGAGCGTGAAGCCAAGCGTTCCGGACAAGCGTATCGTAGGCCAGATGGCTCTCTTGCAAATAACCCGCTCGTAGAAGAAGGCGGACTTGGTCTTATCGAACTTACTCCTTCTGTCGACCCTCTTTTGGCTCGACAACAAGCTGGGGCGGCCGGACTTCGTGCGCGTCAACTTGCAAAGCAAGAAGAAGAGGCGTTGCTTCTACCAAAGCCTGGCAGAATCGAATATTACACAAACGACAAGGGCGAAAGGGTTCCAGTTCAGACGCCCACCACAAACGCTGGCGGAAACGTCACCGCCTCTTTCGAGGCTCTGCTTGAACGCCAGTCCCAAAAGAGAATCCAGCCAGAGATTAGTCGTCGTGGTGGAAGCGACTTGCTTAGCTTGGAAACAAAAGGTGCGATTACTGCTCGTGTGACCAAGAGCCAGGAAGCTCAAATTGGTCGCGAGTTGTTGTCTGCGCAAAAGGAGTTGCTGAGCAAACTCTATCCGACTATCTCGGCTTACGAACGCAACAATATTGCGACCGAGCAAGTCACGGAGGCGATGAAGGACTCCAAAAAGAAAATCGTTCGCAATAATCAAGGACGAATTCTTGGGCTGCAAGATACTGTAGTGGAGGCGGCAAGCCGTGGCGTAAACGCTCCTGGCGCGTACTGGTTTACCAGGCTGCAAAACCGGTTGTCGCCAGTTACCGACCGGGTAGGCGAGTTCTTTTCGACCCCGTTGACGCAGTACGGCAATTCTCCAAACTCCAACAAGTTTACTCGCGGCATTGGAGCTACCGCTCGCGGAATTTCCAGGCTGGGGTCTGCTTTTACCGGAACTGGTCTTGGAGGTGCCACCCTGTTTGGTCTCCCACTTTTATCCGGAATGATTGAAAAGGAGTCCGGTTCCGCCGACGAGGCAGCGACTCGCGGAGAAACGGGAGCATTTCTTTCTGGCGGATACAGCACTAGAAAGGGTATTTCTGGTGGGCTTCAGGGTGCCGTTCTTGGTGGAACAATCGGGGCTTCGATTGCCGGACCGCTCGGTGGTGTTATCGGAGCGTTTGGTGGGGCAGTCTACGGGTTCGTAACCTCGTTGAATGAAGCGGAAAAGGATATCCGCCAGGCGAAAATCAATAAGGCAATTACAGATTTTGCCGACAAGATTGCCACACTGGCTCAGGCTGGTGGCAACGCCGCTCCCGGTACGGCCGCAGCCGCCCTGTCCGCGTTTCAGTCGATTCAAAAGGAAACTGAAGAGAAACTTCTCAAAGAGGTGGGTAGCAAGGACCTTGCCGGTTTGCAAGCCGCGAGAGCTAAAAGTCTGCGACAAGACTTTGGCGGTTCTTTGCCTAGCATTGCCCAGGCACTGAACAAACAAGCTGAGGAGATTGGCAAGAGCAACCTGTCTGCCTCGGTCGAGTCTCTTTCGCGACGGTTGGTTTCGGGCGGGGCTGGCCTTAACCAGGCAATGCTCCGCGTCTTAGCGGATATTCGTGGGCTTTCGCTTGCTCAGGTAACCAAAGAGTTTGAAAAGGTCATCCAGGAGGCTCAGAAGTCTGCAAGGTTCGCGCAAGAAGACGCCCGAGCCCGTAGTGGTGAAGAGCGAAACGTCAACACGTTTGGACGGTTTGCTCTAGCGGTGGAGTCGGCTGGCGATAGCATGGGCTTGTTGCAGACTCGCGTTGACGCCCTGGCTGATGTACTAAACGGCACCCTCGGGGCCGTGAAGGTCTCGGCGAACGCGGGCCGTCTAACCCAACTTGGCAGGAACGACAGCGGGGTGTTTGAGACGCTCAGCACAATCCGTGCTGTAGGTGGTAACGCCGGCGCAAGCCTGTACGAAACAGGTTCGGTGGCTACACGAGCCGCTCAACTTCTCCCGAGTATCCTCTCGCAGGTTGCCTCGAACAGCCCTTCGAGCGAGGAAGATTTCGGCACATCTGTTCGCAACGCGTTGACGACTGCATTTGGTGGGGACGCTGTTGTTCAGGGCAACCAGCAGATTGGGTCGGTCATCAACACGGTGGTCAACCAACTCAATCAGTTGACCAAGTCGGGCGGCATCGAGAACATTTACCGTGAGCTTCAGGTTGACGCCACGAAGCTTGCCGACAAACTCATTGCGCCTTTTGCCGACCCGCTCAAGGAAGCCGGAACGAGAATCGCCAAGCAACTCGAAGAGCAGGCGAACAAGTTCATCACTGGCGTGGCTGAGTTTTCGGCCAGGATGAGCCAGGTTGCGGAAACCCTGGACAGGGCGAACACGGCAAGGATTCAAACCTATCGCACTCAAGTCGAGTTTGCCGGACAGAATTCGTTCGACTCGAATGCAACCTCGCGCATACCCATTTCTTTCCTGCAATCCGATTTCCAAGCTCGGCAGGAGAGGTTGAGTGGGCTGCGTGGCGCTGCTGCGACAGACCCGACCGCAATTGGCGGACAGCTTCGCGGTTTGTATTCGCGGATTCAAGACGCTGCGGAGCGTCAACAGCAGGTCTTCCAGGCAACAGGAGGCCAAGGACCTGCATTTGAAAGCGCGACCCGCGAACTGGTCAATCTGAGACAGCGGGCGTCCGATGCGAACCGGGCTTTGCAAAACCTGGCCGACGCCTCGCAAAGAAACACCGCTATCCAGGAGCGATTAAACCACCTTCAGCAGCAAGGTCAGGCCCGCCTGTCGTTTGTTGAGAGAGTTGCGACGTCGAATCCAGAGCAACAGTCCGAACTGCTCCGTGGACTTTCCCTGCTCATTCGGGCGAATCAACAAGGAAACTTTGCTGGCTACAGTTCTGAGCAAATTAGCTCGGCTCGCGATGTCGGGCGAAGCATTGGCTCCGCATCTTATCCATTGTTGGGTGGACGAACCGGAAATGATGTTGTTGACCAGTTGTTCCGTAACACCTACGGGGCAGCTGCCGGCTTGACCGCGTCGGAAACTGGCGAGCGTGACCGTTTGCAAGCAGAGCTTATTGGCAACCTCAGAACAGCCGAAACAGCTTTGCGCGAATCTGCTGCCGCACAACGTGAGTCTGCGACACAAATAAGGGACAATCTTCAGCGGCAACACGATACGTTCTTTGCAAGACTGTCTCGTGAACTGGGTCAGAACAACCTGATTTCTCTCAACAACCGCCGAGGCCAACTGGAAACAGACCGTGGTAGGTTGACCGCACAAGGTGCGCAGAGAGACCTGCTTGGCAGATTGGGAATTCGAAACAACAGCCAGGCTGAACTTGCACGTAACAATCTCGATTTGTTCCGCACCTACTTCGAAAACAATTCTGTCTTCACCAACACGCAAGGCGTTCAAGTCGATGGTGGCAGATATGCTCGTAACAACCTTCGCGGCGCTCTAAGTGGTACCGCACCGAACAACTTCTTCTCTGGGCGAAATCTGTCTACCGATTTGCAAGGCAGACTGAACTCGTTTCTGCAAGAGGGGGTGTTCTCGAACCTTAACGTCGAGCAACGCAATTCGATTATCAGGAGGACTCAACAGAACGTTGGAAACGACCCGGCCCGTGGTCGCACGCGTGGATTTGGCGAACAGGTCGAGTTCCTCCTTCCGCATCTGCAAAGAGCTATCCAGGCTGAAGTCGGCGGCGCGGCAGGAACCGTTGCTGGTGACGCTGTACGTCGTCGCAATGCGGCTGCTGGAAGATTGCAAGAGCTTGGTTTTGATACATCTTCGTTGTCGTCGTTAAACGGAGAATCCATTACTAGGGCACTTCAAGCCTTTGATGGAGCGGCAAACAGCCTGGAGAGCCTCCCGGGACGCATAACGGCCGTCAACAACGAGTTGGCGGAAACGGCTCGCGCGATTGCTTCGACACGCACCGCTCTCAGTCTCCCAGTTGAGACCAGGGCTGGCGGTGGCGTGGCCGGGTCGATGTTTCGTCCTCGCGGCACTGATGTTGTTCCCGCAATGCTCACCCCTGGCGAGTTTGTGGTGAACCGCGAAAGCGCGAGAGCGAATTCTGCTCTCCTGCAAAGGGTGAATAATTCTCGCGGCCCCGTCTACTTGGAAGGTGGCGGGTTCGTTCTGAACTCTGACACCATTCGTAGGGCGCTTGCCGATATCCGTTCTGCAACGGGGGTCGACACCAGGTCGCTATACAGCCGAATTCGGCTCACCAGTTCGTTGCCGGGTACAACTACGGGTCGATATGGACTAACGAGTGGCACCATCAGTTTGTCCAGAACCGGTATCGACAGTTACGAACGGCTTATGACGGTCTTGTCCCACGAACTTGGACACGGTGCGGACCGACTGCTGGCGAGGGAGGCTGGCCTTGCTACGCGATTCAGTTCTAGCGGACCAGGCATCGACCGAACGATTGCAGAGCGTTACCTGTCGGGTCGCGATTCATTAAGGCCGTTAGCTAGAATCGAGGCTCGTTATCGCACGCCTTCGTCTATTTGGGCTGAAGGCTTCGCGGACTTGTTTTCTGACGTAGCTACTGGAAGAGCAGACTCTAGACCTGGACTCCGTAGTGTTGCCGAAGAATTTCGCAGCCGAGTATTAAGTCGTCTTCCTGCCGCTGGCGAAACAGCTGATGATGTAGCCGCACGCATTCTGCGCACAGCGACTCCAACCGGAACTCCTCGTGGCGTGACAACCACAGCCACGTTGGGAACTGAGGGTTTGGATAGATGGCGTGCCGCAAGACCAACTCCGGTGGCAACGCCTGCGCCGGTCGCGACTCCCGCTCCCGCCCCAGCTACCTCGACGCCGGCAGCAGCAAGACGCGGTTTCCTGGATAGATTGCGTACGTTGTGGGCAGACGATGCCACCAGACGCGTAGCAACTCCTGCAACAGCGCCCGCTCCGGTTCCGTTCACCAGGACGAGCTTCGGGGCTCCAGCGACAACGCCGGCACCAGCGCCTGCGACTACCCCAGCAACAAGCTCTAGTCCTCGCACTACGATTCGAGGATTATTCAGCGGTTTGTTTGGTCGGACCCCTACTGCGCCGGCTATTACGGCCGAGTCGCTGTCCAGATTGGCGGTTGCGACCCCTACTGGTGGTTGGGGAACGGGAACGGCTCCGACCTTGAGTCCGGTTCGTCCGGCGTCTCCAACCGGAGGCAGTTCCTTTGAGCGGTACTTCATGGAGGAGGCGGTAACCGCTCGCCCAAGCACTGGTCGTACCCCACTTCCAGAAAGACCCGCACCCGAGCCTGCGGCACGAGGTAGCGCGTTTGGTAGGGCGGTCCGTATTGGTGGAACGGCATTAACCACCTACAACTTGATTCGCGACACCGCCGAGAGGGGAGCGATTCCGGCAACAACCAGAGCGGCAACCGACCTTGCCGTTGGCTATGGTACAGGCGGTTTAGGATTTGGAGTGGCGTTAGCCGACCTTGGCTTGAGCGGGCTTTCCTCCCTTACCGGCAGAGCCCGCTTCAGCGACGAGTCTGGCCTTCGCAGCACTTTTGCCGATTCCGGCCGTCGTGTACGAGAGGATGTTCGTGGCCCAGTTGGAGAAGTTCTCGGCACCGTAACGGATTTCACGGCCAGCACGGTCAGTGTTGGTGGAGACTTAGTGGCCGAAGGTTTACGTCCGGCAGTCTGGCTCGCCGAGTCCATCTTGCGTCGTGATGACACTCCCGAGATAGCTGAAGGCAGAAGGCGAGCGGCAGCAGAAGAAGAAGCGGCGACCAGGCGCTTGGAAGAGCGTACTGGCGCGAGAACCAGTGTGCGCCCAGTTGTGAACCAGTTGGCGGAATTACGGGCGATACGAGATGCTGCTGTCGTTCAGTCCGTCATCGAATTGACAGACCCGGCAACTTTCCTTCCGCCAAGCTTCATGGGTGAGCAGGAAAGGTTGAGTGCGAGGATACAGGCATTAAGCGAAACCGAGCGGGAGGTGGCTTCGCTTCAGTCGATGAGTAGCGGTGTTGACCTGTTGGGACGGCATGACAACCTCCGGTTGTACTCCCAGCTACAAGACTTGTTCTCCAACCGGATGGAGTGGGAGAGCATCCGGATGGCGTACAACCGTAACGACTATGTCGGAGAAGACTCTAGCACCAGACTGCTTCGCACCTACGCAGGAGAGCTACAGCTTCACGAAAGAGGGACAAACAGATTGAGTCCGAGCGACTTCCTCTTGAAAGTTCGTCGGTTCAATGAGTTTCTTGAAATCTACCGAGCGTTCAATCCTGTTACAGACTCCCCTGCGCCTGCGCCTACAGGGTTTGCGTCTGGCGGCTCGGTCGGGGCTACGCCATTCCGGTTTGGGGGTAGGACTCCGGACCCACGGACGTTCCGCGCACAAGGCACGGACACGGTCCCGGCGATGCTGAGTCCGGGTGAATTTGTGGTTCGTCGCGAGGCGGCACAACACAACCGTTCCCTGCTCAACCGTATCAACAACGCGAACGGTCCCGTTTACCTCGCAGGCGGTGGCTTCTTCGATTTTCGTAGCAGGGCGGTAGACGCCCACGCGACAGCACTGGAAGAGGAAGAAAGTAGACGCCGAAGAGCGGAGGAAGAGGAATGGATTGCGGGTAACACGCCTATTGCTGAAGAAGCGGACCGAGCGCATGCACGCCGAATGGTAGTGGCACGGCAAATAGCTGACATCCGCGAAGCTACGCATTTGATTTCAAGTAGCGGTTTATACGGCCGTTTAGCAGCCGCCGACCCGTTTGGCGCGCTTGGTAGTGTAGCCTTCAACGAACGTACGCGAGACAGGCTCTTCGAACAAGCGGTAGCTCGCGAGGAAGAACGATTGGGACGCCGATTGACTCGTGAAGAGCGAGACGCACTACAACGTCAGTCGGTGTCCATTGCCGACGCGCGCTCGTCTGTTCGTCGCGACTACGGTGCCCAATCTAATTTGCGGGAACGTCAACTTGAGGTTCAGCGAGGGAATGCGTTTGCGGCATTCGGGCTACGCCGTGCTGATAGCCAGACGCAAGCGGGTGTCAACCAAAGCTTGCTGCAAGGTCGCCAACAAAGTCGTGACCGGCTCAGCCAGCAGAATCTGTTCGAGACCCAAATTCGGGGCCGGATTGCTCGTCAGAGGTTCCTGAATAACCGTGGCCTAGGCGGGCTAATCGGGACGGGAGTCGCGGGTTTCGCAGAAGGTGGTCGTGTCGGTGGGGTTGGAGACCGAGATAATGTCCCGGCATTGTTGACACCTGGCGAGTTCGTGTTAAGCAGGAGAGCTATCCAGAACATGGGTGGCTACGCCAACGTGCAACGATTCGCTTCTGGTGGACCAGTTGGTGGAACGCCGGCACAACGTCAGCAGACGGGAACCCTTCCTGCTCAAACCTCCAGCAAGATTGACGGGGCTCCGGAATTGGCTGCGGCCATGAATGGGTTCGGTCCGTCTTCGAGCGGGTTGGTGAATGCCATGACGGCCTTCGGCACTGTCGCTCAAGAGTTGTCCCGAGCCTTGTCGAACTTCCCATCCAGATTGGAAGTCGTTGGACGTCAAACCCACGAGTTCATCTTCAACGGCGCGGAAGTGTTGGCGTCGATTACCCCGGCCTTCGAGAAGATGGCTGTGGCGAAAATCAAAGAGTACCTCAACCAGGTGTTCCGAGACAAGTTCCCAGACGCCGGTTTGAACCTTGAGTAACGGTGTATTGTTTGTTGAGGACTTATGCCCACAGCACTAAATAAAGGATTCGTGTTATTCATCCAGGTTGACGAGCCATCCGAATTAAACGGTGGAGTCGACCTGGTTGTTCATGGCGTCAGTAACAGTGGACTCACTGGCGGCGTCGATTTGTTTGTTCAATGCGCGAGCGGAGAGGGAAACATCTTCAGTGGCGTCCTGCCGCTCACAGTTTTAGGTCCAACATCCGACGACCTCGAAAGAGGGATGAATCTGTTCGTGGAGGGCTGTGGCAATCCCGTCTCTCTTGGAATGGACCTAGTGGTGTGGAATGAGCAGTCTGGGGCAACCCAGTCGGCCACGCTATTTATCGAAGGTTCTGGCACAACTGAAGGGTGTATACCCGTATCTCGCGGCATGAATTTGTTCTTGCGCCGTAATCCAGCTGCGGCTTGTCCGCTTTACATTTGCGGACCCGGCACCACTGGAAACCTATCGACTAATTTGTTCGTCCATGGTGCGGCACCCACTTCTGGCACAATTCCGTTCGTCATTCCGGACGCTGTTGGGTTTGTAGACGATTCGGTACGCTTATACACCCACGGAATCTGATGGTCATATACGACAACAAGAAGCTCATCCCAGCCCCGTTCGTCTCCATCACCAAAGAATACCAAACAACCGACGACGGCAAGATTATCGGGACCATCTTCGTTATCACTCTCAAGGGCACGATAATCGCGGATAGAGGTTCTCCAAAAACGGACGGAACCTTCTGGGCGCTCTCGGACTACCCTCCGGACGAGACGATTTCTGCGGATGACAAGCTTGCAGCCATTCTTCGTAAGCAGGAAGCTATTCGTAGCCTGTTTAAGAATGAAGGGTTGACGCTAGAAATCCAGTCTGTTGGCGGCTCCACGCCAATGAAATGCAACCCTCGCGTCAAGAGAATTGAGTTTCCGGAAGGCGGGCAGGGCAGGGTGAGTTGGGTCGATAAGTGCGATTACATCATCACCCTTGAAGCCGACAAGATGTACCCTTTCGAGGAGACCGGCAACCTCGACACCTACAAGATTTCCAAGGCAAACGAAGAATGGAACATCGAACAGGCTGACGAGAAGCACAACACCTGGCGGCTGACCCATTCCGTTTCGGCTACCGGCAAACGATTCTATACCGAAGAAAACGAGCTTGAACGAGAAGCGTGGGAGCAGGCCCGTCTGTATGTTCTAAACGTGCTAGGTTTGGGAATCTCCAACGCTCGAATGGTTGCTGAGGATGTGTTAGACAACGACAGCCTTCAAGCCTTTAATTATGTTCGCACGGAGAACGTGAACGAACTTGGTGGCACCTATCAAGTTACCGAAACCTGGCTTTGTTACGACCCTGGCGATGAGTCTCCTGCTCTCGATGAATATACGGTCAATGTTCGCACTAATCAAGAAGGACGAACAACCGTAAGTATTGAGGGCACCATCACTGGCCTTGAGGTTCGTAACACCAGTACCAGGACTCTGACAAGTAGTCGGTACACAAACGCTGCCGCCAAGTGGACAACCTACGTACAGCCTGAGTTGTACTCCAGGGCCACAACGATAAGCGGAGTGACACTACACACTCAGCCGGTCAACACATCTATCGGGAAAAACGAGAAGGCTGGCACAATTTCGTATCAGTACGAATACGACGACCGAGCAAACACTGACACCGTTGGTGCTATCAGCGAAAGCATCACCGTGGTTAATCATCACGCAACGGACATCTTTGCGGCAATTCCGGTTCTGGGTCGCGCGGCCGGCCCTGTTTTGCAAGACATCGGAACAGTATCGACAAAGAAGCGAACCATTCAAATCGAAGTGGTGATGCGTGCGAAAACTCAGAGCTACACGCCTTCGGCACCCGACACCGACGCAGTTGTGTTAAGCCTGATTCCAGTCGGCACGCAGGTTTTCTTGGAGCAAGACGAGGAGTCTTGGTCCACTCATTCAGGACGGTATTCTAGGACCACCGCATACACCTGGCAGTAAAGGATAAGGACAAGTGGCGTTCACCCGGGTTAGTTTTCTGGGCGCGTCCGTCCGTGGATTCAACACATCCATCGGATGGAACGCAAACCAAAGCTCCCTCTCTGTACAATTAGTCGAAGACGCGGCCAACGGAGACACCTTTAGTCCTCCGGATGTTGGCACGCCCGTACATTTCACGTTCGGCAGCTTTCGCTTTTCTGGCTTGCTCCAGAAGTGGGAAAAGAAAAACGAGACACAGGGTCTGCCCACGTATGAAGCCGTGGTTGTCGACCCCCGCGAGCTTCTGGAAGGCATCCAGGTCGTCATCGGTCAGTATTCCGGTTCGGTGGCTGAAGTTCAGAACGTCGTCAACGCCTACGGCTATTGGGAGAATACGGGCTACGGCAATTCGGGAGCGAACAATTCGGGCATGACTTGGGCTCGGGTTCGCGATGCAATCAAAGCGGTTGTCAATCAACCAACTTACACGACATACGGCGGCCCCATTACGTTCCGTGGCGTCAAGTACGCCATCGACCTGAGTCAAGTCCCTAATCCTCCTGCGTACTATCGCGTGGGCGGCGGCGCGTCCATTGGTTTGCTCGACCTTCTTTCCCAAATCTGCGATGATGGCGGCTGCGACTTCTTCGTGGAGTTGGTGGGAACCACCATCAGGATTCGCACGGTAAGCAGAGCGAACCAGCCTCCACTCGGCACCATCTCGGCCATCGCCAACACGAACTGGGGCGGAACTGTTGTTCGTAGCCACAACGGTCTTGAGCTTCGTAACGAGACGACCTCGGCGTTCCTGGTTGGTGGTCAGGTCTCGACTCTCCACCAAACGACCAGTCTAACTTCGTTCTGGGGATATGATGTTGCTGGCAATCCGATTCTTGGCACCTCGGGACGCTTCGACTTTGTCGACTCCAGATATTTGGCCAGCTTGTACGGCGACCACACGGCGACAGACACGGAGCTTTGGCTAGCAAACTTTACCTGGCCAGCTGCGGCAACAGGTTGGCCATCCGCCATTCCGTTTTATGTTCGTATCGGCTCGGAAATCATCAAATGCACGCAGTTTCTTGGGACTGTGGGCGTTGTATACAAGTACAAATGTGAGCGTGGAGCGTTCGGGTCAACAGCACAAGCTCACGCAAATTTAGCTCAAGCTGTTTATTGTTGGGGTAGCACGCCAACAGAATACGCCAATCTGAATTCGAGCAAGATTGCGGACCTGATTGGCACAGTGAGCTACACTTGTTCCACTTTGGAAATGCGGCTTGCGCTCATCGACTTTCAAAGCTGGTCTGCTTTTTTGTGGCATCATCGGCCAGATATCGCCACCGCCTTGAACTTGTACAGCCCGCTCATCAATCCGTTAGTGGGGGATGCGTTGATGTTTCCGCCAGACCTGGTAGGAGATGCTCCGCTTCTAGCTGAATTGGTTGGTGCCGCGTTTGTGTCTGGCGAAGTCTTTGCAAGACAACAAACCGTTTACGAGTTCGTTCGCGCGATTGCCCAGACCTACCTTGGCAAGAAGTATGTGGCGAGCGTCCCGTTCGTTCTTCATAAGCAGGACCCGGAAACTCTTGTCGTTTCCACCAGCTATGACGTCGCCGATGGCGGCTATCTTCCTGAAGGCTCGACCCCTCTTGGTCTGTCCACGTTCAACGAAGACACATTTAAGAACCAGGACGGCACGTTTCGGGCGTTTGTCACCTTCAGTAATCTGACCGGAGCAGACCTCGCCAATATCAGCCCAAACGACAGCGTTGTTGAAGACGGTGTCCTTTATCAGGCCGTTCAGGTCGACCCCAATCTGGTATTTGTTCCCTCGCCAGCCGTTGTGATTACGGTGCCAGAAGGGCTGTTTGACCGGCCAGTTGATGTTCTGGGCAGCGTAGATGTGATTGCTGGCGTCCTATTGAGAACTCCAGCTGAAGCTAGAGCATTTTTCGAAGATAGGCGACCTTTCGGCTCGACCATGGCGCGAGTCTTTCCTGCTCAACGCAATCCCTCTGGCGCGGCAGTCCCCCTTCGCTCCAACATCCTGACCTACGGTCCGTGGTATGCGCAGGGAGCAGTAGGGAAGGTTCGTTTTGAGGTCGACCCAACCCTGGTGCCGTGGGAATACGGCGGCTATTCCATCATGGACCAGGTGGGCACCGCTCGTGTGATTCAATCTGTCACCAACATGCAAGTAGGAGAAGTTGGCTCTCTTGAGCTTGCCGGCGCTCCGCTATATTCGCTTGGCGACACCATGCAAAGCGGCGGACCAAACGTGACCAATATGCAAGTGTCGTTTGGTACACAAGGGGTCACAACCAGCTACCAGTTCGCCACCTATACGCCTCGTTTCGGCGTGTTTAGTAAGGGCCAGGCCGAACGCATGAAGAAGCTGGGCCAAACTACCAACGAGCTTCGCCGGGCACTACGCGCGTCCTCAAGAGAGGCGGAAGTAACAAACATCGCGATAGCGAGGGCGGTAAACGCCAGACGATTCATGGGTGGTGCCCCGCCTGCGATGGACCCGCACACTCCCCATGAGGTGTTGATTGCGAGAAACGTGATGGACCCCTACACAAGCGGGGTCCGTGTCGGCGCTTCCACGTCCACGTATATCGAAGCTGTCCCATTTATGAAGGCGGACTCGGAGACCAATTACAAATCCGGCGCTGTTATGAGTATGGCTGGATTGGTTCGTCCGTTCGCTACCAAACCGTCGCTCGCCTACCTTCTTCCAGGTTACGTTACACCTCTTCCGGAAATAACCGGCGTTACAGGATTCAGTCAAAAGCAACTTGACCCATGGAAGCGGCAAAACGACATCGACATTTACTCCTGGGGCGAAACTTACGAAGGACTCAATGCACATCGGCGAACGCCGGATATCAGCACAAAGGGCGTCAAAGCTCTTGGTCTTCGTGGTCCGCTCGTATTGGTTGGTTGGGGGTATGACACCGATGGCGGTCCTGTCCCGAATCTGACAGACGGCAATACTCTCATCGAGCAGGACGGGGGGTTTGCAAGCGGCTACTTGAACCGCTCTGACTGGTGGAAAGCAGGTCCGGTCGATATGCTTTTTGACCGCGAGCGAGGCGTCTGGACCGTTCACGATATCATTCGTTGCGAAGCAACGGGATACATCCCTATCGGTGGGTCTGGATATGTCGAAGTCAAGTTTCGCAAGCCTGACAACACCGAACATACTGTAAAAGAGCAGCTTGTTTACACATGGACAAATCCTGTTGTAAGCGGGCAGCGGCTCATGGGACTGTTTGTCGCGCATGACCGAAAATGGTATGTGATAATCCCAGATTCTGGCGGGTCCTCAAGTGGCAGTGGGGCTACCTATACGTTCGATTCTCCAGAGTTCACGGTTGATGAGACCGATGGTAATTTTCATATCTCGGCCGAGTGGGGCACAGGTATTTTGCCGGTTGGTTGGGCGAACGACGAGGGAAGCGGAGAGTATTTCGCACGAGTGGACCATGTTCACGAACATCCGGTCTTCGACAGCGGCAATTTGCACCCAGAGTACATCTACACGTTCGGCGCGGAATTCGATGTTAATGGCGATGGCCCTCGGACCGTTGAGGCGGTGTGGGGCACCAGCATTCAAAGTATCGGCGCTGTCAACGACGACGGAGTGGAAGAGTCGTTTGCCAGGTCGGACCACTCTCACGAACACCCGGTGTTTGTCGCTGGCGACTTGCATCCGGAATACAACCTGCCTGCCGGCCTAAACAACACTGTGCTTCATAAGAGCGGAGGCAGCAATGTCTGGTCTGCTACGCCCACGATTACCGGCGTATATCTTGGCGACACGGCAACAGACGGGTTTGTGGCGTTAGCAGGAGAAGGTGGGTCTTCGCGAACCTATCTGAAGACGCGTAGACGCGACACAAACGTCCACATCTTCCTGCCAAGCGGCAATCCGTTCGCAACAGGACAGGTGTTGGTTGTTGACTCCTATGACGCTAATAACGTGTACCTTGCCTGGGGTATGGGCTCCGGTGGCATATCCCAGACTATCGAATATGTGAGCAATGTAACTTGCGGAACAGGCGGACTTGAAGTGACATACAGGCAAATGACGTTCGACCGTGGCCTTCTTATAGGTGAATGGTAATGACCATCGTAACCTATGCGGATTGTAGTTGCTGCGGGAGCGAAGCGACAGTCGCTTGTTGCGCAAACACCTTGCCTACCACCTTATACATAACCTTGTCTGGAGGTGGATGTGATGGTACAGGGAGTCTTATCTGGGACTCTAGCTCTCAGAAATGGCTCGGCTCAGTTATTCTGTCCGCTGGAGTCTTAGATGTAGAATTCTGGTGCGCTGAAGGTACACCAAACACCTTTATGCTTTCGCTTAGCAATTGCCATTCAACTATGGGAGGGCTCCCTCTTAGCGGAGGAAGTTGTGACCCTCTTGATGTCGGTACAGGCGCATTTATTCTGGACACAGCATGTTGCGGCTCTGCTGCTACAGTGGATATTTCTATTACGGAATAAACAAAAATGTGGTGCGGACACAATCCTCCAATAGACGGATGTAGGAAATGTTGGTTGGCCCAAAACGACCCAAGGTATCAAAAGTTATGGGGTATGAAGCCTTCCCTGCTTACTAAGGCGATATCATTTGGCAAAGCTGTTGTTAGCCACGCCGCCAGCGGATTCGCCAAGGTTTCAGATGAAGTGTTCGAAGAGCGGATGCGTATTTGCGGCGAGTGTCCGAACCTGAACGGGGACGCATGTAAACTTTGTGGCTGCAACCTGAAAATAAAGGCTCGCTGGGCAACTCAGAAGTGTCCAGCGAGCAAGTGGTGATTACGGGCGTCTTAACACAACGCTTTCGATATCGTAAATCTCCGCAGAAAGGTAGTCGCTAGGAAAGCCGAACACTATACGGGCTTCGCTGACGTATTCTGCGTCCCGCTTACTTATATCGAAAACAAATCGAGACACCATGGGAATCCAGTAGGCGCTTGTCATCGGGCGGTACTTTCGGTTTCTCAGAAACTTGATAGCCGCTGGATGCGGAGAAAAAGAGGACTTGGTTCGAAAGGCACTCAGGTATTGCCCATTCTCGTCGTAAAGTGCGACTTGAATAGACTTGGTAGTCGGCGGATAAAGGTCCCAAGATGTTCGGTACTCATCGTCTTTCGATGGCCACTTAGAGAAATCAAAGGTGACATCCATCGTCAATTTGCTTCCATCCATCGTGGCCTTGATGTCTTTGATGGCTAGGTCGTGAAATCCGTACGACTCCCCACGTTTGCCAGAGATTTTTCTAGCTTGCGCAGTTGATGTGTTTGTCACAGTCCCCACAAGCATGACGACGACGAGCATTTTTAGGAACATGTCTGTTCTCCCAAACAGGTTTTCTCCACCAACACATTTTAACTCGCAAGTCTGTCCTGTCAATAGGCTTCGGTGTATTCAATACTGACACTTATCCAAAAGGAAATAACCAACCATGGCAGTTGATGTATCTTTTTTCGCGGGCGAAGACTTCCAAATCCAAGACCTTTCTGGGTCTGGACTTGGGTTCTTTCACTCTGACGGCTTCGGCCGCTCGGTACGCGTCGGCGATTACCAAGGCAGGACGTTCATCACCAACGGCGCGGGCACGACCGAGGGTCCGGAGGTCGACAACGTCAAGTACCTAAACCTAGGGTCGGGAATCCTGGGCCAGGCCGGCACGGGAATCGCCCTGACCTGCATCCCGAACTACAAGGCAACCCTCAACATCCGGGTTGAATCGGATGACGCATCATCTTTTCAATTGCAAAATAGTCGCATCTACATTTACGACCGCTCCAGCAGCGCCAATCCGGCTTCGGGCGTGACCTGTAAGATTGCCGAGGTTATCCATCCCGGAACGACCCAGGACAACACGGGCTCCGGAGACACGACCTGGACCACGGTAACGCCAGCATCGACCGGGAGCAACTACCTCGACCTTTGCCCCAGTCCTGGCATCAGCGGTCTCTATGCAGGAAACGGTAATGATGGCGGATGGTCGGACAGACGGCACGACCACTATATTGTCATCTCGCCTTCGCCGGACACGATTGGGTCCAAGACGCAATTTGGACTCTATTTTACGTGCGAATACCTATAACAGCAGGCGGGGTGGAAATGGCTTCTTCGGCTGTCCACCCCAGTTTGTCTACCCTCTCAAGAATCTGACCTCCATCTCTTGCCTTACACCTCGGGTCCTGGCTCCATAAAACAGCCGCTTTTGTCTCTCCAAATGCCGAAAGAAGCCTGTTGTTGGTCTTGTTCTCGTTCTGTTTACTTCTTGGTACCCAACAGCAGTTCTCTGGGCAGTAATTGCCGTTTACATCTTTTCGCTCGATAGTTAAGCCGGGCTGCCACCCGTTTTGAACGGCCCAGTCATAAAACGCCTTGTAATCGCTGCTCCATGTCTCGCAAACAGAGATTCCTCGTCCACCATAGTTCTTAAACTGACGCATGGAAGGGTAAAGGCACCTAGCTTTCATGCCATTGAAAATTTTGTACAGCGGGTGGCTGCTCATTCCGTGAGACAGATTCTTTGCTGTAACGGTACGTCTTGCCTGCTCGCTCTTCCAGCATCCACATGATACCGTCAATCCAGGTTTCATGGATGCTACTTTAACAACCTTTTGTGTGCCGCAATCGCAAGTCACATTGGCCATTAGTATGTTCTGGCTTCCGATGTTCTTGTAAAACGTGTTTGTGATGGTAAGCCTGCCATGCTTGTCGCCGACTCCAAGAATGGGTCGCTCTAATCCAAGCTGTCCGAACAGGTGCTGAACCGCCCTTTTTGTTCGTCCAGGCAATTGGTTCGCCATCTCTTCGCACGACATGTTCAGGTAATTGTCTTTTACAAACTGAACCTCGTCATCTGTCCATTTCTTACCGGCCACTCGCTTTGACTCCTTGAGTGTTCATAGGAAAGGTCTATACAATAATACCCCGAACTGGGGTTTGAAGCCGATAAAGAATGAAAAGGTTTACCAAAAACCTTCGCGAAAAAAGGGCGGCTCCATTAGGTTGGAACCGCCCTTGTTATTTACCGGCGACCCTTTGCAGGAGGAGCGGATTTCTCCTCTCCCGTCTTTGGTTCACCCTTATACTTCGACCATCCATTGTGGGGTCCAAACGACCCTTTCTCGCGGTCTGGCTTGCCTTCTGGCGTGAGCTTACGGATGGGGAATAGTCCCCCTCCCTTTTGGTTCTGGCCCAGGCTAAGGCGAGCGTAGCACTTCTGGCAGTGGTATTCAGGGAAGTCGTACTCCCCGGATACTCGAACGACCGGCTTGATGTCTGTCGACTGACAAAGACCGCATTTGCTCTCAGCAAAAACCTCATACGAGGATGCGATTTCCTCGAACAGTTCCTTTTGAGTGTCACCCTCCACTTTGAGGACGATTCCGTTAGGCAGACGTAGTTGCGCTTCCATTGTTCTCCAAAGAAATTAGAATGTGTTATCTCGCCAGTTGGGGTCGTACCCCTTCCATTCCGGCTTGATTTTGTCCTTTTGGTTCTGGAGCATGCTCAGATGCTCCGTCATCCTCTCGGCTGTACCCAACGCCACTTGCTCGATACTGTCGTACTTCTTCGAGCCGGCGTTGACGTAGTTCATAAGGTTGATGTCGAGTCTCCTGCAAAGGGCCTCGATGAAGATGATGTCGCTTTCGCGAATAAGGCCGGTCGCGCTGGCTTCAACCAACGGAACTCGGGTCTTCTCTTCCGCCGACACCTTCTTGATTTGCAAGGCCTTGCGAAGGCAGCGACCTTCCGCCCGGGTACTGGCCATGGCGCTGGGATGAATCAAGAACTCGGGGTCTGTGTTGTTCCGCATACAATCGGCGACGTCCGTGTACTCAACCATGAAGGCTTCGCCGCCATCAGGGATGTCTTCCGGCCGCGTCCATAGGATGCGAAGCACGTAGCGAACAGTCACCGGTTTCAGGAGCGAATACAGGTCCGTTTCTCTTGGAGTGCCCAGGAACTCAGCAGGAGAGGCCTCCAGGGGACCGCTATGTACGATGGGGCCAAGAAGCTTGCGAGCCACGCGACGTAGGCCGTGAACGTATGGGTTGCCGTCGTCGTCCTTCTCGTCGTCCTTGAACTGGCTCAGAACGAAATCCTGCCAGTTTTCCGACCACATTGGCGGTCCGAAGCGAGGATGGACCTTTTCGATGGTTGGGTCTTCTTCCATCTCCGCGACTGAGGACATGATGGGAAGGGCGGTGTCGCCGCTTTCGATGCCATCAAAACTTACGCTGTCCAACGCCGCCTCTTCTTCAGGGGCGATTTCAACTTTCTTTTTTGCCATTCTTTCCTTTCGTGGGGTGTTTGTGTCGCCCAGTTTTCAAGGCAACGGACTGAGCTTCGCTTTTTGAGCGAATGGGAAACTTGTGGCTTTGCAGCGCCCGCCGAACCATGTTTGGGTAAACCTCCAACTGTTCGGCAATTTCGTATGTGCTTCGTTCCTTCAGGATGTATTGCTCATGAAGGAACTTTTTACCTTCTTGAGTGAACAGGAAGTGGCGCACTCTCATATCCGGCCGGCGACCTCAATTAAACCCGGAATCAGGTTGGTGTCTTCCACCACGAAGTTGACCGGCACGTTCCAGACATCAGAGATAATACGCGAGTGTTCGTTGCTTCTAGCCACCAGTACGTGGTCGGGATTGGCGTAAATCCCTCGTAGGCTTTGGAAGTGTTTTGGTTGAAGCCGCAACCACTCCAGGTCCCAGACATAGAACAGGCGTTTGGTTAAGCAGGGAAAGGTCAGGAGCTTCTCGGCGGTGGAAAGGTTGGTGGAGACCGCCACCCCGTCGAACGCCCAGGCCTCGGAGAACTGCATGGAGGCAAACAGCATGGGAAGAACGTGCGGAGAAGGATTCTCGTACAGGGCTACGATGTCGTGTTCACACGTTTTAGAAAGTAACTGGTTAGCGCTTCTAATTGCGTAGTAACTTAGTTGCGAAGAACCTAAGCTACTTATTCCTATACCTATTTTCATTCGAAACCTTCTGGAGAAAGTGTTAACCGATGAGACTTTCCCTGCTAATGCTTTGTCTTTGAACTATCAAAAACCGTTTGAGCCAAAGGTAAGACCGAGGAATACTTCCCTGCTTATCATCACCTAGCGAATAGTTGAAAACCAAAGGTGGTAAGTGAAAGCTTTTTGAGTAGTTAAGCCGCTAAGTTACTGGCGTGTTAGCTAATAACCCTACACGCAGAAAACAGCAAAAGTCAACTTTTACGCGTAAAAATCTTTTCGATATGCGGCCACCGTCTTTGCGACACCCACAGTGAGCGGAGTGAATTCAAATGGGCCGATAACTCGTTCCTGACGCGTTGTGTCCAATCGCTTGCGAAGCTGCCCATCAGGTTTGCTGGTGTCCCAGGCAATGCGTCCTTCGTATCCAGCGTGGATGGCTACCAGCGTGGCTAGGTCTCGAATAGACACTTCCTGGCCGCTTCCAAGATTCAGTGGGTCTTGGTTGTTTTCGTGCCGCTCCATGACCTTGATGAGCAACTTCGCGGCGTCCTCGACGTAGAGGAATTCGCGGAGCGCGTTACCGGAGCCCCAGCACTGGACTTCGTCCAGCTTCTGGTTGGCGGCGTCGACAAACCGCTTAATCATGCCGCCCATCACCTTGGTGCGTTGCGGGTCGTAGCTGTCCCCTGGTCCGTACAGGGTCGTCGGGCAGGCGCAGATGAAGTTGCAGCCGTACTGGTCGCGGTAGAAGCGAGAGGCAAGTTGGAGGTTGCGTTTGGCGTAGCCGTGGCAGGCAACAGAATCGTTGGGTTGACCCGCCAAAAAGTTCTTTTCGTGTAGAATGCCTTGTTGAGTAACCTCGATGTTGCTTCCTGCGAATTGTCCGCGAAACAACGGGTCGTCTCCGTAGGCGCAGCTTGCCACCACGCTCACGACCTTCTTGACACCGGCCTGGCGGCAGGCTTCGAGGACGTTGAGTCCCATGACTGTGTTGCGGTAGAAGATGTCTGCCGGATTTTTGCGATTGAACTCGATACCGCCGTTGTAGCCAGCAAGATGAAAGACGTAATCAGGTATATCAGAGTAAATGGTGTTGTACGCACATCCCAGGTCATGCAGTTTGCTGCCGCTACTTAACGACGTGGTCATGGCACCACAACCACCTAACACTCTACAAAGATGCCGCCCAAGAAAGCCGTTGCCTCCGGTCACGAGGACCTTCTTACCTCGCAGGTCGATACTCACGAATATTGTCCCTCTCAGAAAAAATGATGGACGAACCGTCCAGGTGAAAACGAAATGGGATGTGGACCGCCCCCAGACCTTCCAGGTGGGTGATAATCTTGGCTCGCTTCTCGGGCTTAACAACCAACAGCATGCAGCCGCCACCGCCAGCGCCAGTAATCTTGCCGCCGAATGCTCCGCAGACCCGGGCCGTGTTGTAGAGCTTGCAGATATGCTCGCTGGAGACCTTGTCGCTCAAGCCAGCCTTGATTCTCCATGACTGGTCAACGAGCCAGCCCAGACGGTCGTAGCGGCCCCGCTGGATGGCTTCAACGCCTTGTTCCGCGAGCCGAATCATCGCCCACTGTTCACGTTCGCGTTCTGCGAGGGAAGGGGCGTAGCTGCTGGCAATGTCACTGCTTGTTCGGTTGACGCCAGTGAAAAAGAGCATGGTGTGTGCCTCCAGCGCTTCAATCTGGCTATGTTGGAGCGCCAGCGGATACACGTTCATCTCGCCGTTTGGCGCGAACTTGATGACGGACAAACCGCCATGAGCGGCCCACATCTGGTCCTGACATCCCACGGTCTCGCCCATCAGGCGTTGTTCGATGTGGATAGCGGCCTCGGCAAGCTCGTAGGGCAGCATGAGCCTTCCCTGCATAGCCGAGAGAGCATTGAGCAGTCCTACGACGAAGGTGGAACTGGAACCGGTGCCAGAACGGCCGGGAAGGTCTGCTGCGTGGAAGATTTCGAAGCCGGGCGAGGTTGGTCCGTCCAGCTTCAAATGTTGCAAGCAGGCGCGAATAGCCCGATGTTCAATGGCGTTGTTACTGTTGACCGTTTCGATGTCGGAGTAGACAACACGGGTCTTATAGGTATGAAAGGGCGGAAGGTAGCGGGCGGAAATGAAGGAAAACTTGTTCAGGGCACCGCCGACTACGATTCCGCCATGTTTAAGAAACCAGCTGGGGTAGTCTGTTCCGCCACCCAGGAAAGATACACGAACTGGTGTGCGAGAGATTATCATACAGATAATACTCGCTAAGGTCCGTACACGAACGCCTTTGTACCAGTTTCTTCGTTGATAATGTAGCGTCCAACTTTTGCTGCCATCGCTTGCTCACGCTCCAGGTCTTGCCCAAACCGGATACCGGTAATGACGCCAAGAGACAAGAAGGCGAGAAAGAACAACAAAGTCACAGTCGCCGACACAAAGCCGCTCGGTTTGTTGTGAGAGCCATCTTTGCTGATGTCTACGAAGAAATGTTCGTCGTTATCAAAGTCGAACGTGCTGGTATCGTCTTTTGTGTATGCTGTGTAATGCGGAAGTTCTAGCTCTTGAATCTGGTCACGCTGCATTTATTTCCAACTCCTGTTCTCTCAGTAGCCGAGCCGCATGAAACTGGTTCTGGGCTCGTTCCCAACATTTGGCACAAAGGTCGTGGTCTTTAATGGAGACCGGAATGCCGGCGCGGGCTTTACGGCTTCGCTTTCTGCCCCGTAGCGGAATTACCAGAACGGGACGCTCGCATTCGCTGCATCGCATTTAACAATTCCTCATATCTCCAAGTTGCGTGGAACAAGTAGAGCAAACGGTTTCGACTTCGCGCACACCCATTTCCAAGGTGTGCTTGAACAAGAATCCTGTTGAGAGAATCTTCTCGTTGCTTACCAAATAGTTGCGCTTGTCGGGGTCTTCCCCGTTCCCGACGACCACAACGCGGCGGTCGAGGCCCAGGATGTCGCAGATGGCGTGAGCAAGTTCCATCTTGGTCAGGTTGGCCGTAGGCAAGCCGAGGTTGTACGGACCGCGTAGGTGATGCCGACCGAGCATGAACAGGAAGGCGTTGCACACGTCACGGACATGAACGAAGTTTCGCTTAAAGTGTGGTTCGTAAATGGATAGCTGTACGTCCGCCTTGGTCGTACCAATCGTCTTGCCAGATTCGCGCAAATTGAGACGATGCCGGATGTTGAAGAGCCGCCACGTAAAGTCGTTCACCATCAGGTCCATCCGCATGCGCGGGCTCGCACCGAAGACCGTGGCAAGTCGCAAGCTGACGCCGTTCGGATGGTTGAGAACCGCCTTCTCGCCCTCGCACTTGGTCTTTCCGTAAACGGAGATGGGGGCAAGCAAGTCATGCTCGGTGACGTACCGGTCGCCCTCGGTCTGGCCGTACCCAGAGTTGGTGTTTGGATAGATGACTCGCTGGTTCGGGCTTAGGCTCTCCACCAAATCGGTGATGGACCAGGAGTTGATGGAGGTTGCCCACCGAATATGATGTTCGTCTTTCTCGCAGATGGGCGCTCCGACCATCGCGGCCAGAGGAATAATGACGTCGCATTGCTCCGCAAGGAACGCAAGATTTCTGGTGTCCTGGACATCCATTCTGAAAAACTGGAAACGCTCATGACCCAGATAGGGGAGGACGGCGTAGCCGTTCTTATAGAACAGGTTGTCGACACCAATGACACGACATCCCGCGTTTAGAAGTTGTCCCACCAAAACGGAGCCAATGTATCCGCAGCAACCTGTCACTAACACATTAGGTGTAGACATATCAACTACTCGTTGTTAGGTGCTTATGGATTATGCCGCACCATATAGCAAAATCGTTTTGTGTAAGTCCCTGTTTCATCATGTTGGCGGTCTTATGTACCCACTGAACGTTGTCGTCGTGGTATCCGCGTTTACTATCAATACGGTCAAGAGAGGCGGTCCACTCGCGGCTTAGATACTCACTCTTGTTTGATGGTAGGGTAAGTGGAACACCACTTAATGCGCACTTTCCGCCTTGCTGTTCGAATAGTTCCCAGGCGAACTTAGGGGTGATGCAAAAGTCGTGGCCGCGAATCCTGGCCCCTCGCTCAATGGAATGCCACAAAGGGCCTATGATTTGTCCATACCCTTTTGTTCGTCGTCTGCTTACTCCTCGGTCGCACCCGCATGAGCCGGTCAGACCACGACGAAGATTTTTTCCTCGAACAATACTCGTGTTGCCACAATCGCATTCGCAAAGCCATTTTGCGCCGTTCTTGTCTGAGCCGGCAGGAGAAACGACAACTAATTTACCGAATCGTTTTCCGGAAATATCCTTGCGAAGGTTGCACTCTCTTCGCGCTGGAATATTGTGCTTTTTTAGAAGTAGGTAAACCTGTGATTGTGAACATCCAATATCTTTGGCTATCGCTGATTGGGACTTTTCCAATTCGACGTATTGGTTGAGTAAAAATGCTCTGTCTGGCTGGTACGGCATAACTGGCTAATCTCCTTCGATAGGAGATACACCGAATTAGCCAATAACCAGAAAGTTATGCTACCTTGCTACCTCCTAAAAGGACGCTCAATTCGCGTCCGGCTTGAAAGACGGCCTCTTTTGAAGTTGGGTATTTGGGGGTCCAGCCGTTGGCTTTTAGCCACTTGTTGCAGACACGAACAACTGGCTGGTCGCCGCGCCATACTGAGGACTTGCCGGCCCAGGTGATTGGCTTGCGGATACCGGTCGCGTCCATAAGCGTCTTGGCGAGGTCCTCAACGGAGATTTCGTCGTCAGCCGAGATATTGAAAACGCCAGTAAAGTTGGTGTTCAAACCAAGCTTGACAAACGCTTCGGCTGTGTCGATAGCATGGTTGTATGGCTTAATTGAGCCCGGAGATTCGCCCAGCAGTTCGAGGGTGGGGCTATCGGACTTTAACTTCCGAACCAGGTCCAGGACAACTCCGTGCGTGGCGTGAGCGCCGACATTTGCGACCGGCCGGAAGATGAGCGAACTGACCCTTCCCTGCTCATATAATGTGTTGACAAAAATTTCCGAAGCGAGTTTGGTGGCTCCGTAAACCGAATTAGGAATTGTATCGTCTCCCTCCTCCCATTTTTGAAAGGTGGGGAGCGAAGCTCCATATACGGTCGCGCTGGAGCAGTAGACGAACCGACAGCCTTGCGGGGCGTACGCGAGCAGATGGTGAGTCGCCAGCACGTTGGTGTGCGAGACTTTGCAGGGAGCCCTCTCGTCTTCCTTGACCAGCGGATTGGCCGCGATATGGAAGATGACATCCGGCTTGAAGCGAAGCAGGAGGGCGGCGACCATCGTCTCGCATTCCAGGTCGCAATACACTTCCTGATATCGCTGGGTGTGGTCACCATCTAAGGTGACGTCCCAGATATGCTTATAGGACTGCCGGCTCACCCCAACGATATCCATATCCCGGTCTTCTTGCCGAAGCCGGCGAAGGATGTGCGAGCCGAGGAAGCCGTTGACGCCAGTAACCAAGATTTTCATGTGTTGGTGATAACCTCCATAACGCCCAACTCGCCCCAAGGCCACTTCTGCGGGTTCCGGCAGGTGCCGTCCCATGCGTGATAAATGGCATGGTTGATGGCCACCCCCTCATCCCAACGCTGACGCGTAATCACGGATGGCGGTGGAAAATAATAGGTGGTCCGACCCTTGTGGTATTGGTGCAGGCTTATCCCCTCGCTAATCACCTGCTTGAAACCTGGAAGACAGCGGGCTCGCCGAACAAAGTCGGAGTCTTCTGCCGAGATGCCGCCGTAATATCGTTCGTCGTATCCGTTTAGAGTTTCCCAGAGCGCACGAGGGGCCAGGCTGATATAGTTGGTGACGTCCGACCGGTAGTGCTTGCTTTGGAGCGGCCAGCGGACGCACGCGTTTACAATTCGTTGGTCGAGGTTCGACCCATACTGGTCGAGTTGGTCCAGATACTGAGCAGGAACGTCGTAGGTGGTCGACATGACCATGTAGTGGTCCGCATCGGGCTTGTCCGCGATAAGTTGGTCGTAGCACCCCTCCCAAGCAATAACCTCGTTGCCTTGCTGGAAAATGAGGTCTCCAGAGGTATGTCTAAAACCAACATTATTAGATGCCGATGGATTATTGAGGAATTTCTTGAGTCCTGTAACCCTCTCAAAGCTTGCCGCGTCGAATCGAACGAACTTCCATCGAAAGGCCGACGAATAAAGACTAAGTTCACCGAAAATATCTTCGGTTGACCCGTCGTCCACAACCACAACCTCAAACGGACAAGAAGGTGGTCTATTAGCGATAGCCCAGAGCGTCCTGCGAAACAGGGATAGACGGTTGTAGCTGCTTATTACGATGCTTGCTGAAATACTTTGCTTTTGGCCTGTTCCGCTGTTAGCTGGCATAGTTCCACAAACCTTTCATGCGAGAGGTCCATTTTCATTTGTTGAACATCTTTGTGGACCCATTGAAGGTTGGTGATACTGTAATCACCATCACTATCAATTCTGTCTAAAGATGCGGTAGAGTTCGTCCTGCGGTCGGCTCTATCGAACCAAATTGGTAACCCTGTATAAAAGCAGCGATGTTGTTGCTTCTCAAACAACTTTGATATATCTTCAATGGTTACAGTCAGAGCTATACCACGAAGAGCAGCGTTTCGGCGAACCATACACCAATACCAACCGGGGACAACCCCGCACCCTTTCCACTTTGGATGATTGTCGCCACTTTTATGGCTAAGCATCGGTGGTCGCCGTGGTATACCTAACTGTCTTAAACGGGAAAGGACGCTAGCCGCTGAAATACCAAATAACTCGCCAATTTCTGCGAGACTTTTGTTTTGAGTGACGTAGAGGTCGTGTAGTTCATCCCTAGCGATAAGGACTTTAAGCGGCCTTGCCATCGCCGTCCTTTTCGCTTGAACTGACAATAAGGCGTTTCAGTGTGTTTATCTGCCGTAATTCGTTAGCAGGAACCCAATATCTTGGACCGTAACCAAAATCCCGTGTTGGTCTCTTAGTTAGGTCCTTAATGGTTGCCCATCCCAAGAACGAGAAACCGTATTCAATTGTTCCACCAACCAAGATGAACAAGCTACTATTACCATAACGCTGTTCAAACTCGAACGGGTTGATGATTAAGGTCCCTCCCACGCGAGGTGCCCTGTCTTTTCCCGGAGCGAATCCGTTCCACACCACTTCTACGCCCATTTTGGTTATGCTACCGTTTGATGTGATGACATCAACAGAGAAATCGTATCCACCGTCGCCAGTGACGGTAACCGAGGTGTTCGCAACACCTCCTAACTCATTTGCTGCAAATAGCTCTGCATGTCCAGCTTGCTTATCTGTTTCAGCAGAGCAGTAACTACCATCCTTCCGTTTGGCAGAAATACCAGCGTTTCTTTTGGCGTGATAACGCGCCTCGAATACATCGTGAGACATATATGGTGTCGTGTAAGAACGCTTATTTAGCGCTCAATTAGCGAGAACGGCACCAAATACAAAAGCCGACTCTTGAAATGTTATGGGGTAGCCAATAACAAACTAAATTAACTGTCCTTTCAAATACTCACCCTTCACCTGCAACACTCTCGCCACTTCCTTCGTCATTCCCAACGCATCCAGCATGTCCGCAACGCGCTCGAAGTAGGTGTGGTCCGTCAGGACCTTTCGACGAAACCTCTCCCTCTTGTTGTCGCGCGACCCGGGATTGTCGACAAAGAACCTTACAAGTTCATGGAACCGACTGGGCGTGTCCGCCATTGGTAGTTCGTTCTCATCGAACAGGTCTCGCGCTTCCTCGACGTAGTCGCTGACGCAGAAGCCTCCCGACGATGCAATTTTGAATGGGCGTTCGATGATGTCCCAGCCGAGCCCCTTGTCCGTACTGTGAGGTTCGCTTACGTTCGGGCAAACGGTAGCGGAAACAAACAAGTCCTTCACGTCCGCGTCGTCAATCCCGCCGAGGTATTGAGCCACCAGCCAATGTTGGTTCCCGAAGATTTTCACTCTGAGTCCACGCCCGGCCTCGCAGAGCGGCAGCATGTGCGTGTTGAGGTTGCGAGCCTTGTAGCCCCAGTACCCGCCCACAAACGCCACGTCGCACGCAAGCTCGGGACGGTGCCGCCCATTGAGGTAAACGAACGTGTCGGCCGCGTTGAGGATGCCGGCGTACTTGACTCCAATGGAGCCCCAGCCGCTCATGGTTCCTTCGAGCCAGCGGTCATGGGCGTGAATGAAGACCAAGTCGGGCTTGCCGGTCTCTTTCTTCAGAAGCTCGATTGCACGCTTTTCCTGCTCACTGGTGACCACCAGGGGATAGCGTTGCAGGTCGATGTCGTTCAGGTACGGACCCCAGGCCGAACCGAACAGGGCGACCTTCATGTGCGGACGCGCGGCGATGCACTTGGCGACCGCTCGGTCCAGGTCGTACGTTGTCCCAATGAAAAGGTCCGGTTCCTGCTCGCTGAAGGCGTCGAACGCCGACTTGACTTCGGGCCTCCAGAAAACAAACTTGTGACCGCACGCGGCAAAAACTCGCCCCCAGCCGGAACGCACATAGCTTGGTCCAGCAGGGGTGTAAACGCACATGACCTTCATTTGATAGCCTGGTCCTATGAATTAGTGTTGGTCGTACTTTAATCGAGATTAGCAGGAAGTCAATAGGCTGGTGGCGTTTTCCAGGTCGCGTGTGCAATCAACTTCGGCGACTGCCATTTTGGCAGGAGAGATGGCATCAAGACTGGTGCCGTCGTCTTCGAGTAGCAGGTTGAGGATTTCGTAACCGAAGAAGCGAGATTTGTCTGACTCGAACGCCAGCTTTTGAAAGAGGTGTTTTTCGCGGCCGGTTAGAAGTGCTAGCTGCGCCCACTTGGCGTCGAGACCGTACGAGAAGTAAAGGGCGCGGTCTTCCACGACGTTCACCCCAACTTCGCCGTCACGAATCAAGCCAAGGGTATCTACCAGCACGCAGGAGCGTGTCCGCTCTTTGAAAGGGGCTAGGGCTTCGCAGTCGAACGCCAGGTCGCCATATACCACGAGAACGCGTTCGTGCCGGCAACTCTTTAGGCCGATAGCGATACTCCTGGCTACGTTGGTGGTCTCATATTCGTCGTTGAACACCACCCGAACCCAGGACGGCAAATACTTCCGAATCCGGTCCGCCTCAAAGCCGAGGACGACCACGACCTCGCACCCAGGAAAGACTTCTCTGAGGATGCGAAGTTGACGGACGATAAGTCGCTCTTTGCCGACCTTCAAAAGAGATTTAGGGCCGTAAGAACGCATCCTACGACCTAGGCCTGCTGCTGGTATTACGACCGATAGGTTCACTGTCCGACCGTTGCGCGTTCGCGCACCTTTTGCATCACGCGCGCCCAGCATGCTTCCCATGTCTTTTTGGCGACGGTGGATGTGCTGCTATGTTCACCAACTCGAACCACGACGAGCGGTTCAGCAAGATGGGAGATAACGAACTTTTCCGATATCCTCAGCCAGAGGTCGTAGTCTTCGGCCACGCGAAGCTCTTCATCGAACCCGCCGACCGCCTCGATAGCTTTCCTGCTCACGAGCGAGTCGCAATTGACGATGCACTCACGTAGGAGCAGTTCCCGGCTGAACCCGGGCTTGTATTGGCGGATGCGAAGTCCGGAAGGGTTGAGCGTGTCGAAGTCCGAGTAGACAACGCCGATATGGTCTGGGGCATCCACGAACTTTGTCATCGACCTGGAAATCTTGCCCGGCTCATACAGGTCGTCGGAATCCAGGAAGGCAAAGACGGACGTGTTTTCCCAGCCGGCCCGCATACCGAAGTTGCGGGCTGCACTTGGCCCTTTCGCCACCTCGTGCCGAATAACCATGATGTCGACCATGGTGTTGAGCAGTTTGCCGACCACGCCCCTGCCGTCGTTCCCAAGGGGGCGGGGCTTGTATAGTCGGCGGGCCACCACATCAAACGAGTCGTCCTTGGAGCCGTCGTCCACGACAACGATTCGCTTTGCCGGATAGTCTTGGCGAGCAATGGAGTCGACGGCGTCGTTCACCCAGAGCCGGTGATTATGGCAGGGAATGACTGCGGTTACGAGAGGGACGGACATACGTCCTTGACGCTCCTGTAGAGGTGTGGGGTGTTGTGGGCTTCGCTCAAGGCCTTGACCTTTTCGACCAAGTCGCTGATGACTTCGCCGTTGGGGCCGTACCAGTTGTCGTACCCGCCAATCATCGGATGTTGGTGCATCCAAATCTGGCAGACAAGAGCGTTACCGTCTTCCAGGGGAGTCAGCAGGCGGAACCGGTCAAGGTTGCCGTTGACGGCCTGGTCGATGCTAGAAATGAAATCTCGCGGAACGACGAAGCCTGGATAGAAAACCGCGTAGCAAGTCGCACAGGCCGTTTTCGAGACTGCCGGATTCGGGAGGCTGAAAGCTGCGATGTCCAATGCCCTTTCCCTGCTCACTCTTGCGCCGTTCTCGCCTCGTTCAACCACCGCGTTGATTCTCCAGGTCACGGCATTGCCGAGCGTCTGCCAAAGCGCGACGTTGATTTCCCCGGGCTTTACGGTGGACTGGTTGTTGATGAACAGGACGAGATGAGGAAGGATAGCCTGGGCCTTGATGCTCTTCGCGGTTTCTTTCAGAGATTCAACCGTGAGGCCCTCGCCAAGGTAGACCAGAAACGCCATCTTGAGACGGACTTCTTTGCGGGCTTGCTTCTCGTGGTTGTCCTTGTGTTCGCTCGCCCAATGGCTGGCGCGGTCTCGAAAGAGGTTGCAGAGCCGGCCGTTGACGACGTAAAACTCGACCTCTTTGCCGCCGTCGAGCGTGTAGGCTTCCACAACAGCTTCGCCATCTTGCTCTTTGTACTGGTCGATTCGACCGACTTTGCAGCCGGTCTGGGTCAAGCCTTCGTACTGGGCAAACACGCAGGTGCGGCAGGCGGTATGCACTTTCGCGATTAGATTGTCGTCGTTTGCTTGTGCCGAGGGGTCTTGTTTGAGCGACTCGGCCGCTAGCTCCATTTGTTCTGCGGAAATAAAATTGTCCATTATGGTCTCTCTGCTACGACTACTGCACGGAAGTTCTCCACGCGACGAATGAGAATCTTGAGGCCCTTGTTTTTCAGAACATCCACAAGTTGTTCCAGGGTCAATGAGCAGTTTCGGCGATGTCCCTCGCCGTGAATAAGAAGGTTGACCTTGTCGATGGTGAGAATGTGAGACAGGTACGAGCGGCTGACTTCACGAAAGTCAATCACGGACAAAACCAGCCGGCCTCCATGCGCCAGCTTGCTCACCCAGTTATCCAACGCTTCGTCTACCTTATCGCCCGGGAAAGCGTCGAGAATGTCATGAGCCACAATCTCGGTTGCTTCGTTCGCTTCAACGAACTGGCCCAGATTGGACAGGTCGGCCGGCAAACGACCATCCGGCGAATCCTGCGGAGCGGCCGGGTCGAGATTGATGTAGCCCGAACGAACGTCGCCGTGGTTATTGATGAGGAGGTTGATTTTCATGACTATCCTGTAAAAACGATGTTTGCCGCTTGCTCGAAAACGCGATTCCAGTTGGCCACGAACTTGCCCATCGAGAACCGGTCGAGGATGGTTTGTCTTGCCGCCGCACCCATCTGCTCGCGAAGCTTCTCGTCGGCCAGCAGAATCCGGCAGTATTCTCCAAGCTCTCTGGGGTCGTTCGACATGAACCCATTTACGCCATGTTGGATGACCTCGGGAATCATGCACGTTGCGGTCGATACCACCGGGCACCCACAAGACATCGCTTCAAGTAGAGCGGTTGGGACGGGGCTGATAAGGCTGGTGTTGATGAAGACCTGGGCCTCGCGATACCGCATAACAAGCTCGGGAATGGACGCGGCCGGCTTGGATAAGCCTGGTGTGTCGCCCACCACGAACACTGGAAGCCCTTTGGCTGCTTCTCGCCACAAAGAGAATCCGCAGCAATTATGAGCCACAAAACCTGGAGCTACAACATACGAATGGTCATCAGCCACCTCGCAGTTGTACACCTTGCCGGCCCATTCTTCTTCAACGCGAACGTCTTGAACGACCGGCCGAAATGCGCAGTGGAGTTCGTCCCAACGAGCGGATTCAATTATACGCCTACATCTTTCTACGTTATCCTTACCGTAGGCGACGACTCGGTATATCGGCACTACCTGACCATTTGATTTATTGGTAGTCCGCTTAAAACGTCTGACCGAGCATTTTGCGCCGAACGACATAAGAAGCTCGCTGACTTGAGCGGCGAGACATGGAGAGATAGTCGAAAAGCATCCTCTCGGCGAATGCCCTTTTCCATTCTTGAATGACCCATCCGCAGCCCATAGGCCGCGAAGTGCCGCAAGCCGCACAGGCAAGCTTCCCCTCATGATGAAGTCAGGCAGTCGTTTCTCTGCGGACTTTCCTCCGATATGCGGTCTAAGCCATTCGCAAAAGACTCTTGCTGTCGCATCAACGGTTATCGCGTTTTGGCCCCGCGACCGATAACGTTCCGAAATGTTGCCGTTTCCAATCCATCTATTCAGAACAGATAGAGCTTTCTCTGCACGCTCCCTCTCGTCAGTGTGAAACGCAATAGAAAGGCTTCCCGATTCGTTTACGGACCCGTCACCAACAATTAGGCCAATTAACCAGGCATATTCTTCATCGTTAAATGAAAAGTCGGTTTGCCGATGTTCGGGAAATCTGAGGGTGTCACCAGCCCGTACTCGACTGGCCTCAACATACTTCCATTGACCATCGCGAAGCACTCGAATAGCATGTGTAGGAGTGAACCTAAGCTCTGTATCTTGGTCAAGTCGCACAACAACCATGTCGCCAAAATAGTCTCGGACGAATGTCTTAGTGATGGGGTGCGGCGTACCGTCGTCGGTTAATACCTCCATTCCCACCTTCAATTTCTCGACAGGAACGTATCCGCGAGTTGTGAGGATTTTTTGTCCGGCAGGCATACACCAGTCTCTGTTAGCCCAATCGTTTACAACCGACAAGACATGTTGTTTCTTGTCTACTACCAAATCATTAGGGCTAAACAGGTCGGTGTCAACCCCATGATGAACAATCAAAGCGTCCTGGTCGTTGAATCCCCACTCTTTCCTGCTAAACTCCGAGATGAATACATTGATGTGCCCCCGCATTTGCAGGAGAGCTTCTCGTCGTTTTCTGCCCCATTGCGGAACAGGAAGCGTGTGTTCCAGCGAAACGAGCGGCAGGTGGTAGCGTCTGGACAACTCCTGCGCCCACTGGAATTGGCCGAACTTGTTCTGGCTGAGGACCAGGTCGAAGTCGACTTCCAAGGGAAGTTGTTTGTCGCCCTTGTTGGGGTCGAGAAGAATATGGTTGTCGGGAAGCGGGGCGTATTTTGTTGTCCAATCCTTGATTCCAGCAGCGCGAAGCAAATAAAAGTTGGCGTTACATTTCGCTAAACCACTCTGGTATCTTTCGTGAGTAGGAAAACTGATGATATTAAGAGGTTCACCCTTTTTCCTGACCGCCGCACGAACAATGGACGCTACCGGGTTAGACATTGTTTAGCCTCGCAAATTCGCCAAAAACCTCTATGGCTTTAGCGTTGTACGCTTTCGCCGCATCTTCCTCGGACTCGAATGTGCCAATATGTATCTGCTTATAGTTCTTGAAAATCGTGGCTCGCCATTTGGAGACCCGTTTTTCCCAGGAGACCCCCTTAAACTTGGAAGTCACCGACACATTTTCCCTCTTACGCTGGTTCCCGGCGTTTTGTCTTATTGTGCAGACTCGAAGGTTATCTCGCGTGCAATTTAGAGGATTTCCGTCAGCGTGGTCAACAGCTGGAGTCCGGTCCGGCAGACCCAGGATGAATCTGTGCAAATACACCTTCTTTTGCTTTTGATTGCCGAAGTACCCATACACGTATCCGGTGACCTTGTTCAGATACCACTTGTATATCCTTAATCGTTCAAGGATATCCTCATCAACCAAAGCTTTTTGATAAGTGTTCTGAAGTGGCAATTCGGCCATCATTCTGGCTTGTACCTGTATCCCGCTGTTTCCACGACTTTGAAGAGCCGGTCCAGATGGGTTGGAACCATCCCGTGGGTCTCGTTGTACTCACGCCGAAACTTCAGCCGAATGGCTAGCCAGTAAAGGCCCCATCGAAGCGACTCAAGAGGATTCTCCAGGAAACCGTTGATGGTCTCCCAGTCCGCATTCTGAAGCATACCTACAATCGTCCTGGCTAGTTCCAGACAGCGATTCCAAAATTCGCGTAGGTAATCCCAAATCTGTCGTAGTCGTTCCATCTTTCCTTGAACTCGTTGACCTTCATGCTTTGTGGACCACAACTCGGGTCCTGGTAATGGACTCGTCCTCGCTGAACGCCACGGCTGGTGATGTAGTGTCCGCCGCCATGCAGGGTGACCAGGAGGATTACCGGCCGACCCTGGTTGGCTTGGCTCCGGAGGTCCTCAATCGCCATGTCACCGGACAAAACCTTGTAGCCTTCCCTGCGAATCTGCGCCTCAAGCGTGCGTGGGTCCGTCCCGTTCATCTCGTTGGTGCCGAGCATTTGCAGGAAGAACTTACGCGGTTTGTTGTAACCCAGGTATGTGAACACGCAGTTGGTTGTGGCAGCGCCGCAATCGAAGTCGCTGCTCTGCCTGATGTCGGGAAGGTCGAGAAGCATCAGAGGGCTACCACGTCGTTTTCTTTGCGGTCGAGCAGGTATTGCTTCATCCGCTCGAAGTTGTTGGGCCAGTCGGCTTTCAACTCGGCAAGCTGTGCGGCCATTCGGTCGATGGGGCCGAGCAAATACGGTTTGTTGGTGTCGATTGCTCGCTGTTTGCAAACCTCGGCCGGCGTGTCAATCCAGATGGGTTCCGCGTTGATGTCGATGCGAAGGTATCTAAGAATAGTACCCTTGGTAGTGCTGGTCTCGTCAACAATTACGTCATGGCCGCTGAGCAGGAGAGCCTTGATGGCTACATCCATACTGGCGAAGACCATTCCTTCGGCGTTGTTTATGTAAGAGTGGCCGTGAAGGGCTCGGCGGAAGCTGTCGCCTGAAACGATAACCCGAGGATTTCGGTTCCAGATGATGTACTCGCGGGATGCCATTGCCTCCATCGTGCCTTTAACAGTCTTGTCGTCTCTCTTTTGTACCCATTGTTCGCAGAAGGTGGATTTGCCAGAGCGAGGCAAACCGATGGTAAAAGACAACTTAGGCTTGAACAAGTCTAGCATACGCCTCCTCAATAGCTTCGGCCGCGCGCTTTGGCGGTAGGTGTCGTTCCACGCCCGAGCCCCGAATGCCCGGCGCGTTGTTGAAGTCGATTGCGTACAGTTCCTTGCCTATGGCGAAGTCGATGGCCCAAAGAGGGTAGGGGATGGGCGTAACCACTCCATGGTCAAGTTCGACCGACAAGACCTCGCAAGTCACATCCCCGCAGTTGCTGCGCCATTGGTCCTGGTCGTTTGACCTGTATTCAATCCAGAAGCGGTGCCGGCCCACTTGGAGAAGCCGCCATGTGCATGGGTTTGGGTTGAATCCGTTGCCAACGTAGGCCGAACAGAACATACTGCTCCGCTCCCGCGATTGTTGAATACGGTTGATACATCCGTCCCAGCGAGCCCAGCATGACTGCACGAGTCTTTTCCCTTCGCCCGCATGAGCAAAAAGGTCGTCGTAAACCACCAGGAAACTGACCCGTCTACCTTCTTCTTCCCACCAGCTATTCGCAATATCGCCAAAAAGACCGTGCGGCGGCGTTCGAAAGCCGGCGTCGGCCATGAGACGAAACTGGTCCGGCTTGGATAGCCCCTCGTCGCTTCTCCTGCGAAACTCGGGGCCGTCCGTGCCGAACCAAGCATCGTAATAATCCCCGAAGTTGGTTATCAGGCGCATTCTGTCCATAAAGGTAGGTTGTATTTGTAGTTGAGGCGCTTGCGAGGTAAGCTGTACTCGAAGTTAGCGAGCATGGCTCTGTATAACCGGCTGCCCAGAGTTAGCCTCCATTGATGAGTCGTGGCACCATGAGTACGAATTTGGTAGTCGATACTGAAGGTGCGTTTTATATCGTTAAGAAAATCGTAGCTTGCACACGTAAGGACTGCGGAGTATACGTGTTTACCGGATATGGTGCCGTCACCATCGAAGAAACCTAAAAGAAATGACAGTTTACTTTCAATGGTTGGTAAAGCCGGAAAACGAAGAGTTTTAGTCTTATTGGGTGTGCAACCTGCCGATATTAAATGGTTTACAAACTCTTTGTTTCTGATTTGAATAGCGACAAGGGAGCTATTGTTTTTCGGCGTGTAAACCTTTTTATTCGGGTTCGCTCCAACGTCTGTTATGAATCTGTCTAGCCAATGTTCGTCTTTAACAGAAATGGCTAGCCGGAATTGTGTGCTATTGTTGTAAGTTCCAACAGTGCCATCGGCACAACAAAAACCTAGCCAATAGGCCACCTGCTTATTGGACAGGTGGCTGAAGTAGCTCAGATTTAGGTTTGGGTGCGTTTTAAGGGTCAAATGCTGGCCCCTACATACTCCAGAGCAAAAATAGTTTGTTGCCCGAATCGGAGTAAACACGTTGTCGCAGAAGCGGCAACGTGTCTGGTGATACCGTCGTGAACCCATGGTTAGTAGCCCCTCGGTGTACGTGTAATCCGTAAAATCAGATACACCTAATAGGTATTATACCGGGTCAAGTCACCCATATTTCTTCTTCACAGCGATGACAAATCACGCACTGGTCGACAGTATCTCTTTCAAACCAGATGGTGCTGTCGCATTCCGGACAAATGGTCGAGGTTGACACCGGTTCCGGTTCTGGTGGCCCCTCCGTGAATCGCTCGTCAATCCACTGGATAAGCGGGTGCCGAACGATGTCTTCCCTGCCAAGCCGAACGATTTGAACGTCGATGTGGCATTTCGGGGCAAACCTTTTGATAACTTGGAGCAGCGGATTCTCTCCGTGGTGCCGCAAGTCGGTTTGCGTGCCCGCGATGTCGCCGGTCACAATCACCTTGGAGCCCTCGCCGAACCGAGTGAGCAGCATGTGTAGCTGATTCAGTTCCGCGTTTTGGGCCTCGTCGCAGATGATGATGGTGTTCGGCAACGAACATCCACGCATATCGTCCAGTGGAAGCATCTCGATGGTTTCGTCTTCCAGCATTCGCCTCATATCGGCTGGGCCGAAGAACTCATGGAAAGCATCAAGAAACGGCCGCATGTCTGGCTTAATTTTCGCGGCCACATCTCCAGGTCGAAAACCATAACCTTTGCCGCACGGGACGAGCGGTCGGGTAATGATAATCTTCTCGATAAGTCCAGCCTTAAGCATGCGGGCAGCGTATCCGCACGCCATATAGGTTTTGCCGGTACCAGCCGGTCCGGTGCAAATGGTGATGGTCTTGGATTCCAGGGCCTGAAGATATATGGCCTGATTATCCGTCTTGGGCCTAAACATCCGCTTCAGTTTTGCGGCAAGCCCCTCGAAGACCGATTCTTCCCGCTGCTCTTTCCAGTCACGCTCGTCGCTCATTTTGTTGCAGGAGGGATTGCTTCATCAGTTCCCCCACAGCCTCGTAGGTGAAATCGTACGCCCGTCTCATTCCGTTAGCGGCCATTTCCTCCCGCTGTCGACTATCCTGCGAATAGGCCATCCTCATACACGACCTCAAATCATCAACATCTATCCCGCACCAACTTTCGTTGCCCACAAACAAATCGTGAAACGTGTCGTTCACGCCAAAGCAAGGTTCGTTGCGATAACCAACGCACCAACCAATGTCGCTCGTGATGTAGTCACGAAAGCCGGTACACCAGGTCACAATGGGCGTTTTCCCCATCGCCATGGCGTCAAAGGCCGGAATGCACCAGGCTTCGCCAAAAGAGGGCATAACAAAGCAGTCGCCGGCAGAGTGCAATCGCATCATGCCGTGTTCGGTGAGGCGGTCCGTGATGACGATTTCCGGCTTGTAGAAGTCGGTTCTGCCACCATGAAGCTTCAGACCGTGTTTGATTTTCTGAATGTCGGCCAGGACATGATTCTTCGTGTCCGATGGCGACATGCCCGAGCGGTTGGTCTTGATGACCAGTTGAACGTTTTCGTAGGGGTCGAACTCCAAGTGGAACGCTTTGACAAGCGCCAGCAGGTTCTTGCGACGGACGTATTCGCCCGCGAAGTAGAAGATGAAGTCGCCCTGGTCCTTGTAAGGTTTTAGTTGGTCCAGAGGCTCGTAGCTCTGCTGGAACCGTTCGATGTTGGTGGCGTGTGGAATAACAGTCGGCGTTTTCAGGACGCCGCTTTGCTTGCACGCGTCGACCTGTTGATTGTTGATTACCCAAACATCGTCCATGGTATCAAGACGTTCTGCCCAGGACGTGTTTTGGAAATGGTTGGTTTCCGAGGCGAACAGACCGATGTTTCGGACCGCCCCGTTGTAGCTCATTTGATGGGGAAGGACATGTTGGATGACAGTGTCTGCGCCAGCAGCCGACTTGCGTTCAAGTTGGAGAACCCGCTCTGGCGGTTGGTGCGCGACATTATTCAGCTTGAGTGGTCGCGGCACAACATCAACGCCGGCCGCGTCGAGGGCTAGAATGTAATCTTCACAAGCTTTGCCCCATCCTGTCCCGTCTCGATACACACCTATCATCAAAACCTTAATGGGTCACCCAGTCTTTCGGTAATCGCTTATGAGAATACAGAGCTTAATCAACTCATCATCAGAAAACTTGCCCTTCAGTTTGTTTACGTCCTTGTATTGTCTGGCAGGTAACCTTTTGTCGAGTCAATTCGGTCAAGCGAAGCAGTCTTCTCGGCGGCGCGTCCCCTGCTTCGCTCGAATACAATTGGCAATCCGCTTAACGCGCATTTGCCGTCCTGGGATAAATAAAGTTGCCAGGCTTCCTCAATCGTTACAGTAAACTCCAGCCCTCTGCTAACTGCGCCACGTTTAAGGTTGGTCCAGTATTGTCCATAAATATCTCCGCATCCTCGAAAATTGGGATGCTTGCCACAACTTTGACATCCACCAATTTGTCGATGCCGAATCTTTCCTCCAGGAACTGCGAAGCGTACGTTGCACTGTTGGCACTCGACTATCCAGGCAGCTTGATTCGCTTTTCGTTCGGGGGCCTGGCCAACGACTAGAAGATTACCAACCTTAAAGCCGGTCATGTCTATCTTGTTGCTCGGCTTGGTATTGTCTCGGCGAGGAATGTCGTAGCGGACGAGCCAGCTATGGATAGTGCGAGCGGCAAGGCCATATTCATTGGCGATTCTCTGGCAAGACTTGCGGTTTTGTACGTATTCGCGCTCTAGGTCTTCTTTAGATAGCATGTGAACACCTCCATCAATAATACGCACGAGGTTGAGCGATAAAGTGTTCATCTCGCTGTGTTTTGGTCCCTACCGTCTACTTACCCCGAAGCAGGGCGTCCGCTCGCCTCTGTTCCCAATGATTCTGTCGATTTGCCATTTCCAGCATGACTTTCGTGGCCTCATTGCGGTCGAAAGGCTGTAGCCTGCCGGAATTTCCGAGCGTGGAGGCGTCGTTGAAATACTGACCACCCATACCTTGGCCGAGGCGGGCACCCCAGTTGAGGTCCCGGGTCATACGGACAGACATGTAGGAACCAACCAGGTCTGGTCGGCCAGCGATGTTTGCCAACCCCCATCGAACAAACTCCTCATTTGTGAGGTTGTTTGGGCAGGAAAGGTTTGGTGTGTGGAACCTGGGCGGCGACAACCATGTCTGCGATTGAGGCCGGACCTGAATCGAATCGAAGTGCGCCATCCAACGGGAACACGTTTGTTCCCAGGTGTAGTGGGTCTCAACACCCTTTCGGGCTTCCCACCCCTTCTTCCTGCGAATCGGTTCCGGCTTTTGCAGAAACGAAATCAGCTTTTCAACAAAGTCCGAGTTGTCGGGTAGAGCCAGCTTCCGGTGCGTCTCGGATTCGCGGAAGTATCTCTGGACCTTGATTGGGAACCCGTTCAGCTTGCGAACCACGTCGGCCATGGCGCTGTAATCGACCGCGAACACCGGGAGCCCGCACGCCGCAGCTTCAACCTGGGGCATACCGAAGCCCTCGCAGGTGGCGTACTGGACGTAGCAGTCCCAGAGATTCATGATGTCGCATAACACCTTCCTGCTCACTCCCACCGCACTGTTGGGGAAGGTCGCGGCGAACTGGCCGCATCTTGGACAACCGGTTCTGGTGTCTTGGAAGAAGCTCGGAAAGGCGTGGCCGCACGACTTGCAGTAGTACGTGAAGAGAACTTTGTGGGAGATTCCCGCTTCAACAATCAAGGATGGGATGTCCCAACCCAGGTCTGGCCAGGCAGTGTGCAAATAAAGAAACGTCTTGTTTGCAAGCTCGCTCGGTGCTTCCTTGAGGAATTGAGCGAAGGCCTCAATTAGGTCCGGATAAAGCTTTCGCTTCTGGTTCCTCATGACCGTGCCGACAATCAGGGCGTCGGCGGATATACCAAACCGGTCTCGATGAGTTTTCTTGTCCGGATAGACTTGGTATGTCGCCAAGTCTGCCCCGGGAGGAGTCGAGCAGACGGTGTGGATGCGGTCCTGGGTTTGCTTTTTGAGAAGCTCCAGGCCCCAGTCCGAGTAGGTGAAGACGGAATCCGCGCCCATGTAGGTGGCAAGCCATTGACGCTCTTGCGGTTCGGCGTCAACGGTCGGCATGATTGCCCAATGGAAGTACGGCCGGAACGGAGAACGTTCCTGAAATTCCATCATCCACCAGTCGCGGATGTCCACGACGATGTCAGGTCGAAACTCCAGGCAGGCTTCCTCGAATTTGCTTTGTCCAAATTCGGCCGGGTTTGGAGTCTTCGGGTCGGTGACCGCCGACTTCCACTTCCATGGCAGGTCGAACGAGCGTTCGTCCCCCTCGGCAGCGTAGCCGGCAAACTCCATCAGGTCGTACTTGCCCGTGGCATGCAGAGCGCTGAGGAATTCCAGCCCGTAGGTTCCATACCCGGTCGAAAGGAAGCTCGCCTCATTGACGAGCATGATGCGTTTCTTATCGCTCACTGTTGCCCTTAACGAAGGAAGATGGCGCAGGCCAGTTCTACAACGGACAGAAGAATGGCGATGGTGAGAATGAGCTTGTCACGGCCGACATACCAAGCTCCAGCCAAGCCGCCAACGAAGAGATGAGCGACTGCTTGATACGCTGCGTTGTGCATGCCCAGTACGCGTAGAACTGCAATAACAAGCGCGAATAAGAGGATGTACTTGTATTTCACGAGGTGTCCTAAGAAAAAGGGGAGGCGGTTGCCTCCCCGCAGGGTTAGAAGGGAATATCTTCGGTGCCGCCCGGTGGCGGACCGTCGTCTCCACCACCATCATTGCCGGCCTGCTCGTCGGCCTGCGCCGCCTTGCGACTGTTGCCAGCAGCCCAGCAGTGGTTCTCGTAGTCGTAGCCAGGCACGAAATGGAATTGCTCGACCCGGAAGACCAGAACGCTCCGCTCCTTGCCGTCCTTGTCCTTGTAATCATCTTGAATAATCGACTCTTCAATGATGATGGGGCTACCCTTCTTGAAGTGCTTGTGGATAGCCTCAGCACCCTTGGCCCAAGCCTCGCACTGAAGGAATGCCGCCTTGTTCACGTAGCCATTCGCGCTCTTGTGGCGACGATTGACGGCGATGCGAAAACGACAAACCGGAACGTTGGCGTTTGTCATCTTGATTTCAGGGTCGGCGACGAGGTTGCCCTGACGAAAGCCTTTGTTCAAACTCATCTTTTCTCGATTTTCTCCAAATGGGTAAAAAAGAAATCACACTGATACTACTCACACGTTTGATGGCTCGGCTAAGCGGTCGACGCCTGCCAAACCTTTTTGATGACGAGGGTCGTGCCCTCTTTCTTGTCTCGCTCGCCCTGGATGAGGATGGTATTTCCTTCGGTCAGTAAGCCGCGAACTTCCTTGTAGGTCTCGGGCCACACGACCGCGTCAACCGCGCAGGTGCCGTCCGTAACGACCAGGCGAGCCATCTTGGAGCCGGGGCTCTTGCCGGTCTTGGTCTTCACTTCGTGGACGCGAGTTATTTCCACGCCGAGCATCAGATAACCAGTGCGGCCGGCCATGTACTCTTTGCAGGAACAGTTCACGGCCGAGAGGTCGCAACTATCAACTCGGGAACAAGTGATGGAAATACCAAGAAGCTCCTCTTCAGCCCAGGCAATCCAGTGCGGCGTATCGACCAGCGGGGTTGGCGGTTTCTCCAGGAGGGAAACCTGGGAGTTGACCGCCGATACGCGGTTCTTATTGGCGCAACCACCACCCTCTTTCTTTGGTCTTCCGACCGCCTTGAGGATGGAAACCACATCATCGAACTGGAACAAGCTTCCGGTCAGGGTGTCCCGCACCCATTCCTTTTCCTTGTCTGTCAGCGCGTTCCAGGCGTCAAACTCCGCTCGCATGAGTTGTCGGCCTTTTCCCATCCATCGCATCGCGCCAACTTCGATTAGCTTGGCGGTAACGCTGGAAGAGACCTGGTCGGAACACCACACCAGGAATTGCAGCCAGTTCCATTGAGGAAGCGGTTTTTGCAGGAAGGCCTCAGTCTCGGCAATCGCGGTCCTCAGCTTCGCGATTTGGGCGTCACCTATACCCTTGATGTCCGCCAGGCCGAACGTGATGGTCTTCCGGTCGGTCTGGAAGTGTGGTTCAAGATTGCGGAGGTCGGGCGGCTCCACGACGACGTCAAACAAGCGGGCGTCGTTGACAAGTTCGTTGACCTCTTCCTGGGAGTCCGCTTTGTGCTTGGCGTTGTTCAACCATCCCGCGAAGAACGCGAGAGGGTGATGAGCCTTGATGTAGGCGTTCTCATACCCTTGTAAGCCGTAGCAGTAGCTGTGCGACTTGTTGAACGAGTAGCGTTGGCTCTTCTCAATCCAGCCAAACACTTCCTCGGCCAATTCTTGGCTGACCACGTTCGCCTTCTTCGCACCCTCCAGGAACATGGTGCGGACCTTGCTCATTTCCGCCGCCAGCTTCTTGCCGATAGCTTTGCGGAGCATGTCGGCTTCTTGTTCGTTGAAGCCCGCGATGGCAACCGCAAGGAACATGGCCTGTTCCTGGTAGGCGAGAACGCCGTAGGTCGGAAATAGAATCGCGTCGATGGCCGGGTGGTAGGAACGAACCTCTTCCTGCTCATGCCGGCGCAGGACATAATGTTGGGTCATGCTGACCCCGTTCTCGTCCACCGCCTTCAAGCAGCCTGGCCGAAGCAGAGCCCCGAGCGCACTCATGTGTTCTTCGCTTTGCGGCTTAAGCTTCTTTGTCCAGGACTTGCCCAGGTTCGACTCAAGCTGGAAGATGCCTTTGGTCTGGCCGGTCCCCAAGAGAGCCCAAGTCGCTGGACAGTCTTGGGGTGCCTGCTCGATATCGAAGTCGAGTAGGGGCAGGACCCCATCAGGCGGGTTCTCTTCCAGCATAGGCCATTCGCAGCCGCAAGGGAATCGCCAGTATCGAGTCAAGATTATTCTCCGAGGATGTCTTGAAGCATCTGGATGCCAGTGGAAACCAGGAAGTTCTCGTTGGGGTCATGGGACAAAAACACTTCGCTCCGAATGCCGGCTTCCTTCGTGTGCGTGAGCGAGAATCGTCCGGCCGCAGAAAACCTCATGCCGCTTGCGGCGTCAACGAAGGTGCCGTCCTCATCCTGATGGCACTTGAGCGAGTAGGGCTTGGGAACCCCTTCAGCCTTGTCAAAGAAGATGATGACGCCATGCAGAACATCCTTCGGATGCTCGCTGACCGGATTGGTGACAGCCATTGCCTGGATGTAGCCGGCGATGAACACCGAGACATCATGCTGGTTTGGCGAAATGTAGCCGCTATGCTGGCTTCCTTCGGCAAACGTTTTGAGGAACTTACGGGTGCCGTCGAACATGATGCTCGCCTGCATATCGTCGTTGAACCAGCCGCCGCGCTCACGGTCAATCTTCAGTTCAAAGACGTCGGTGATGCCCCCTCCACCTTTCTGATTACCCCAGAAGATGGCGGCGTACAACACCAGTGCCGGCTTGTCCATCTTGATGAAGCGGAGGTGGTGATTGTTTTCTTTTGTTGGTAATGCGTTAATCGTCTTCTCCTATTAAAGCTCTGGCTGTCGAATGAAGTTCGTCAAGTACGCCTGTTGCTACCAAAACCAATTCAAAAGCGTCAAACAAAGAGTCGAAAAAACTAATCACCCTTAACAACACGAATCGAATCCTCGTCCTTGTGGGTGGTGCTAAACTCGAACAGATAACTGTCGAGGACAGCCTCGAATTGATGGACGGTTCCGGTCGGAATATGAAGGCTGTGGCCGGGCCGCAGAACGGCTTGCCAGTAGGAACATTTGAGCCGCTCCTCAATCGGCAATCCGATGAGCTTCATTTGTTCCTCAAAATCCTTTTGACGGATAAAGCGGACAATCAACTCGCCGGATTGCAAATAGAAGGTCTCATCCTTTTCAGCGTGGTAGTGCCACGAACACTTCTTTCCCTGCTTAACGAACAAGACCTTTCCGCAATACTTGTTGTTGTTGACAATCCAGTCCTCCCAACCCCAGCCCTTGCTTACGAAGTGCCGGTTTTCGGAGACTTGTGGAGTGGTGTTCATGCTGCGTTGCCGAAGAACTTGATAAGGGGAGAACCATCAGCAATCCTGGCGTTCCGCAGTCGTTCGTACAACTTGAGGAACTTCATCATGACGAAGCCGGTGTCGCGAACATCGACCAGGGCATCATGTGCCCCTTCCAGCGATAGTCCAAACTTCTTCCGGACCGTGTCCAGCTTGAAGTTCTCCCAATCCGGGTCGGTGCCGAACCATCGGCGGATATCGTCTTGAAGGTCGTAGAGCGGCATCTTTGCAAAGAGGACAGTCCTGTCTCCCTTGCAGTGAAGCTCGTTCAACGCCGCCACGAACTTGAAGTCGAAATCTTTGATGTTGTAACCGCTGGCGATTGGTGCGGTCCAAGCGGACTTCTTTGGATTGTACTTGCCGACCCAGGACACAAACTGATTCCAGACAACCGCCTGGTCCGGTGCCGCGAGGATGTCTTCCTTGGTCTTCTTGTTGATTTCGAGAGCCCGCTTCGCACTCGGCTCGTCAAGCCGTTCCGGATACAGCGGCCTCATTAGAGAGGAAAACTCACCACCCGCTTCGGGCGGGTATGGTTCCAGGTCGTATCCTCGGTACGCCTTACCTGCGACCTGGATGGCCTCACTGGTTTGAGGGTCCAGGCCGTAGGTCTCGAAGTCGAAGACGATGATGTCTGCTGGCATTAGGACTGGCAGGCCTCGCTATCGCACTCGCCTTCACAGCAGCCGGCGTCGGCGTCCGGAGCGTCCTCGATACGAAGCGTCATGGTGACGCTGTTCTCTCCGGGAACGATGTCGATGTGAACTTGAGGTGCCTCGTAAATCGACTTGGCGAGGTCGTGACTGATGGTGATGGACCCGCCCATCGAGGCGACCACGGCGGCGAGGCGACGAATGCTCTCGTTGTGGATGGTCTGAACCAACCGCCCGCGCTCGACCATAACCTTGTGAAGTTCGTCAATGACCTGGTCCTGATGCTCAACGAGGTCAGAGAGTTCCCGGTTGTTTTGTCGCTCATTGGCCAGCTGTTCATTTGGCCGAATCGCGTCCTTGATGCGTCCCGGAATCGACAGCAAGAACATCCAAGCTTGTGTTAACACTTGCACTTTTCTCCTTAACTTCCTTAAAAAACGCCACCGTTGCGGCATCCACTTTCTTGCCTCGTTGCAAGATATAAGCAGGATGAAACCACGGGGCAACCAAGGCGGTCATAAACTCTACACGTTCAAACCGCCCAACGACCTCTTTCAAGGCGACACTTTTTTTGAGCTTGAGCAGGAGACGGGTGGGCAGCTTGCCAAGCGTCACAATGACCCTCGGACGCAACGCCTGAATCTCTTTCCAGAGCCAACTCTTGCAGGTAGCGATGGTGGACTCGCTTGGCTCTTCCTTTGAGGCGCATTTGACCACATAGGTCAGGAACACCTCTTCGCGAGCCAAGCCCGCTTCTTTGAGAAGCCTATCGAGCAGCCGCCCCTCTCTTCCTGCAAAGGGCTCTCTCATCAAATCCGCTTCGCTATCTGGTCGTTCTCCGACCATCATGATGGCAGCCTTGTCGGAGCCAGCAGGTGGAAGTGGGAGACAACTTGAGTGGAGGGGACAGTTTGAGCATGCAGCTATCTCCGAAAGCAGGTTGGTCATCATGCTCTTCTCCAACGGGCATTGGCCCCCAAATCGTTTCAACGTGTTCCATGGCTAAGAAGTAACCTCCAAAAAGCGTTTGATTGCCTTGTCCCGCTCGGTTGCCGGGAAGTCTTCGCCCTCGACGCGAACGCCGTCCAGATTGAAGTTGAGTATGGTGTAACCGCCCCAGCCAGCCTTATAAAGCTGGTACCGCTTCTTCGTAAGCTCAAACCCGGCGTCCAAGGCCTGCTCGATTACTTGGATGTCGTTCTCCAATCGCTTTCTCCTCTCAAAAACAACCATGATGAACAAAATGGCTACCGAACTAAAACAGGCGGTGATAAACCAGGATGTCTCGCTCATGCGGCCGGCAGCCTCCCGGTTCGAATAACATGCTCGGCATCCATGACGCAGTTGAGGGTGCGTAACACCAGGAGGTCGAACTTCACGCCGCCCATCTCTTCAACGTCTCGCATGTCAACGCCGACCATCATGCGGCCGGACGACTTGTCGTAGACCATCGGGAAGATGTCGGTCAAAACCTCGGACGAGATGATGACGCCTGACGCGTGCTTTCCCTGCGAACGCTTTGTGCCTTCCAGTCGGATAGCTTGAGCGAAGTCCAGGGCGAGCGGGCCGTCCAAATCGCCCTCTTCGTTGATGAAGCACCATTCCTTGAGTGCTTCTCCGTGGTTTTCCAACGCCCACTGAATAATGGAGGCTTCGCCGGTTTCCTCAATCATTTCCTGCAAGGCATCCGAGATTTCCGATTCGTCCGGAATATGCTCGGTGATACGGTTCATTTCTTCGTAGCCGCACCGCTCGTGCGCCCGCAGCACATCCTTGAGTGCGCCGCGACCCTGCATGCGCGAGAAGGTCGCCATCTGGCACACGCGGTTCTCGCCGTATTTGGCAGCGCAATACTGGAACACCAAGTCCCGGAAACCGACCGGGAAGTCGGTGTCGATGTCGGGTAGAGCAATACGTCCCGGGCTGTTGCGGCCGGCGTTGTAAAATCGCTCAAACAATAAGCCCGCGCGAATCGGGTCCACTCGCGTGATGTCGAGTAGGTAACTGACAAGACAACCAGCCGCCGAACCGCGACCTTTCCCAATGCGGCATCGCAGGGTGTGACGGGCATGCCGAATATAGTCGGCCACGATAAGGAAGTAGCTGCTCAAGCCGGCTCCGGTTAGCACCACATGTTCCTTTTCAAGGGCCTTCTTGTAATCCCCTTCCTTCTCGGAGTGCTGTTTGATAATTGGTAAAATCTTCTTCTTCCAGCCGACTTCACATAAATGTGTCAGATATTGGTCCGGCGTCATCCCGCCTGGACAATCAAACACCGGAAGCAATGGGGCGCTGCTGATAGATGGCGTTTCGCAACGTGCCGCAATCGCCACCGCATTGGCTAGTTCCTCTAGCTCATCCTGGTGAAGCTCTTCAATCTCGGCAGGAGAGGGGATGTGGTAGTTGTTGCTTTTGAAGAAAGCTCCCAGCCCAACATCCTCGCCGTTTTCGATTTTCGTTTGAACCTGCTTGAGCGTCGTCTCCATGGCGGCGCACAACTGAATCCGTTGGTCGGCCGCGTCTTCTCGCCTTGGATAGTGACTGTCCGCTGTTGCCACTCGCGGAACACCAAGCTTCTTGGCGACGTGCCGCAGGATACGAGCCACGACCAGGGCGGCTGGAAGGTTCTTCTGGTCGACCAACTGAATCTCGACGTAGAAGTTCTCGACGCCGAACAGGGCCTGATACTTCCGGATGGTCTCGGTGACCGACTGTTCCCAGTCCTTGCGAACCAACGCCTTGGCTTCCTCGTACGTCTTGGCGTTGTAGGCCAGCTTGGGTTCGGCAAAGCAGGCGTCCGCCAGGTCGGAGCCCATGTGTCCAGAGAACACAATGAACTCGCCCTTGCTAAACGACGCCAACTGTTCGAGGCTCAGCCGTGGCTTGCGGTAGAAGTTCTCGGGCCGGTTGCTCTCGCTCGTGGCTTGGATGAGATTCTTCCAGCCTTGTTGGCCCTTGGCGAGTACGCACAGATGGCTCAGCGAAGCGTTGGACTTGTCGCGAACGCTTGAGTGCTGCTTGCAAAGGTAGAACTCGCAGCCGGCGATTGCCTTCAGCTTGTTCTTCTCAAACTTCTGGCAGGCACAACCGCGTTTGGAGCATTCCTCGCCGTTGTAGTGGACCTTCTTTTGATGGCCGCACTTACAAACATCGCTCATCGCCTTGATGAAAGGCGGAACCCCTGCGATTGAACCATGGTCAGTCAACGCACAGCCGGCATACCCGCACTCAACCATTCGCTCAGCAATCTGTTCCGGCTTGCTCAGCCCATCCAGGAGCGAGAAGTGGGAATGGTTATGAAGTGGAAACCAGGGCATCTACTTATTCGCCTCCGCAATCGCGGCCAGTTCTGTATTGTCGAGGGTTTCGTAAACGAGGTTGCAGCAGTGCCACATGCCACACCTGGGACAGACCGTGTCGGAGTGGGCGTACCCTTCTCCCCAGTCGTCGTCGTCCGACTTTAATTCGGTACGACAAAAGGTTTCACCGCACCCTTCGCAGGAGACGTCGATGTCCTGATAGCCGAACAGGAAATAAGGTTCCGGCGACAAAGACTTCAAAGTTTCGATTGGTGTCGTTTGCTGCATCGAAAAGGCTTTGCCTTCCTGCAAAAGCTCCTTAACGAACGGCACATGCTTGTCGCCATAGAAGTGAAACACTTCCCCGTTGACGGTCACGCATGTTTCGGTCGTCCCGCAGAATCGTCGGTAGACGGTGTTCCCGCCTGTTGGGTTTACCCGAACAGTTGTGCGGTCGATTGGTACGTTGTAAGTCATAATAGGGTGGCCGTAAGGACAAGTCTCTTTTACCACAGGTCGGCGATATGTCAATAGGCTGGGGCGGTTTCCCGCCCCTAAAAATTACAGTGCGTGGTCGATAACAAACCTCGACCAGTTCTCGAAGTTGCGGTCCTTGTCGAACCTGACCTTTTCGATGGGTTCAAACGACCCTTGAGCCAGCGCCGGGTCGGATGGCTTCACCCATTCCGGCTCGACGTACACAAAGTGGACGAATCCGAAATGGACCTTCCCGACGTCGTTGCTGCCGTCATACAGCATCGCCTGGATTGGTCGCGTCACACTCTCGTGGTCCGATACGCGGAGCCCGACCTCTTCCTCAAGTTCGCGGTCAAAGGCTTGCCAGTAAGCTCTAGCGTCATTACCGTCGCCGTCGCGCGGATTGATGTGGCCACCAACGCCGACACTCCATTTGTCGTGGAGCCGGCCCTCGCCCCCCTTCTTGGTCCTCTTGTAGGTGAAGACCTGGTCTCCGCTGAGCAGAACCGTGTAGGGGATGATTTGCTTGAAGTTGGGGTCGACCTCGGCCGCATCGCGGTCCATGTAGAACAGCTTGCCGCTATCGAGGATTTGGCGGGACAGGTTCCACACAAGCATTGGGCGTGTGATGATAGGCTTCTCCTGGAAGTCAAGCCAATCCTGCTCGTACAGCGCGTTAGCAGGGAAGACCAGCACGCGTTCTTTTTGAGTTTCCAAGTCGTAAGCTCCTAATTGATGGTTGTAAAAAAGTGCTGCTGTCACGTATCCTCCTTACAGGGCGGCGGCGATTACAGCAAGGATGAAAGGGCGACTCTTGATGCTCTCGATGGCCGCAATCACCTTGTCGGTGTTGGCGAGAATCTTTCGTTCGATTTCGACAAACTGCTCAGCAGATGTTAATATGCTGACTGCGGTGTTCGGGTCGAACCCTAAGAGCGAGCCAATTGAGAATAGGAACGACCTATTCTCCCTGGCTTTGGAAATCAGTCCATCCGCTTCGGATAGCAGCTGTTCGGTTGCCGCCTGTTTGTTGGTTGTCAAAATCTCGACTGCGACGTCAAGAAGGGCAACAAGCTCCTGTTTGGTCACGCTGGGGTCTCCTCGTTGGGTTTGGCAGACCTACCACCACCTTCTCCGTAATGCAGGTAAGCGGAGGCGTTGCCGTACTTTTCGGTTACTCGATTGATGCCGATGTGGACCAGTTCTTGTTTGATGTGGTCGCACACAGTCTGGTTGGTGTCGCCGTAAATGGTCTTGTCATACCAACACCATGAACACTTCCGGTCTGGCTTGATGCGTCTCGGGTTGTCGCACTCACGTATGACCTCGAAACGCCGCTTGAGCATCGCCTCGGTCTTGGCCAGGTCCTCTTGGTTGAACGGAAGGCTGTAGGGGCCACCGTCCGCAACGAAGAATATCGTGATAATGATGGAGCGTGCGTTCGGGTAAAGCTTCGACAATGCCCAGTGATACATCCGCAACTGTGGGTCGTTTCGAAGCTTTTGGTAGTCCTTCTTCTTGCCGGTCGACCAGTCCATTCTCGCGCCGGTCTTCCAGTCGCAGTATTCAACGACATCCGGCATCCCATCCACGGATAGAACTAGGTCCACGGTCCCCTTCATCGCCAACTGTCCCTGCAAACGCTTTCCGTCTGGAAGCTCGTAGTCGTAATGAGCCCATGGTTGGTCGATAACGAAGTCGAACTTCTGTTCGGGACAGAGAACCGTACGGTTGAGGGGGTTGAACATCCCGTTGTCCCACTCCAAGGCGGCGAAGGTCAACTTGCGATGTCTGCGATAATCGGCGGTGTTCCACTCCCAGTGCGGAGCCTTCTTTTTGATGTAGGCCCAGGCCGCTTCAATTGCGTCCTCGACCGAGAAGGAGGCGGTGTCGAACTCCGTACCCGTTTCGTCTTCGGTGAAGGTTGGTTCTCCTTCCTGCTCGGCAAGTTTCTTCCTGGCCAGAAGCTCCAAGGCTTTGTGGACCGCGTTGCCCATGTCCGCCTTGTTATTGTGGGGGCGGTCGGGCAAACCAAGCACGTAGGAAAGAAAATACTTGTGGGCGCAGAAGTCCCAGGAATTATAGCTGCTGCTACGGAAATAGGTAACTATCACTATGCCGCAACCCTCTCCTGCTCACGCATCGGCAAGCCCGCGAACCTCGCGAACCGCTCAATTCGCCGATAGAATTCTGGCAAGTCCCAGTTGTTCACGATGACCAAGTCGCATTCCCGCTCGGTGAACTTCACTGTTGGGTCGGGCGGAACACGGTTGTTCTCCACCCACACGATGATGTCGATGATACCTTCGTCGCGAGCCGCAACGATTTCCTGGTAGTCACGAACCCCGCCCGTAATCTCGCCGTGTTCCAGGGCTTGCCTGATAAGCGTTGTGGGGTCACGCCCCCGAAGCTCGTTGCCGGCGTTGTACCAAAACGTACGCATCTCGTTGGATTCATGCCGGCGAGCGTAGGCCACGTCGACCGGGAGGCCGAGCTTCTGGGCGACATACTCGCATAGATACTTACTGGTTGTGCCGGCGTTGCGAAGCGTTGTGATTTGGGCCAGGTATTCGCATGCTGTGTCTTTGCCGGCGCGGCCATGCCCGCAAAAGAGAACTGTTTTAGGCAACTTCTTGTATCCTTTTCGTTTTAACGTGGTGTTTGAATACGGCGATGCACAAGGACACAAAATGGTCTTGAGAGAAATGCCATTTCATGCGGTTGACATCCTTGTGGACCCATTGGATGTTGTCCTTGGTGTATCCCTTGTCGCTATCAATTCTGTCGAGCGAAGCTGTCCAGTCCCCACTCGAATGACGAGTCACGCATGGCTTTATTGGCATGCCCGTTAAAGCGCACTTACCATTTTGTTGCACAAATTGAGTTTCCGCATCTTCAATGGTGATGAATAATGGCACATGTCTGTCACGGGCGCTACGAAGAATTGCGTTCCAGTACGACTTGGAAATGTGTGGCGTACCTTTATAATTCTTACTGTTTGTTCCTTTCGCGAGGCATCCACACGACCTTTGTGCTCCTGACACCAACCGTTTCTGTTGCACACTTGCCTGAGAACCGCAAGTACACTGACATATCCATCGTGTGGCCTCATAAGGATTACGTTTAGCGACTCTTGACAAGACTGTCAGACCGCCAAAAACCTGGCTCTCCAAGCGAATATTCTTGGGGGTAGACCTGCTGGTGAAACCGTATTGTCGTAAGTACCTTAGAACAGTCATGGCCGAGCAGCCAAGCTCCTTGGCAATATCAGGACTACTCAGTTTTTTCACTACGTAACGGTCATATAGGTAGTCCTTTGTCAAGAAACGGTGAAAACGAGGTTGCATTGCCATGTGAACACGCTTTGAGGGAAAGACTGGACTTAATGCTGGTGGCTAAATAACATAATATTATACCTATTGCCGTATAGCTTTGTCTAGGATAGGAGTGACCAAAGCCGCCACCTCGGCGGGCCTCATGTCTCCCAGGTCGTTCTTTGGAAGGTCTGGCGTGTAAATGCGATAGCTTCGCGATAGCTCCTGGCGAATCTTGTTCGCTCCAAATCGTCCGGCCTCATCCATGTTGGTCAAGACAATCAAGCTCATTGCGCCAGACATTTCGAGAATGACCTGTTGTTGGTCACTCAAGGTGTTTCCAAACATAGCTACTCCATGGTCAATGCCGGCTTCGACCAAACGCCACAAGTCTCCAGGACCCTCAACAAGAACCGCGACAGCGTCTCTTTGAATATGCTTCTTGGCGAACCAGTAGTTGTACAGTCGCGATTCTCGCGGCAATTCCTTTGAGTTGCGCCATTTGGGATGGTTCTGTTTATCGAACGGGCACGCGTTTCCTGGCCGATGGTATGTTCCGCACTGGCCGCATTTCTGATGAATGGACCGGGCGGTGACGCCAACACAGAAGCGGTAATCGTCGTCGTAGACGGGAACCACCACTCGCTCAAACATCTGCTTAGACGGGTCGTCACAAAGACCGACATCGTAGCGGTTCAAGACCTCGGCGGACCAGCCTCGGCCCGTAAAATAGGTAGAGGGAATCTTCAGTCGGCCACGAATGTCCGCTCGCGTCAACGTGTAAACCGGGCTCGTCTGGGCGCGGGTGAGCAGGGAAACCTGGGTGGAGAACTGTCGCTTCTCCAGGTCCGAGTAGTCGACCTTCAGGTCTTCCAGCTTTTGTCCCAGGAACTGGCAACACCAATCAACAGCTTCCTCGAATGAAACAGTGCGGCTTGTTCCTCCCGCCCTTTTGTCCTTTGGGCTTGTCCAGTCGTGCTTGTTCTTCGAGAGCATCGCCCGAACGAATCCAATGATGGTTCGTTTGAACGTCTCTTCACAATGGCGCGTGCGACAAACCCATTTCCCTGGAACGTCGCCCCCATGGTAGAGGTTGAACCCGTTTGGGTTGTCTCCACCATGGACGGGGCAGGGGCCATAAAACATTTTGGATGTTCGATGGAGTCCCACCCCCAAGGCGTCAAACACTTCGTCCAGTCGCGAACAGAGCATCATCGCCAGCGTCTGCATGCGAGCCTGGTCGTAGTACAGGTCACGCCGCCTCGCCGGCAAAGTCGATTGTCGCTTGTCCGGTGGTGTCATCGACAATAATCCCCTTATCGCCCTTGCTCAGTCCTTGCCCTTTTTCAAGTTCGCGGCGGGTAGGACCTTCCTCGACCCGGGCAATCTTGTAGTTCGCTCGAATGTTGATGTAATCGCCATCTCGCAAACCTTCGCCGTGGCGGCTGACCATGGGGACCAACTTGTGCGTGAACGGATTCTTCTGGTTGCTGTCCTCAGACCGTTCCTCTTCGCTCTTCCACTTGTAGATGGAGAACGACGTACAAAACCAAATGATGCGGTCGGACTGACTGATGACCGAGGTGTCTTCCTTGTCGATGCCGTCGCGATTCAGCTGGGCAAAGCAGAGAATGGGCACGCCATATCGGGACGCGAAGTTCTTGAGCGCGGTGGTGATAAACCCAAGCATCTGCCACTCGGACAGATTGCCCGACTTGAGCGAGTCGGAGGACATCAACTTCAAATAGTCGAAGATGATGACGCACGGTCTTGCCTTACCGTTCTCTTGGACTCCTACCTGCCGAAGAATCCATCGCCGCATGTGCGACAAGGTGTCTTCAAATGGCTCGCCCGTGATACACCGGTAGTAGTACGGATAGTCCTTGAGCCTCTTGGCTGCCTCCAGCACCTTGCCCATATCTTCCGGACGAGGATAAAGGCCTCGCTCGATATCGCGAGTGGGCACGCCTGCCATATTGGCAGCAACGCGATGCAGATGTTCTTCCCAGGACATTTCGGTGTCCAGGTTGAGAACGGGGATACCGAGCTTGCCGGCGACATGCAACGCGACGTGGTCGACCAACATTGTCTTGCCGGTCTTGGGTCGGGCCGCAATCAAATCCAGGCTGTTGGGTCGAAGACCGCCGCCGATGGACTCGTCAAACTTGGGTAGGCCGGTCGAAATCCCCATCATCTGTCGCGGGTTGTCCGCCAGATACTTGAGGTAGTCGTAGGCCCCTTCCCCCATCAAGCGAATGCCTTGAGTGTCCGCGTTCGCCAAGAGGGTCGTGAAATCGAAGATGGGAGCTTCCACCTTCGCCATGATGGCGTCGATGGACTCCTCACCGGTAACCGAATAAAGATTCTCCCGAGCAAAGCTCAGCTGGTCGTCCAGCAGCCGAGCCACCTCCAGCTTGCGAATCTTCCCTGCTAACCTTCGGGCGTTTTCCGAGCGGACCGGCATGTTCATGACCGACCGCAAATGTTGTTGTTCGACCGGCTGAGAAAGAAGCGTTCCAACACCAAGGGTATTCGCGGCCGACATCAAGGTGGGATAATCCAACTGGGCGATGTTGGCGTCTCGACAAACTTGCTCAATGCACTTCCAAATCGTCTGGTTGGAGTCAATCGTAAAGGTTCGGGTTGTCACGATGTCAGCCAGGTCGGCAAACGCTTCCGCGCCGCCACGAATAACACTGGCGATGACCGCTCGTTCTGCGGCCGGGTCGTTTAACTGGTCCATGCTCCTCCTTAACCTCGTCGTCTACCGATACAGCTATCACAACTCCAAAGCGGTTCGTTGTCTTCTGAATCCAATTTCCTGGGTCGCAAGTCGGGGTGGACGCGAAACGTCCTTCGGCAACTACTGCAAGTCAGGTCGATTTCTGTAAACTTGGGGCGTTCCGGCCCGCTTCGAGCCCCCTTCTTTTCAGACAAAGCCCGGCTTTCCGCGATGTCCTTTTTCGCGAGCTTGCCGTCATCCTTGAACTGGTTTGGCCCCTTCGGAGGCGTGTGTGGTTCGCGCCGACCGTACTTCTTGTCGCCGGCCGGACCGCCGTTGTTGACCTTGAACTTCTCGAAGGGGTCGACCTTTTTGAAGGGGTCCGGTGGAGCTTCCCATTCTTGAGGCTCTTCCGCGTTGATGGTCTCGACGGCGGGAACAGTTGGTTCCGGCTTCGGCTCGTTCAGAAGCCCTAGTGGGTCCTCAAAAACCTCTTGGTGGTCTTCACACACTTCATCAAAAGGCTCGGTCCACCCTTCCAGGCCGAGCAAGTCGCTGGCTTTGCGGTGAAACTCTTCGAGAAGCTCGTAAGCTTTTTCCGCTCGCGGGTTTGTCCCCTGTGCGGGTGCCTTCAGTGTCTCGCCCGTCAGCAGCGCAAAGGCGTGGATGACATCTTCCCAGTCACCATGCTCGATGCCGCTACGTAGCAGGCTAATTGGATTCATTTAGTCTCTCCTTTAGCGAGCAAGTTTCCTCATGGATAACGATACTTAAAACCTCCATGAAACGCTCAGCCGTCTTTTCGCTGGCGAAACGAATCGAGGTGTCGTAATAGACGACATCAACGCTCTCGAAATCGCTTCTTGGTCCATTAGTCGGTTCCGAAACCTTGGTCTCTTTGATGTTCGGCAGAATTCGACCCTTTCCGAGAAGCTCAATGAGCTCGGCTTTAAGATGCTCTGAGACCTGATTAGAGAGGCAACAATCACATACGTAGGTCATCGGCTCGTCTGGCTCGATTTGGGCCGGCTTCTCTTTTTCGGTCACGTTGAATACGCGTTCGCATTTGCCGCAAACAACGTCAACTCTTGCCGAAGGTTGTCGTATACCCCTCGCGACACCCATGCGGGCACCGGGAATGGTTGGTATATCTTTCAGTCGTTTGGTCATGACCCTCTCTTGGAATTAGCAAGACCGGCCAAGCTCTTTGCCATTTCCTTGACCTTGTCGTCCAGGAAGGCGATTCGGCCTTTCTTGAATGTTGCTTGTACTCGAATGTTGTCTAATGCCTCGGCCGCGTCATCCTCCTTGATGAGCTTCATCTTCTTGTCTTCCAGGCCGTAGCCGGCGATGTTCTGCTTGAGAACCATCCTCTTCAGATTCTCTTCCGCCCAATTGATGCGTCCCTGCTCAAGATTGAGAGCCTTTTGCAGGAAGAAGGCGAACTGATTGAGGATGAATGTGGCCTCGTTGCAGGCCTGGGCACTGTACTTACGCAAAACGTCCGGTGTCATGGTCAGGATGCGCTTCGCTTCGTTCTCGACTTCAATGGGACAGTCGCCTGGAATCGCGCACTCTTCCTCGAACGCTTGGAGTTCGGCTTCCTTATTCGTCAGTCTGGTTGCCACCGAGGGCATCGTTGATTCGAGTGGTCCATTGTTCGTCGGATTCTCCATACGGAAGCTCTACAAAGTTAATGTTGTTGGTTTCACACCACCGAGACTTCTTGCTGTCCCGTTGTTGGGACCTCATAAACCCGGGAGCGTCTTTATGAAAAAAGTCCGTGTACCCGTAGTGCTGTTCGCCGTGGACCTCAATTAGAAGTCTGCGGGCCGGAAGGAAGAAGTCGGCCGTCAGTTTTCCAGACCCGGGCAACGGCACCTCTTCCAGTCGCTGGTCGAAAGGAAACAGTTTTAGCAGGAGAGCCCTCGCCCGTTTGTGGTACTGCGACCTGGGCCTGGTATCATTTCCGCTAAGCGAACGACCGGTAAGTTTCCAGTTGTGTTCACGGCCGTCTAAGCCAATTACCTTCAATCGAACCTCACGTTTATCGACCCGGGTTTGGTTTCCACCACCATCGTCCGAGGTGGCGGTGACGGTCTGCTGGTTGTTGCCGGTAGGGGGACGTTAATCCCCCCTTCCGTTGTCGAGCAGAAAAGCATGGCGGCTAGGGCGAACACGACAAGGACCTCAATCCTCGTCACCACCCGTAGTAAGGCTGCCGGCCGCTTTAACCACTTCCGCTTCGAGGGCGGCTGCCCAGTCGGGTCGCTGGAGCAAGATTTGATACATGGCTTCGCCGCCCTGCGTTTTTGGAAGGTCATTAGTTCCGAGCAAGTGGACATACTCTGGTCTTCCCAAGAAATCGAGCGTCAACCAAGAGCCGGCCTTCTTCACCAAGCCGACAGTCTGGCCGAAGGTCAAAGCCTCAAAGAGTCGGTCGAAGCCCGTGCCGTAGCGAAGGTAGCTTTCAATCTTCATGCCGGGCGGGCCGAGAGCCGAACAGTTGCATCCCCAGGTCACCACCTGGCCAATCTGGCGAGCGCCAGCCTTCCATGCTTGTTTCATGATGCCACGTAGCTGATAGTCGCATTGATACTTCCAGCTATTCGCTGCCTTCTCCTGCCTACCTCCCGCGCCCATACCGGACGTGTTCGCAATCATGCGGGTAATGCCGATGACGATGTTGTTGTTGATTGGGACAACGGGTGCCATCGTTTCGACAAACTGGGTGACGTACTTGTAGCCGGCCGACCTGGTCTGGGTGCCGACGCCACCGGTCATTACCGCTTCTTCACACAAGGTCGATATCGAGTCGATAATCAGGACGCAGCCGGGAACCGTTCGGAGGATACGTGTGAAGATGTCCAGCCACTTTTCTGAGGTTAGGACCTGCCCCTTCATCGAGCGAATCACCTTGAACTTGTCTGGGCTAAGGTCGAGCCCTCGGATGCCTCGCAAGTGCATGGGTGTGATTCGCGCTTCCACCGCCGCATAGTAGACAATTCGGTTGCCGAATTCGGGGCGCTGGGCGTTCGCCGCAATCGTCAAAGCAAGGACGGTTTTGCCCAGCTTTTCGGGGCCGGTGATTCCCACCCACGACCCCTCGCGTATGCCGCCGCTTGTTATGATGTCTAGCGAGGGGCTGATGGGGACGATTACCTTCTTCTCGCAAGCAACGTCCTCGCCGGAACAAATCAGACCCTTGCCGTATTCCTTGTCGACTTCCGCCACGATTCGGTCGTTGAAGCTATCGTCGTGGGCGCTGCTGACCCCAGGCCCCATGCCTGTTGGATGGTCTTCCTTCTTCGGATTCTTCGCCATTCTTACTCAAGGTTTCTCAATTTTTGCATGGTGGACGGTTTGCCAATAAACCCCTCCCGAGGTTTCTCGTTTGTAACGGCCTTCGTTTCAGGAACCGGTTCCACCGGAGTTTCCTGGCGTCTGGCCGCTTCGCGTTCCAACTTCTCATGCTCGGCCGCAAACAATGGGTCGAGCCATTTCGCACCAAGACTAAACGCTTTCTTTCCCGCTGGGCTTCGCAGCACGCGAATAATCGCGTTGGCACTGTAAAGCTTGAGCAGGGAATTCGCATATCGAAGCTGAAGCATGAAGTCCCGCTTCCATGGGTCCTTGCTCCAGAACTTCTGCGGCAAGTCGACCTTCTTGGTCCTTGCCTGTTTCGCCACCATGCCTTCCGCCAGAAACTGGCCGGCACTCACCCAGCCCCCGCCGAAGCGAGACTCAAACGGCGATTTGTCGCTTCGTTGGTCCGGCATAAAGTAGGTTGAACTCCTCGATGAAGTTAGCTTCGGCTCTATGAGCGTCCCAACACTCGCCGATAGGCTGGTCGAGCGGCAACTCAGTAAGCGCACGGCGAAGAACGCCCCAGGTGGTCAGGTCTCTCGCCTCGGTGGCGAGCATGACCGTGTCTGCCTGTTTCACTGCTAGGCGTGCAACTGGGTCAACAAACGCGCTTTCGAAACCGTATTTCCATGCCACTGCGAGCATCACCTTCTCTTCCACGGGCTCGTAGAAGTCGCGAATCAGCATTTTGATGGGCGTGATGACGTCCCCAAGATAGCATTCGCCCGCGTCGTGCATGAGCCCGAACAGTTTGAACGGAGACGGAAGCAGGCGGCTGACCAGGACGGAATGCTGGGCCACGCTGTAGCTGTAGGTTGTGTGCCCATTGAATCGGTTAAGTCGCGCCAGCGAGTGGGCGATATCCCGGATATCAATGTCTTGCGGACGCGGGTCGAGCGGCCAGAACCGACGTCCAGAGTAAAGCGGGAACCAGGTGCCTTGACGGTCGCCGTTAACACGACGGTCGTATTCAGACATCTGGTCATATAGGTCTCGAAGCTGAGACTCGAACGCGTCGAGTTGCAGTTCCGCCAGCGACATATCCGTCATTTCTTGGACTGGTCGCTGCTTGAGGCGAAGCATCGCTTCTTCGAACTTGCCGGCCTGCTGCCGCGTAATCATGAACTGATGTTCGTTCCGAATCACTTCTTGGCGACCTCTGGGATTTGGGAAATGGGTTGGCAGGCCCAGCCCAACTTCTTTTCGCGACGACTCATCTGGCTATGCCCGTAGGACGCCAGAAAGTCTTCGAGCTTGGGCTTGCTGATGGCGATTTGATTCTTGTCGAAGACAAGTTCTTCGGGATTGGCTCGGTTGTCCTTGAAGCCCCAGGACTTGTTTCCTTTGGCGTCAACACGAACGGTCAGGGCGACCCCAAGCAGATGAAGGATGGTGTGGTTGATGTGAAATAACAAACCAGAGTTAACCACCCAATCAATATCAAGCGGGGCGGTCGACCAGTCCTTCGTTTGTTCGGCCATACCAAGGGTTCCTGATTAGACAATCATTGTTCAAAGGGTCGCGAATCTCAGTGCTTTGATGGATAAGCTCCGGAACGCTCCACTTTTGTACCATGACCTGGCCGTTTGTCAAGTGGCCTAATAGGAAAAATGATAGCCTGTCGCTATGGCCGAAATTTCCCAAAATGCTCTTGCAGAAAAAGTAGCCTTCGGCGTCTTCGGGAAGGATATTGCGATGAATGTTCGAACGGAACTTCAGGTATAGCTTGCGGATACCTAACCCTTCCTGCCCACGAAGGTACGAGGCCAGGCGCAGCCAAGCGGAATGCGGGCTAACACCTGGCCTGTAGTCGTCTTGGTAGACGGTCTCGCCGTTGGTGAGTTCAGCTACCCAGATGGCGGTCCTCTTGTCTAACTGAAGCTCGCGAACGTAGTCGTCCTCGTGCTTACAGACTATCATTGAATTGGCTTGCTCGGGTCGATGACATGAATGGATTTGCCCAGACGTTTCAGGTACGAGGACTTCTTTGTTGACTGCTCGCCCTTCTCGAACGGCGAGGTTCCGCCAGCAATGTCGTCTTCGAGAGATTGCGAGCCCGTCATGGAAACTGAGCCGCCCTGCTTGACGAAAGCTTCCTTCTTCGCTGGCGCTGGGGCAGGTTTTGCGTTCGCAATGGACTTCAAGAACTGCTTTACTCTTGTGACGGTTGTCCCAAGAGTCTTGGCGATAGCCTTGATGTCCGATTTGTCAACATGTTCTCTGATGTAAAACTGCTCAGCAGGAGTGAAAACCTTGGCCAAGACTAAATCTCCCGTTCGGCTTGACGAAGCGAAGCCAGGTTGCCGGTGGTCAGAAAGTGGAGATACAGTTCAAACGCCGCCTTCGTCGCCGGCTTGAACTCGTACTGGGCACGACCAATCTCGCTCCAAAAGCGATTGGAGCCGTAGTCGGAGAAGTTGGGGCTGTGCGGATTGAAGATGCGGCCGGCCTCCGCGCCCATCGTTGCCCGCTTGATGAAATACTTGGTGTCGCCCGCCGCCTCGGGAGTGGTGACCGCTTTGGCCAGACATTCTTTGGAGTTGACGTCGACATGCTTGCCCTTGTCGGCGTATCCGACAATCAAGGGCTCGCCAAGGCCGACCGGCTTGCTGGGGTCGATGACGTGAATCGACTTGTTAATTTCGGACTGGTTTCGCATGCTCATTCGCTTTCAGAACGTTGAAGGTAAAGGTGTTGGTGTCTGGGTCGAAGTCGGGAGGGTCAATCGACGTCGACGGAATGTCGTCGTCTTCATTGTCTTCCTTGGGCACGCCATAACCGCCGATATGGATGACGCCAGTCACTTCGGTGCTAAATGATTGGTCGCCGCACCACGGGCAGTTGGCGCGAATCTTCCAGGTAAAAACCTTGCCGGTTCGAGGATTTATGGCGTCCGGCTGGGTGCGCCAACAGTCCATAAGAATGGCGTTACAGTTGGAGCAGCGGAGGTAGACGTGCCCTCCGTCTTTCAGGCCGACCGCAGGGCCGGCAGGCTTGTCATTTCTGACGCTTAGTTTTGGCTGCATTTGTCCTTTAGTTCTTTCAGCAGTGCCTGGAGTCGCTTAACACACTCCTCCTGGTCACACGAATCAATCGCGATTGGAAAGCGTTCGACCTTGAACGATGGGTCTCCTGCGCATTCGCCTGTCTTCAGGACTTCGTGAACTTCCGCGTAGACCCAGATAACGGCGCGATGTATTGCGTTAGGATTACGCTGCACCATTTCTCGCCTCGTTTTGAAACATGGTAACCTCGCGGCACACTTCAATAAAATACTGTTGAGAAAATTTGTTCTTCATCCAGTTGATATGTTTGTGTACCCACTGGACGTTGTCGGCCTCGTACGGCTTGCTGGAATCAATTCGGTCCAATGAAGCAGTATTGTCGTCTGCGTCGTTGCGACTCCATCGCCGAAAATTCATCTTCAACGGAATACCGCTAATGGCACATTTACCGTTTTGTCGCTGATAAAGCTCCCACGCGAACTCGATGGTTATGTTGAATGGAATATTGCGTTCTGAAGCGTGCCGCTTTAGCTTTGTCCAATACCATCCAAAAATCTCGCCGGTTCCTTTGAACGTACGCTTACTTGTCGTTTCTGAACAAAGGCAGCCGCAGCTTTTTACCTTAGCGGTTCTTAGATGGTAGCCTCTAACTGTTGTTTCGTTCCCACATTGGCAGCGACACTTATAGTATGGTCCGCCATGAACACCGAGTTTATCCCGGCAAACAACAGTTAAACGACCGAACGTTTTTGCGAGAAAGTCTTTGTCTGGTGATTTTCTTGGCATATATGTACCTCAGATAGGAGATACACCACGCCAAAGCGATGAAGTGGATTTATGGCATTTCCCCTTTTTCGACGTAAGCTTTCTTTTGTTCGTCGTCCTTGAACTTGGAAATATCGAGCGGGTCTTCCATCTTGGGCAAGCCCTCAACGACTCCGGAACGAAACCACGGAAGTTCGGTTGGCCGTTCCACCCTTTGTGCGCCAGGCGGCAACTTCAGTTTGGAGCGAACCAACTTCTTGTCGGCCTCTTGCTTCTTTTGAACTTGCTCCTTGCCCAGCTTCTTGTTGTTGGCTTCCGCCAGTTGGCCCAGAGTCGTAGGGTTTCCGTACACGACCCCGATTACCCTGCTGGCACCGTAGTCTTGATGGAACTTGCCGTTGCCGTTAGCGTAGCTTTCGCCGCACTCGGGACATTTCTTGGGGTGTGAAGCTTTCATACTGCGATATTCTTCAAAGGAATGGTTGCAGGTATCGCAGCGGTAGGCGTAAGTTGGCATTTAGCTCTGTAGGAGTGGTAAGAGGTTGCGGGTCCAATCAATAATACCCTTGTCGGACTCAACCCGGCAGCCTCGGTCGTCCGCGTAAATATGGGCTGACGCTTTCCCCATGTAGACTTCGTCGTATGGAATAGCGTGTTTGTCGAGCCACCAACGAAGTTCCATCCAACCGCTATCGCGAGCCTTCCCCTGGTTGCCGTCGTGTTTTTGCATATACCGGGCGGTCTGAATGTGAAGTCGACAGCCTGCGGCTTTCAGGGCCTGGAGGATGGCCACCGCTTTTGGATACGGCGGTCGTTCCTCGTAGGGAATGGATTGGTCCCGGTGGTCGCACAACACTCCGTCCACGTCAAAACAAACGGTTCGGCCGTTAAGGTCCAGACCGGCGATGTGGGCGAGAAGCTCTTCCAGAGATTGAGCAGGGAAGGGGACGGAGAGGTCCCACCCACAAAACGGACAAAACGAGATTAGCTCCCGAACATAGTAGTCCGAAGTGTGAAGCCACCAGCCAGATGGCAACTGTTCGACAAGAACCTTGCCTTCCTCGCAGCAGGAAGCGTACGTTGTCATATCTCCTCCAACAACTCTTCCTGCAAACGAACCAGCTTGACACCTGGCAGGAAATAGAAGGAAATATCGTTGGCCGGGTCCGGATTCAGAACGAACATCGACTTGTTGCCGGCACCCCAAGCGATACCGAACTCGACGTGCGCTCCACGCTTGCCGGGAGCCAGGAGAATTACTACGTTGGCGTCTAACACTCCCGCTGACATATCGAAGGCAAGAGACGCCTTGTCGCTCATCGACATGTATGGACCGTATTTTCTGTCCCGAACTTGCTCTTGATACAGCGAGGCCCAGTCGAACGTGATTTCGTACCCGCGAGCCCGAAGCTCATGTTGAAGTTTCAGAACCGCCTTGTAGTTGTCAAGGCCGCTGGCGACGTAGACTTTTTTGGACATGATTACTCCACGGTGACACTTTTAGCGAGGTTCCTGGGGCGGTCGACGTCAAGACCAGACGTTACCGCAATGTGGTAGGCGAACAACTGGAGTGCTACGGACATAACAATCGGCTGTAGATATGGGTTGATAGTCGGCAAAACCACCATTGAATCGCCGACCAACTCATGAGCTATCTCTCTCATGTTGTTGTCAGCAAAGACTAGCACCTTACCGCGTCTTGCCAGGATTTCCCGAATGTTCGAACTGACTCGTGGGTTGTGTTCAGTAAGCAGGAAGATAGAGAGCGTGTTGTCGTCAATCAATGCGATTGGGCCATGCTTCATTTCGCTCGAATGAATGGCTTCCGCATGAATGTAGGCAACTTCTTTAACCTTGAGGGCTCCCTCCATGGCGATGGGATATAGGATACCGCGAGCCAGGTATAGGTGGTGACGAAAGCCCCTAGCAAAAATCGCCAAGTCTTTGATGCGGTTCTCGAAGGTTAGTACGTGAGAAACGGCCGAGCGCAACTCGCCAAATTGGTCGTCAATGTCTGGTGTGTCGAGACCACGATAAAAACAATAACCAGCCGCCAGCTGATATAGCCTAATCAACTGGGCTGTAAATGTTTTGGTTGCTGCCACCCCTCGCTCGACTCCACATCCCAAGAGCATGGGGTACGCGCATTGAGCAACCGTAGAGTCCGGATTGTTGGTGATTACGAGAGGAGATACGCCAGAAGCTCTCAGCTTATGGAACGCGGCCAGGGTGTCTTTGGTCTCCCCTGATTGAGTTAATCCAACAAACAACGTGTCAGCCACTCCGAAAGCAGACATGTTTCGGTCGGCAAGCTCGGTTGCGTATTCGACGGAAGTGGGTAGATTGGCGAGCCCCTCAAAGTAGTGTCGTCCCACCAAAGCTGCGTGATACGAACTTCCGCACCCGAACAAACAGACACGGTCCTTGGGTGGCAAATACTTTGGCAGAACGGTTGCCTCCAGCACCTTTTCCTGCTCAAAGATTTCCTTCCGCATGAAGTGTTCGTAAGGCCCCTTCTGGGTCGCGTCCTCAGCAGGAACATTCAGCTTGAAGTTCGGACGATAGAAGCCGGCGTCCGGACTGCCGGGCGTGTCGGGAACAACGAACTCGACCCGGGTCGTCAACGCCTCGTCGTAGTAGAAAGAACTGACAATGGCGACTTGACCGTTGGGAAGGCGAGAATACCCCTTGGCGAATCCAGCAAAGGCAATCGGGTCCGAGGCGATGTGACCTTCTTGGGTGAACACCAACGGAGAGCCATTGGAAGCTGCGACTAGCCGGCTTGACCAATTCCGCACGAAGCCGGCCACGAACGCATTGGCTCCTTTTAGTCGCTTCATCACCTTGATGACTGCGTCCGCCAGGTCGGTGACGTCATTGCCGCTTCCGGTCGGGACCATGTCCGCTAGCAGATGGGCGATGACTTCCGTGTCTGTTTCGGTGTCGAAGGTATGACCAACCGCCTCAAGCTCTTCGCGAAGCTCCTGGTAGTTCTCCACCACGCCGTTGTGGACGACGTATACGGATGGAAGGGGCATGACTTCAGCGCCGGGAAAAGGTGGTTTGGGACGCCCAGCGACAGGATGGGTGTTGTCAATGCTGACCTTCCCGTTAGTCGCCCAACGTGTATGGCCTAAACCAATCCGGCCAACTGGTTCTTTCGAGTAGTCAGCGCCAGAGAAACTACCAGCCGAGGGTTCGCCGGGGCCACCCAGACTACGCACGTTCTCTTCGACGCCTCTATCATCGAAGATAGTGTAACCCCAAGAGTCGTACCCTCGATACTCCAGACGCTTGAGCGCCTGGATGATGAAGGGTTTGGCTGGACGCTTTCCTGCATAACACGCTATTCCGCACATGTTAGTCCTTGGTGAAAATCAATCCGCTGCGATAGAAGTAGTTGTTTTTGCCTCTTCCGTAATGAGGCCCGCACAACCTTCTGCCATGTTCGGACATTTCTTCGTTAATCGTGAAGCCATACTTCGACAAAAGGGAAATCCAGTATGGCGGGTTTTGGCAATTGACATGGTGGTAACCGCCAGCCCCTCTTGGCGCAGCGCAAAACGCCAGGAGTTTGCCGCATCCCATTGCGAACGTGTACGCCAGATTGGACACGAACTCTTCAGGAATATGCTCGGCAACCTCGCAACACCAAACGAGGTCAAACCGGCCTGGAAGCGGCGCTACGCCAGTCGTGAAGTCATGGACTAAGGTTTTCTCACCCAGAACGTGGTGTTCCAGCACCTGCTTACAATCCACGCCAAGAGTAATTAGCCCACTGTCGTGAAAAAACTTCTGCGAATATCCGACCCCGCAACCAACATCCAGCACGGACCCCAGACGATTTGTCCGTATGAGCCAGGTCCACAATTCCGGATACCAACTGTCGGGGTCTCCGGAAGTGGATGTTCCCCCAAGGTGGCCGAAGTCGAGGCGCTTACCCTTGAGAGAACTCGGGTTTGTCCATTGGTCATTCATCTGTATTTTTCCAGGAAGACCGGACTGACGACCTTGAAACAGACTCGTCCAACATGCGGGTCGTACCGCTCCTGGAGCGGCTTGACGACGATGCCTTCGCGGATGGTGCCGGGCTTCGCTCCGTCGACTAACGTTGCGCCCTCAGCTTTCGCCTTGATTAACTCGAAGTCGTACCCAATGGGCCAGGCAACAATTGGAGCAACTGGAACGCCAGCGCCAGCCAGCTTGCTGAACGCTTCCTCGTAAGACAGCCACTTCCCGTCCTTCATGATGTCGAACGCCGCAAATCGGTTGTGTCCGTCCTCGAAGCCGTACTTGATGGCGTTGACGTTTCCGAACACCTCGCCGTACACGACCAGGCCCGGGTTGTCGCGGCAGAACTTTTCCAGGGCAGGAGTGCGTTCCAACACCTCCCACCAAAGGTTTTTCCTCTTGGGTTTGGAGTGAAGCCTCTCGATTGCTTCCTTCGCCTTATCCTCGGGCATGCCCTTGGCGACCAGGCCCTCAACGGTGACGTGGTCGTAAGACGGATACTCCTTCTTCCACTCCGTGCGGCTGCCGGCGTTCATCTTGCCGTCAATGTAGACGTAGCGGGAGTTCGCGCCATCGAGCTTCTCGGTGACGACGACCGGTTCGCCTGGGACGAACAGATGGTGATACCGCAGGAAGGCATCGACATCGTACTTCTGCGTGTAGACACTCGGCGCAGCCGCCACCTCGCCGCCCGTGAAGAACTTTTCGCCGCTTCGCCCTTCATTGATTTCCGGCTCGTAGTGGGTCACGCCGAGACGTTCCGCCCAGTCTTCCCCGAGCGGGGTGTCAGCAGGAACGGGCACCATCAGGCCGTAGCTCACGATGCCGCGAAGCTTCTTGGCCTTGATGCGAACCTTACCGTCAGCTTTCGCCTGCTCGACAAGGAAGGAAAACTCTGGACGAGTGGCGTCAACCACGCTATCTGGTGGAATGTAAGCGGCTCGCTCCACGCCTTCCCAGTCGGCGGTGCGGCCTACGTACGAGTACCCCCAAACCGGGATGATACTGAGACTGTCTGCGTTTGGATGCTTGGTCATCGAGACTGGAACAATCTCGACCTTGTGAGTTGATTTCGTTTCCACTTACTCAAATCATTCCTGTTCCTCCTGGGGACAAAAGCAAATAATCCCAGTCGTATCCTGTTAGTCCAAAGTGACGACAATGAACCTGTCGTCCAAAATGTCTTCAATTAGAGGCTTCACCTTATTCCAATTCAGGCCACCGTTTCCACAGCCAGGCCTGGATAGAACGACGCGTGTTTCCAAAGGCAACAACTTGTTGCAAATTGAAACAATTTGTTTCGCGCTAGTGACAATCAGAGCGAGGTCGGATGGGTCACGCCAATGATGCTTGGTCGGGAAGGTGATAAGCCCCTCTTCCCTGCAAAGAAAGGCCCGATTGCCGTATTTAGTGACCCAAGCTCCGAGTTTGGCTGGAAGATGTGGAAAAGCCTTTTTGCGTCCAGGGCAACACCAGCACCCATAACAAGCTTACCGTTTGGCTTTACGACCCCGTTGGTCGTGACACAACGATAGTCGGCTGGGTATCCCCAGAGGTCCCCCTTGTCTTCCTTCATGTCGTGTCCTGTGTCGCGGCAGGGGCGTCTTGCCCCCACCGCTCATAAAGTAATTACACCACCCGGAACAGCACCGGTCCGCCGCCTTCCCAGACAAGAGAGCATCGCACTCCATGCTTTGCTGTCATTTCATTGTGGGCTCTTTGTTCGCCTCCGTTGCCGCCGCTACCCCAGTCGTGGTAGCCAATGACGGTTCCGCGAGAGTACAGCTTGTTGCGAAACATGAAATCGAGCGCGAGAACCGCAGACGTGTAAAGGTCGCAGTCGATGTCGATGTA